TTCAGAAGAGAGATCCTTAGATTTTGCACATCTAAAGGAGAAATGTCTTATTACGAAGCCAAATATCAATTTCATTATGATGTTTTAGAATCAGATCAGTGGTATAATTCTTGGATCTCTTGTAAGATTCATAAGAAACATTTGACTTTCTTAAAAAAAGGAGTATAATATGAAAGGTGGAAAAAAGTTTCGTAAGCAACTAATCAAGCTACAGAATCAGCTTGGTAAGATCGAAGGTAAGAATCTTTGGTTGCAGATGAAAAAGGAGAGTATGAATGGCGTGGCCACATAAGAATCGTCCCCGCAAGGGTCGCCGTAAAGTCGGCAGTCAGAAGCGTAAGGCTCGTCGCTTAAAGGGTCGTAAGCGTAAGTAATTTAATCAAGAAAGGTGAATAAGTATGAATAAGTTTTTTCTAGCAGCAGCATTTGTTCTCGGTCTATCAGGTTCGGCATTTGCTCTAACAACTCATGACGAGACACACAACGGTAAGACTGTTGCTGTTCCTGGAGCTCAGAAGAGTAATGGAGTATTTGCTCCTGCTGTTCAGGTAACACCACATGGTATGGTTGTAACTGCTCCTCCAGGTGCTGACGTCGTTGTTGATAATGATGAAGGCGATATGCAGATTGATATTGTTCCAACAGGCAAGAAGCGTGGTCTTCTAGGTCTAGGGTTTTTAGGAATGTAACAATGAAAAAGTTGAATCTGGACGAAGTAAGAGAGTTCATTGTCAATACATCATTGTCAACCAAAATCTATATCGGTTCAGATTCAGCACGTTATCGTAAGGGTGATGTCTGGCACGCTGAATACTGTACCGTAGTAGTGGTTCACTATAATGGTAATCGTGGTTGTAAGGTGTTTGGACAGTTAGAATCAGAACGTGACTATGACCAAAAAAAGGACAAGCCACGTATGCGTCTAATGAATGAAGTAATGCGTACCGCACAGATGTATTTGGATCTTGAAGGGGCCATTGGTCAAAGAGACGTTCAAATCCATCTGGACATCAACCCTGACGAGAAGCATGGTTCTTCATGCGTAATCTCAGAAGCTGTTGGTTATATCAAAGGAATGTGTAATGTTGTTCCTTTCGTTAAACCAAATGCGTTCGCAGCTTCTATTGCTGCTGATAGGCTGCTTGCGTAGCCTATCTTGGGGATGTAGCTCAATGGTCAGAGCCGGTCGCTCATAACGGCTTGGTTGCAGGTTCGAGTCCTGCCATCCCCACCATTTTATAAAGGATATATTATGAGATATATTATTGCAATAGCATTTGCTTTGATTGCTACTAATGCAAATGCTGGTTTCTTGGATGATATTTTTAACTTCCAACGAGAAGCTAATCATCCACGTCAAACAAAAAATACTAAGCATTCTAAGCATATAAATAATTATTCCACTGGTGGCGGACATAACGCCTCGTGGTATAATGACCGGAGCGGACGGACAGCATCCGGTATGCGTCATCACTTTGGTGTAGCGCATAGAACCTTACCATTTGGAACAACGGTTTGTATCCACAACCCGTCAAATGGTAGGCAAGTAGAAGCCGTTGTAACCGATAGAGGGCCATTCGTCAGAGGAAGAACAATTGACGTTAATCAAAACGTGGCTCGTGCTCTAGGTTTCTCAGGAACCGCACATTTAAATTACCATCCGTGTTAAGAGTCGGTTGCACACAACAGAAAGGTAAATCCAAAATGAATAAGATTATTTTTGCTACTGCGACAGCAGTGGCTATGTTTGCGTTCAGCAGCACAGCCGAAGCAAGTCGCACTAGCCAGAATACTCAGTATTCACAACACGAAGAAGTATCTTTTGATCCAATTGGTGATTTACTTGGCGGACCTGAAAAGGGTTGGTCAGTTATGACTCCAATTAATCGTCGTGTTAAGCATTCTGCTTATCACAGTAAGAGATATTCTACATACTCACATCATTACTCTGGACCAATTTCTGCATCAATTGTTTCTTATGGACATATGTTGCAGCATATGGGTCTAAGAGTATCCGAACACCCAGCATTCGGCGGCGTTCATCATGTTCATCATGGTTGGGCGCATTATTCTGGGCGTGCGATCGACGTTAATGTTGGCCGTGGCGTATATGAAGCACATTCCGGCTATAGTCGTAAGTTCGATGCAATTGCTGCACGAGCACGAGCAGCTGGCTATACAGTTCTGTGGCGTGTTGCTGGTCATTTTGACCATATGCATATCCAGAAGTAATATAAGTATAAGGGAGGCAATGTCCGTGCCTCCCTTTTTATCATGGAGGCAACTTTGAACATAGAAAAAGAGGATAAGAACATAGATATCCCTAGTATAGAAGATCATCACTATTATCTTTTCAATTCAACTTTCGACGCTAATTCTACCGGCGATGCATTAAGGTTTATTCTCGCCCGTAATCTAATGAAAAAAGATCGCCCGAAGTTTATGAAGTTTATCATCAACTCTCCTGGTGGCGAAGTTCCTTCTGCGTTTGCTCTTATTGATACAATCAAAGGCTCTAAGATCCCGGTGTATATGTATGGACTTGGTGAAATTGCTTCTTGTGGTCTACTTACGTTTATGGCTGGAGCGAAAGGACATCGTTACGTTACACGAAATACAGCAATTCTTTCTCATCAGTTTTCATGGGGAACAATTGGCAAAGAGCATGAATTACATGCATCAGTAAAAGAATTTAATAATACAAGCCAGCGCATTATAGATCATTATAAAAAGTGCACTGGACAAACAGAGGCAACAATTAAAAAGTATTTGTTACCGCCAGAAGATGTTTGGTTAACGCCCAAGGAGGCAGTGAAATATGGCATCGCAGACGAAATTGTGGATTTCTACTGATTATTTCAGCACTAGATTTTGGATTATAGTAGAAGTTTTAGCAACAGCAACTTTAATTGTTGGAGTTGCTTTTAATTCTTGGAACATATATCCTTTGAATCTATATATAAATGTATTGGGAAATTTTTTCTGGTTTATGCTGGCATTACATTGGAGAAAGCTTTCTTTGTTAGTTATTCAAGTTGTTGTTCTTGGTTTATATGTAGCCGGAACTGTTAAGGTAATGATGGGAGTATAAAATGGCAATTATTAGATTTAGTGACGAAGAAGTATTTGGTGTTGATTCTACAGAGTATGAAATTCTAGTTAACGCAGTAGCAAATGTAGGAGAAACTCCTGGTGCTATTGTTGAGATCGGTTCTCGACGTGGCGGCTCGGCCAAGATGATTATTGATACTCTTGTTGCAACTGGTAATAATAACCGTTCAATGTTTTGTATTGATCCTTATGGTAATATTGATTATCCTTATACAAATAAGGGATTGGCATTACATTATGGGCCTGATGCTGTTAAGGATGGTGATGTTGATGACGCAGAGAAGACAACACCAATTAAGTTAGATTATGATAATGAAATGCGTAATCGCACAATCCCTTCTCTGTATTATTATGGTTATAACGCTGGCCTAAACTTCACTTTCTTTTGTCTAGAAGATACAGAGTTCTTCAAGCGTTATGCTGATGGTGTTCCAGTATACGATCAGCGCAAGACTCTAGAAACAGAATACGCCTTTGTGTTCTTTGATGGTCCTCATGACAATGCTTCTCTTAATGTAGAGTGCGAATTCTTTGTTCAGAGAGCTCCAGTCGGCGCAGTATTTGTCTTTGATGATATTGGTATGTATGATCATGATAAGGTCGTAGAAGAAAGTCATCTATTCAATAATGGATTTGAAGTCCTAGAAAAGGGAAATACAAAAGCTTCTTACGTCAAGCGTAAGTAAGATATGCAAATCTCCAGATTATAAATAATACATAACATTCTGGAGGAAACATGCTAAATTTTGGCGAATATCTGTCTGAATTAAAATTAACTCTTCAATATCATGACGAGTTAAATCCAAAGATTTGGAGAACCGAAGATAAACTAAAACCAGAAGTCCGTAAGGCTCTTCTGAAGTTTGCTTATACTTGGGCAGATTTTGCCAAAATTCCAAAGTCAATGATCGATCATGTTATTATGACAGGTGGTAATGCTAATTATAACTACACTAGCAAATCAGACATTGACGTTCATGTTATGGTTGACCGTTCTAAACTATTTTCCGATCCTAAGTTTGTAGAAGAATATCTACAAGACAAGAAATCTTTATGGACTCTTACTCATAACGTAGATGTTTATGGTTATCCCCTTGAACCATACGCACAGGATAAGACTTTAAAGTATCCAAAGAATCAAGGCATTTACTGCCTGACAAAAGATGAATGGCTACAGAAGCCTCGTAAGATTGATTATGATTTTAAGAACGATCATCTTCTAAAACAAAAAGTCTCTCATTACATGCATGCAATAGATCACATGATCAATTCTAAAATGGGAGTCGATGCTTTTGAAAATATGAAAGCTCGTTTTAAGAATATGCGCACAGCTTCTCTTCAACAGTATGGCGAGTTCGGTAGAGAGAATCTTGTATTCAAGGAACTACGTAATCGTGGTTACATTGACAAAATGAATAAATACGAAACATCGCTTAAAGACAAAGAGTTGTCTTTAAAATAGAACTTTTCTTTTCCTAAAATACAGTTTATAATATAATGTCTAGTGTGGAGGATGTAATGGAAATGAGTAGCGATCTAGAATTTATGGTTGAGACAGATATGATCTTACAGGGTTACAATCCATATAACCCTGATGAAGTAAATATATATTGGGAGATTTATTTTAATGGCTATTGAGATTTATTCAAAAAATAATTGTTCTTTCTGTGATCAAGCAAAACAAATGCTTCGTATGCACGGAAAGGATTTCATTGAGTATAAGTTAGACGAAGACTTCACACGAGAAGTTCTGCTAACAAAGTTTCCTGAAGCTAAGACGTTTCCTGTAATTGTCCTCGATGGATTTAACATCGGTGGCTTTGAGCAGTTGAAGCGACATCTTACTGAGGAAACATCAGACTCTCGTAAGATTCTGTTGGAAGATAATTATCACGGAGCATAAATTATGGCTATGTATGAACGCAACGTGTTGCTTCAAGATCTGCGCAAGAATGTAATGGCAGTTCATTTCACAAAGGTAAATGGTGAAAAGCGTGAGATGCGTTGCACTCTTATGCCACAACTTCTACCACCCAATTATGTAAACGAAGAGACACAAGAAAAAGATTTCCATGACAAGAACCAAGATGTTCTTGCTGTATGGGATGTGATGAAGGGTGGATGGCGTTCTTTTCGCATCGACTCTATTGAGTATGTTGAAATTTTAGATCCTTATCAATACTCATAGGAGAGATACATGAGCGAAAAGACCTATTGGGGACATCATCTTATTATTAATGCAGGTGAGTGTAACCACAACACTATTACAGATTATAATACAATCCATGAATTTACTAAGCAGTTAGTCAAGGATATTGACATGGTTGCTTATGGTGAACCACAGATTGTAAAGTTTGGTACAGGTAATAAGGCTGGTTATACTCTAGTTCAATTAATTGAGACAAGTAATATTTGTGCTCACTTTGTTGACGAGACAAATGATGTCTACTTAGATGTCTTTTCTTGCAAGCCATTTAATGAAAAAGCTGTAGTCAATCTCGTTAAGGTCTTCTTTGAAGCAAAGAAGATTGAAACTGTATTCCTTGACAGACAAGCGTAATATATAACAGGTGGCGATTAATCGCCACCATTTATTATTGGGGTGAGAAATGGTAAAAGCAGTATTCCTTGACCGTGATGGAACTATTAATGAGCTCGTGCATGGAAGAGAAAACCCAAAGCATGTTTGTCCTTGGTATTTTGCAGAATTCAATTATATTGATGGTGTTGAAGAGGCAATTAAAGGATTAAGAGCTCTTGGTTTTTCTTTGCATGTTGTAACAAATCAACCAGATGTTGATGATGGATATACAACAGAAGATACTATGAATGTTATTCATCAATGTCTCAAAAATGATTTGAATGTAGATACAATTCAGGCCGCAAGAACACGTGGAACTGAAGAGTATAAACCTAATCCTGGTATGTTAAATAAGATCATTAAAGAATGGATGGTTACTAAAGAACGTAGCTGGATGATTGGTGATACATGGCGTGACGTTGTTGCTGGCAACCGTGCCGGAGTCAAGACTATATACCTTGGTGACATTTATAGTGCTCCTTCAGAATGGTTACATATTAAACCAGACTTTTATGCTAAGAACCTTCTTGAAGCAGTAACAATTATTCAACAGAATGTGGGTGGAAATTAATGAGTGGTTTTGAAGAGAATGAAATTTCTATAAAGGCAAATGGTGGAACTGAATTAGTTAAACGTAAGCTTGCTTCTATGCTTCCAGAAAGCTTGCTTGAAGACTTTCAAATTATTTGTTCTAGAACACGTGATTTGGACGAAAACAAAATTCGTATTCTTTGGTGTCATGATCTACCCGAAGACCCTGAATCTAAAAATTTCAGAGACACTGAATGGCGAAATAAGTTTCATAAATTTGTTTTCGTTTCTAATTGGCAGTATAGCCGTTATAATTTGATTCATGGTTTACCAATGGATGATAAGTCTATTGTTCTAGATCATGGTATTACTCCTGCTCCTGCTTCTTGTTTAGAAAAGCCAGATGATGGTAAGATTCATTTGGTATATACCTCAACGCCACAACGTGGATTGGCTATTCTTGTTCCAGTGTTCGAACATTTGGCTGAAACAAATCCAGATATTCATCTACACGTTTACTCTTCTTTTAAAATCTATGGATGGGAAGAAGCAGATAAACAGTTTGAAGAATTATACGAAACAATTCGTAATCATCCTCAGATGACTTATCATGGTTTCACTCCAAACGAACAACTAAGAGAAGAACTCAATAAGTATCATATTTTTGCTTATCCTTCTATTTGGACAGAGACTTCTTGTATTGCTATGCTAGAGGCTATGTCTGCAGGATTGGTTTGTGTTCATTCGAATCTCGGAGCTCTACCAGAAACTTCGGGTGGTTTAAATGTAATGTATAATGTTAATATGGAAGATGTTCAGAAACACGCTGGTGTATTCGCTGGTAATCTACAAGCAGCTATTCGTCTCGTTCGTGACAAAAAGCAAGACAACATGATCGCCTTTAATAAAGTTTATGTAGATAACAAGAACAATGTAGAATTTATCAAGAACAAATGGGAAGTAATGTTAAACGATCTCAAAGCTGAATATCCCGACGAAGAGTCTCGTAAATTTCCCAAAGAAATGTTTGTCTACAAGGTATAAATACTATTGACTTCTTATAAAATATAAGGTATTATATGTCTAATAATTCGAATAATGTCGTGAGTTTCCCCAAGGGTAAGAACGCTAACAAAGATATTACTCTCGAGGATATCCAACATAATATGGAAATGATGAGACATTATCATATCCAAGAAACTATCCAAAATCTGGTTCCAATGATTTTCAATCAATTAGACATTGCTGGTTTCGGTCTCATCGAAGATGATGTAGATGTCGATGTTAAGGATGGCGCACTCATAGTGGAAGCTTTGCGTTCTTTGATGCTAAAGCACTATGATATGCACCATCCTTTTCAGCAGGTGTCCGAAGCTATCTTCGTTCCTCATCCCAAGGAAGAAGGTGCATTTAAGATTGCTGATAAGTTGGAACTAGATCTAAAACCTCTGGATGAACCTGAAGAAACTGAATAGGTGATTTGTGATTATTGTTGACTTGAATCAGGTTATGTTGTCTAATCTGTTGATGCAGCTTGGCAATCATACTAATGCTCAACTAGAAGAAAATATGGTTCGCCATATGATTCTTAATTCTATTCGTTCTTATCGTCAGAAGTTCTCTGATGAATATGGCGAAATGATTATTGCTTGCGATAATACAAACTACTGGCGCAAGCAGATCTTTCCTTATTACAAGGCCAATCGTAAAAAGAATATCGAGAAGTCAGAACTTGACTGGAAGGCTCTGTTCGAATGTCTTAATAAGATTCGTGCAGAACTCAAGGAGTATTTTCCTTATCGAGTTATTGATGTTGAGTCTGCAGAGGCTGATGATATTATTTCCACACTTGTCTCTAAATTCGGCTCAGAACTAAATACTGGTGAGAAAATTCTTATTCTGTCTGGCGATAAAGATTTTATTCAGTTGCACGTTTACCCTAACGTAAAACAATACGATCCTACTCGTAAGAAATGGGTAACGCACGATGATCCTGAACGATTTCTACATGAACATATTCTTAAGGGGGATGCAGGGGATGGGATTCCTAACGTGTTGTCTCCTGATAATTGCTTTGTTGTCGGCGATCGGCAAAGACCGCTAACAGCGAAGAAGATGGAAAAGATTATGGGCACTGATCTAGAAGAAATGGATACAATCACTGCCCGTAACTATTCTCGTAACGCACGATTGATTGATCTTAGCTTTACTCCTGACTCTATTCGTGAGAAAGTTATGGAGCAATATGAAGCTCAGGCAAATCGTGATCGTAGCAAACTACTAAATTACTTTATAGCAAACAAACTCAAAAACCTTACTGAACATTTGAGTGAATTTTAGGAGATAATAATGGCTGTCCTTGGAATGTATGAATTTTTACACAAGGTTTCTAAATTAAAAAAGACGCAAGAAAAGGTTGATAATATAAAAGCTAATGACACTATGGCTCTACGTATTGTGCTACAAGCAGTCTTTGACCCTAATGTCAAGTTCCTTCTCCCAGAAGGAGTACCGCCATATAAGCCAAATGATATTGTAGATCAGCAGCATGTATTCCACAGAGAAGCTGATAAGATTAGATATTTCGTCGAAGGTTTCCATCCAACTCTCAATCAATCAAAGCGTGAAATGATGTTTGTTGAGTTTCTTGAGAGACTAGATCCCGACGATGCAAAGCTTGTCCTAGCTATGAAGGATAAGAAGATGCCATTTCCTGGCATTACCATTCAACACGTAAAAGAAGCACTACCAGGGTTAATCGCAGAATGAGCAAGTCAGCGTTAAAGAAGTTCAAGAAGAACGATTATTCAGATCACGAAGAGTATCATGACGATCCACGTGATCGTGTAAACAAGCGCAAAGAGAAGCGTGTAGAACGTGCTCTTCGCACTAAGGATATCTCTGCTTTGGTTGAAGACGATGAAGACTTTGATATTGGAGATATCTGTTCAGGCACAACTCGTGGTCATGCATGGGAAGATGATTGATGCCTATTTACAAGCTACGCAATAATCAGACTGGTGAAGAGTGGGAAGAGCTTATGTCTATCTCTGAGATGGAAGAGAAGATTGCTGCGCATCCTCATGTCGAACTTCTTATTAACGGTGCGCCCATGGTCACAGGAACCATGGGCAAGAATACTCCAATGAAGACTAAGTATAAGGATGCTACTTCAGTCAAGCGCCCATTCTTAGATTCTACAGGAAAATAAAATGGACCCTTTGCAATTTTGTTATTGGCTACAAGGATTTAACGAACTTAACACATCAGGAAAACCTCCTGGCGAGTTACAGTGGAAGATCATCCAAGACCACTTATCAACAGTCTTTAATAAAGTTACTCCAACCTATCCAGGTGGCGTATATCCTGAAGTTTTTCCTATGCCTTCTAGTCCACCATGGACAATTACATGCGAAACTAATGCTAACACACAAACAATGGCTATTTGCTAATGCCCACATATAAGTTTTTAAATAATGATACTGGCGAAGAGTATGAAAACTTCATGTCGATATCGGAACTTGATGCATACTTGCAAGAAAATCCGCATATCACTCAACTCGTAAATGGCGCTCCTATGATCGCTTCTGGCAGAGGAATGGGGAAACCTGAAGATGGTTTCCGTGATCTGCTCAAAGATATTAAGAAGAGAAATCAAAAAGGTATAACCAGGAGTACCATCAACACATTCTAAGGGGTAAAATGGAAGAAGAAACAACAACACGTCGATTAACTCGTAAAGAAAAAAGACTTCTTCGCCAACAAGGAAAACAACCGAAAGAAAATTATCAAGAAAAATTAAATTTTAATTTAAAACATTTTCATCCTCTTACACAGAATCAGAAGTTAGCATTTGATTCATTTGATGATGATAAAAATTTAATGCTCCATGGTATTGCCGGAACAGGCAAATCTTTTATGGCATTATATCTTTCTTTAAAACAGATCCTCAGCGATCCTGAATGTATTTACAAGAAAGTTGTTATTGTAAGATCGGTTGTTCCTACCAGAGATATGGGATTCCTTCCTGGTAGTGACAGAGAAAAAACTAAAGTATATGAAGCGCCTTACTACGCCATTTGCACAGAATTATTTGGTCGTGGTGATGCGTATGAATACCTAAAAAGAAGAAATGTTATTGAGTTTATCTCTACCTCTTTTATTAGAGGTATTACGCTTAACGATTGTATCGTTGTTGTTGATGAAATGCAGAATGCTACTCTTCACGAGCTAGATTCTGTTATTACTCGTATTGGTCATAATTGTAAAGTTGTATTCTGTGGAGACTTTAGACAGTCTGACTTCACAAGAGAGCACGAGAAGAACGGGTTGACTGATTTCATGCGTGTCGTAAAGAACATGAGATCTTTTGATTTGATTGAATTTAATGCAGAGGATATCGTAAGATCTGCTCTTGTTAAAGAATATATAATACTGAAGGATAAAATGAGAATTGTCACGTAAATTATTTAAACACAATCTAGTTCCAGAAGTGGAAATAGATACGAAGAACATTGATGGCAAAAGATATTATGTGTTACCGAGTGGAGAGAAATTTCGCTCGGTAACAACCGTATTAGATGGAGCACTAGACAAAACAGCATTAATGGAGTGGAAGAAACGTGTCGGAGAAGAAGAGGCTCAGAAGATTTCTACACAGGCTGCTCGTCGTGGAACCGCCGTACACTCAATCGCCGAGCGTTATGTCCTCAATGAAGAGGACCATCTTCGGGGTGCTATGCCTTCTGGAATTGATGCTTTTAAAGGTATTCAAACGCTCTTAGACAAATACGTAGATAATATCCTAGGTATCGAACTCCCTCTCTATTCTACTGTTTTAAAAACAGCAGGTAGATGCGACTTGATCGCAGAGTTTGATGGCGTCCCTTCTATAGTTGATTTTAAAACAAGCCGTAAACTTAAAAAAGAAGAGTGGATCACCAGTTATTTTTTACAGACAGCTTGTTACGCTATGATGTTTTCTTGGATGTATAAAATAACAATTCCTCAAATAGTTGTGATGATAGCAGTAGACCATGAAAGCCCACAGCTTTTTGTTAAAGATACAAAGGATTATGTAGAAGAAGTTCTAAGAATTTTCAGAACTTAATTTTTGTTCTCTTTTTAATCTACAAGTTTCTTTTATCTTAGCTTTACGTTCTTCCGTACAAGGTCTTCCTTTTAAAGCTATAGAAACTTTTTCTCCAACTTCTTTAGGTCTCTTTCTTCCTGAAAGAGTTTTAGATATCTTTTCTTTAACTGCTTCTTTTCTAGGAACGCCTTTTCTTTTTTTATTTGCGGCAATTATGTTTTCGAAACTTTTTTGTTTGCCATTTTTTATTCCATCAGAAATATTTTTTCTGTGTTGTTTTGTTTTTATTTTGCCTTTATTTGATTCAGAAATTAGTTTCTTGGTTTCTTCTGTGTGAGGAATACCGCTATTCCATCCAGAAGATATTTGAATAGTTTGCCAAGGTTCTAATGGAGGTATTTCATATTCTAATGGCGGAAGACCTAGTGCCTTCCCTATAGGGTCATAAATATCCATGCTGGACCTCCGTGTAAGGTTTAGAGTAGGTAGGGATTGCCTTCCCGTGACCTACACTTATTTATACAACAAAAGTCTTCATAAAACAACCAGAATAATAATTCCTAGTATAACTAAAGTCCAGAATAAATCGGAGAGGCTACCTTTAGCCTTTCTTCCTCTTTTTCTACTAAACCCACCTGTAGTTTTACTCGTTACATACCATGAATTCGGCCCAACCTTCATAGATTGGGTCGTTCTGGATCTTCCAGTTTTTTGATTGGTCGAATAGGTAGTTCTCATATTACCTTTAAGACCAAAAGATGTAGAAGTAGTTACGCCTCTTTTACCACCCCATGAGGTAGTAGTTCTAACAGGCCCAACCTTCCTTGTGATTCTAGTTCTTACATTTCCCATACACCTATTTAGGCGTTAGCACCACAAGGTTCCGTAAGAGTCCTCTTCATCTAGAGAGAATACAGTTTTCTTGATGCCGAAATGTTCGATGGCTTTCTGACATCCCGGACAAGGTTCCGCCCTACCACTTACCCAGTTCATGTCTCCTTTGTGCTTGCGCTTTACACGATAGACATATAGAGTGGCATTCTTAAGATCTTCTTCGTCGACAATCTTCAATGCTTTGATAATGCAATCTACCTCTGCATGTTTAAAGATCGCATCGTTATTCTTTGCGAATCTTTTCTGCAGAGGGTGAGATTTGTCGGAGTTTAGTCCAACTGAAATAATCTCGTTACGGATAACGAGACAAGCAGCGAGTTTCATTTTCATGTTGTTGGAAGTGGCGAGTCTACGGACAAAGTCCATATATTTCTTGTCGCGAGTCATAATATAATCCTCGGGAGTTACTACCTTCTCCCAGTCACTATTTCGTTGAGACAGGTTTAGTGGATAAGACGGCATATCAGAGGACGTTCCAGGTTGCCTCTACCTATGTCTGTATAAAGCGATATGCCTACCTTATACAGTGAACGGAAAGTATCCATCTCTTTCCGTCGGATTTTGGAGCGGGCGACCAGATTCGAACTGGCGACCAACAGTTTGGAAGACTGTGACTCTACCCCTGAGTTACACCCGCATTAACCAAATGTATATAGGTCTTGTAATACAAAACCAGCGACAATCATCAATAAAAAGAAACAAACGATCTTGATAATTGCCGAAATTTTATGTTGTTCTTCAGTCATAATACATCCTTTTTGGCTCGGGATCATGGACTCGAACCACGAATGTCGGAGTCAGAATCCGAAGTTTTACCAATTAAACTAATCCCGAATGGTGCTGGCAGCAGGAGTCGAACCCACGACCTTCTCATTACAAGTGAGTTGCTCTACCGTCTGAGCTATGCCAGCATTAGTAAGCAGGAACCATACAACTCTGAACCAGATCTGCTCCACCGAATAGCTGGCCAAACAAATCATAAGGATCAACATACATTGCACAGTTTCCAGAAGTTGCCACAGGAACATTAGTTGGATATCCCGGAGGCGAATAGATGTTAGAAGCTTCTGGTGTTGGTACTGAATTATAAACAGGAACCAACGGTGCAGGTTGAACAGGAACTACTACTGGAACCATAACTGTAGAGCTAATAGGACCAGGACCAGCAGGAACATACTCAACTGCAACAGGAACCTGAACAGTCTTTACAACTTTCTTTACTGGCTGCTGGTATGTAATCTTACAGTTATTACATACACTAATATTATCCTGCGCATAAGCAGGAACAGCCAATACAATCCCTAGAGCAACTAGAAACTTTCTCATTGTTACCACCCGTAGTAATAACCATTCCCAGGATAATAGTAATATGGCGAATTAGCGTATGGATAACGAGGACCATAGTAATATGGATAAGGATTATATCCATAACCCTGCGAAGCAATTGCGCCGCCGATTACTCCTCCGAGAATAGCAGCACCAGCCATGGCACCATAAGCTGCGCCATAACCACCGTAACCATATCCACCGTAGTATCCACCACGATACCAAGCATTAGCCGGAGTCGTAATAACGCTACCGAGGATAACTAAAGCAGCAACAATCTTCTTCATAGCTTTTCTCCATAAAGCGAACTGACCGTGGGTCCGCACGAGTCTATTTAGCGACCAACCTATAATGGCTCCCGAGGAAGGGCTCGAACCTCCGACAAAGTCGTTAACAGCGACCTACTCTACCAACTGAGTTACACGGGAATAATTCTTATATTCTTAGTATACCTTATTTAGTCAGAAAGTCAAATTCTTTTTTGACTGAGAGAGAATTAACTGAAGGGACATTTCGATTCTCTTTTTTGATTTCTCTTATCAAGCTGGACGAATTTTCTCCACCCATAAAAACTTGTTTGAGAATGGAAAGACATTTTCTTCCACTCGTATTCCGAAACCAAATGTTGTCTAATCTTTACCTTCTTTTCTGACAAAGGCACCATAATAGCCAAAGGAAGACCAATCGGAATGATAAATTCTGATGTGTAATTCGGAATCATCATATTTATGTGAGTCGAAGAGTTTAACTTATAATCAACGACTCCAGGAAGAACTCTAAAATAGAAATCTTCTAAATTCCATTCAGCGCCAAGAAAAACAAACTTAACACCTGTCTTTTCTTTAAAAAACCATGGGCTAGTTAATTTCAAATGAAAATAATTTTTAAACCCTTCACCATATAATTGCTTATCATGAATATCACAACCAGTGTCAAACGAAGCCCAAGTATCCATTCTGTTGTTAGCAATTTTAATAATTCTATCAGACCAGTTTTCTAGAACAATTCCTCGTTTATAAAGTTCAAGGAAACCAGAACATGTCTTCATATTTGCATTATTAAATGCTCTGTTGTTTACAATCCTATAGGGATTTCCCTCTGGCTTCCTAAGATTGTCCCACCATTCTGGTGTCGCTTTATAAGCATGAACAATAGGAGTTACCTCAAAAATCATACGATGCGCTGTGAAACAATCTATTGTTATCTCTGGACTTCTTTTGAAGAATGAAAACATAATATATTCTTTCTTTTGGTACTGGCACCAGGTATCGATCCTAGTCTACAAGATCCACAATCTCGTGTGCTACCTTTACACTATGCCAGCATATGGATCGGGGTCAGGGACTCGAACCCCGACATGCAGATTCAAAGTCTGCGGTTCTACCATTAAACTAACCCCGAACAATTTTGGTGCGTAGGGATGGATTCGAACCACCAATGTTACCGCAAAGGGAACGGATTTACAGTCCGTCGCAACACCACCGTCGTTGCCGCCTACGCATGTTTGGAGTCCCAGGAAGGATTCAAACCCTCAACCTTCGGTTCCGTAGACCGATGCTCTATTCAGTTGAGCTACTGAGACATGGTGCCCTTGGTCAGATTCGAACTGACACTTTGTTGATTTTGAGTCAACTGCCTCTGCCGATTGGGCTACAAGGGCTTTTCTTGAACAATAATCAAAACTGGATAGCATGTTCTTTTAACAAGATAAATGCCAGGTTTCCAGTTAATAGGATTGTTGTTTTTTATTCTTACTGGTATTTCGCAATAAAAATCAACTCGTTTTGTGGATCCTATAATACCACCTACATGTTTCATGGTGCTTCCCCCTAGAATTAAACTAGATCCTCTCGTTCTTCAGACGAGCGTGCGCATCAGCTACACCAGAGAAGCATTATATGGTAGGCCAGGTAGGATTCGAACCTACTCGTTGTCTTTCATCCGGATTCATGGACAACAGCGTCTCGCCACGTCTTCCTATTCCGTCACTGACCTATATTGGTGCCCCTGGTAAGATTCGAACTTACAACCTCCTGATTCTAAGTCAGGCATCTCTTCCAGTTGGACTACAGAGGCATATTGGTACGGGATGACAGGGTTGAACTGCCGACCTTCGCCGTGTAAAAGCGTTGCTCTACCACTGAGCTAATCCCGCATATTATCTATCACCTAAATTCAAAAGGAATGCTAAGATTCCTATTGATATCCATAACACAACGAGTAACTTTAACATACTCTGTCCTAATTGGTCGGGGTAGCAGGATTCGAACCTGCGACCTACTGGTTCCAAACCAGCCACGCTAACCAGACTGCGCTACACCCCGAATATATTGGATGCGAAGCGTTGGAATTGCACCAACTTCTACTGGTTTATGAGACCAGCGAGATACTATACCTCCCGCCCGCAAAACTCTTGGTGCTGATAGTTGGAATCAAACCAACCTGAAACGCCTTATGAGAGCGCCTCGACATCTTGCCGACCTATCAGCGAAATGGCACCAGTGGAAGGAGTCGAACCCTCGCCTGCTGTTTTGGAGACAGCCGTGCTACCGTAACACTTCACTGATAATGGCGGAGTGGTGGCGGAATCGAACCCCTGGCCTTTCGGCTCTACTGGTTTTCAAGACCAGACTAGTATCCCCGACTAGATACGCACTCCATTTTTATTTAAACTTGGTGGACCAGAGAGGAATCGAACCCCCGACCCTCTGAATGCAAATCAGATGCTCTCCCAACTGAGCTACTGGCCCGAAACGTATTCTATTTAGTAATATTACCGCATTTTAACAGACAAGTCAACAACTTTTTTGGCGGAGAGTGAGAGATTCGAACTCTCGGTAGACTTTCGCCCACGCTTCGTTAGCAGTGAAGTGCCTTAGACCAACTCGGCCAACTCTCCAATTTGGTAGGCATGGTGGGACTCGAACCCACTGAAGAACACCCATCTGATGCTAAAGGCTTTATAAGAGCCTCCCCGCTACCCAGCGTCACGCCCAAACTTTGTAAACTTATAAATACTAAGCAGCAGATGATTGAGGATACAATGAAAGCATATACTTACACTATTACCCACATTTCTACTGGTAATATTTATTACGGAGTAAGAAAATCGTCCATCGAAGATATTGGAGTGGACTACTTTTCTTCCTCTAAACTTATCAATCGCCTCATACAAGAGGATGGTATTGAAAACTTTTCATTTAAAGTTAGAAGAAAGTTCGATACATACGAAGATGCTCGTAAACACGAAACCAAGTTTCTTCAGAGAGTGAAAGCAGTATCTAATCCTAGGTTCTATAACCAAGCCATTTCTTCTCCGAGAGTGTGCAAGAAAGACTCACATTCAGAAGAAAAAAGAAAACAATCTATTTCAGAAACTATGAAACTGCTGTGGCAGTCAGAAGACTACAGAAATAGACAAAAATTCAACAAACTCTCTAAAGAAGAAAGATCTAAGAGAGGAAGAAAAGGCGGTCTTGCAACTGCTAAGACCAGAACCAAGAAACCCAAAAACAAACCTACTTACAGTGAAATCTTGATCGTCAAAGACGGTAAGACCAAAACAGTAAAAAGAAACCAAGTCCCAGCATACAGAAAGTATGGTTGGGAAAGGGCGAATGGCGACCCGTACGGGGATCGAACCCGTTATCTCTGGCGTGACAGGCCAGCGTCTTAACCAATTCGACTTACGAGCCATTATAGCTTTCGGGCAGACGAGGACACACATTCGTCTCTTCTCTCACATTTGTTACAGCGCCGTGAATTAGCCGTATATACTTGCACCATATATCCGGTCCTATCATTTAGAACGATAGGTATATGGCTACGTATGCACCCGAAACTTGGAGGATCCTCAGGGACTCGAACCCTGAACCTTGAGATTAAAAGTCTCTTGCTCTACCTATTGAGCTAAGGATCCATTATATTGGTAGGGCGGATGGGACTCGAACCCACATTGCACAGATTGAAAGTCTGTTTTCCTAGGCCAATTAGAAGACCGCCCCGTAACTTACACACTTAATATACCCTGAAAGAAAGTCAAAGTCAACTTCTTTCTGAATGGTAGACCGAGAGGGGATCGAACCCACGACAAAGGGATTAAGAGTCCCCTGCTCTACCAACTGAGCTATCGGTCCATAAACTGGTGCTGTAGGAGAGATTCGAACTCCCGACCTACTGATTACTAATCAGTTGCTCTACCAACTGAGCTACTACAGCATGGTTGTCCCTGCTGGCTCCGACCCAGCGACCCCAGTCTTATCAGGACTGTGCTCTACCAACTGAGCTAAGGGACATCAATTCTTAGAAAGATACAGGTTTACTATGTCACTCATTCTGATGGTTGCAATCCAGAGCAGAACCTATTTGCGACACAAGGTTTGGGCTTTTTTACGGATCCTCGCCCGCACGAGCCTGTACCTATCTAAGAATTGGAGGGAGTGATGGGACTCGAACCCACATATTTTAGGTTTTGCAGACCTTGCCGTAACCAATTCCGGACACACACTCCCATAAAAAAGGCGGCTAAAGTAGCCGCCCTCTATTTAGTCAGAGACCAGCGGCCAGTGCTCGATAACCTGCAGCAATTAGCTTGCGACTAGGAGTACCTGCACGATACTTAGCGACAGTTTCGCCCTTTGAATTCTTGCGCTCGTTTAGATAGATCGCATAACCCATCTGACGGATCTGATAAACAGCGTCGTGCGGATTAGCAACACCGTAGCGAGTCTTAATCTGCGCAGCAGTAAGCTGCTCACCACGACCAACTAGAGCCTCAAGAACCTTCTCAACCTTACTAATGCTAGCAACCATTATATACTTCTCCATTATTAAAAGATGTCGACAACTCGACCGTTAGAATCAACTGCACGGATCCGAGCTTCCGGAAACTGCCACTGCAGCTGACGCATCCCATCTCGATACAAGAGAGGAATATTCTGAGTATACGAATACGTACGCCAGTTACCCGACTGATCCTGAAGCTGAATTTCGATCATGTCCATATCCGTAACTCCTTTTCTTAGGTTAACTTAATCTTACTATATTCTTCGAGGAAAGTAAAGACATTTTTTAGATCAGCGAAGATAAACTTTTTGTTCTGCCAGCTATCTTCTTGATCGTTACCACTAACCTCTACCATCCAACCGTTCTCGTAACGGTTGACAGTAACACTATCCGAAACATTCATAAATGAGTCACTTAGCTTAACCGTAGCCATATCATCCTCTTCTAGATTTGGTTCCTACTGTCGTCAAATCGACATCGGGACCAGCATATTGCAATCCGCCTTTGTTATATAGCGGCATAACCAGACTCGCTTTCTTCAGGATTTCCTTCTGAACGTGCTCTGGCTCTTTGTGAAGGTTAGTCATAATATCTCGCTTCGAACAATCACCGGCGACTAGCGCCTTGTCGTCGTAATGGCGAGTAGAACGATCAACCACCATAGACTCATTATACTCTTTTCTGAACGATAAGTCAAGCGATTTTTTGTCTTTTTTAGATTTTATTTGATCCGGGTGAAGACCCTTTGATATCAACCATCTATCGTGGTCCGAGACTAGCTTGGACTTAGCCTTATTCTTACGGCTCTGTTTACGCTTGCTAACAGTCGTCGTATAATAGGCTGGAAGAATGTGCATAGACATAGTTATCTCCTAACTTTGTCTATCATACCCCTGACTCAGAAAAAAGTCAAGCGATAATTTCTAAGATTTGTTTCAATTTCTCTACTGAAGGTTTATACTCTTGTTCAAGTATTTCTCGAGCATATCTATGATTCTCATAGTCTAATTGTCTTAGATACTTGTATCTAGAGTCAATAACAGCCTCTAAAACTATAGGCAATATTTCTGAATACTTGATATACAGTTTATCGTCATTCATCGACCTCTTCCTTCAAGTTCTCAACAACTATATATTCAGCTTCTTTACTTATCTGCATATGTTCTTCAAGAATATCTCGAACTTTGATAAGCCGATCTTCAATATCGATAATAGTATTATGAACAGCTTTATCATTATGACCTTCTTGAAGATCAATCAATGCTGCGTTCAAATTCATATCTGCAGAATAGTCAACTTGCCACTTATGAAACTGTCCGCCTTCGTCCATGTCTTCCATCAATTTAGGTTGAGGAAATAGAATGTTTTTAATAAGTTCTAACTTTTCTTCAGCGGGTGTATTAGTTCTTTTCTCAACTTTAAATGGCCACATAATATAATTCCTTCAATTACTTTTTCTTCCGACCCATATTATATTTAGTTTCTAAAGTCCATTCATGCTTTTCTTTATGGTTGATAATCTTAATCTGACTCATTGAAGCTAATGGCTCGTTAATACGCTCTGGGTCTACAACTTTCAACAAACCCCATTCTTGAAGTAGCTGAATAATCTTATTACGACGACCTTTATCTTCGTCAGAAAAATTAGAAGGCTTACCGTCTATAGTAAACATTTCTTTAAAATGGACAATATAATACTTACCCTGCTTATGAAAAATATGGCAGGACTGATAAAGTTTTTTCTCTTTACGTGAAGCAACACCTATACGAGTTAGGGTTTCTTTGATCTTGAGAAAATCTTCTTCTTCAGCAATCTTCACCTCAATTAAAGAATCTAAAAGTTCATTCATTTGACTCCACCTTTATTATTTTTATTTTTTATAAGTTCAATTTGTTGTGGCGTAAGAATCTTTAATGCTTCTTTAGTGCGCACAATATTGTATTTATAATAATTAGAAACCAAGGTTTGGAGTTCTTCTTTCTTCTTACGGTCAGCCTTTTCTTTATCAGTTTCTTTAACGCCTCTCATCTTTCTTTTTCTTATAGAATTATAAAGATAATCATAATGCATTTGATCTGTCACACCATAGTGACAATTCATTTCATTAGCATAAAGAATTGTTTCTCTATAGTTTGATAAAACGCTATTAGTTCTCCATTGGCTATACTCTGAATCAACGTCAACCTCTTTACCAGAAGTTATTGAGTTTTCAAATCTCCAGTCATACCTTGGTTTCTGTATTTTAATTTCTTGTTCAGGCTCTTTTCTTTCCTGTAACGTAACGTCTAAAAACTTAGCCATCACACAAACTCACATTCAATCATAACTTGAACTAGAAATGCCATAAAATTAATTTCAGGATTTGCAGCAAAAGCATTCTGGTATTGATATTTTGCTAGCTGTAGAACCAACACTGGTGCTGTTTGCTTAGTGCAAATATCAGACGAAATTTCATAGAACTGATTATAAAGATAATTAACATCCGTATCTAGATTATTTTTTACCCACTTACGGATTTCAGTATAATTCTGTTCCTTCATCAACTTAACAAGATCCTTGATAGAAGTCTCTGTCATATTTGCTAGAATGCCAGAGTCAATCTTACCAGTCGCTGAATAACGCTGAAGCTCGTTAAGGACTCGCCGCCAATCTGGGAAGTGCTTATTGATTACTTCAGCAACAACAGCCTTATCAAACTCAATGCTTTCTGATTCAAGAATAAATGTAACTCTCTTGAAGAACTGCGTAGCAAGCTTGGCCATAGCCTTCTTGCTAATTTTAAAATCAATTACCGAGCATCTTGAATGCAAAGGTTCAATGATACGGTTCTTGAAGTTGCACGTAAGAATGAACCCGCAGTTTCTTGAGAACTCTTCCATAAAATTGCGAAGTGCGGGTTGAGTAGAATTGGCATTAAGATAATCCGCTTCGTCAAGGATGACATATTTCCTGCCACCGGAAAGTGATACGGATGACGCAAAGTTGAGTATTTCGTTACGAAGTGTGTCGATATTTCCATTCATAGATCCATTAATGACGATATAATCACAACCAAGCTGTTCTAGCATAGCACGTGCTACGGTCGTCTTACCGACACCTGCTGTTCCTGCTAGGATTAAATTAGGGATATTCTTTTGATCAACAAACTGTTGGAATGTTGCCTTCAAATCACAAGGAAGAATAGTTTCTTCAATAGTCTTAGGTCTGTATTTTTCAGTCCAGATAAAATGTTCATCCATGTCAAAATTCTCCATTATATAAATAAGCGTAGGTCACGGAGTCCCCACTCCTACCTACTCTAACGCTAATTAGGAGCGCCAGCATATGATTATATATAAAATCACCAACCTTATCAATGGCAAAATTTACGTAGGTAAAACTACAAAAACCGCCAAAGAAAGATTTAAACGCCATTTCTACAACCATAAAACTGGTAACACCTACCTCTATAAATCTATGCGAAAACATGGGTTCGATAATTTCAACATAGAAATAATAGAAAAAACTGAAAACTTGAACGAAAGAGAATCGTTTTGGATATCAGAATTATCGCCCGAATATAATATGACCTCCGGAGGAGATGGAGGAGATACTTCTCAATCCCCAAATTATATTACTGCAATAAAACAAAGAGATATATCAGGTCAAAAAAATCCAATGTTTGGAAAGAAAAGAACAGATACTGCAATCTATCTCGTTGCTGCCAGAGAAAAAATGATTCAAGCAAATAAATGTCCAGTCATTTGCGAAGGTATCGAATATGATTCAGTAGGCAAAGCCCAAGAAGCATATCCTGGAATATCTATACGCAAAAGACTGGACAACCCAAAATATCCTAATTTCTATCGCCTAAGAGAAAAAACTATCAAAAGGTAGAACTTGATTCCACGGCAATATAATATTCTACATCATCATGAACAAAATGGGAGATACCCTTTGATGAAATATTAACATCATAATCGCCCGGAATGATCTTAATATTCTCAGCCTTAAAGATTGCCTTGAATGCCTTATCAGTATCACCAATCTGAACAGAATAGATGTCGCCAGAAGGATTCTTAGAATCAGCAGCCTGTAGATAAAGGTTCTTACCATCACCCATAACAACAATCTCAGGAAGAGCAAGAATGCCTGCTGCCTTCTCAACATCCTTGAGATTATCATTAGTCAAACGAAAAGTAACATCAACCGAAGGAAGATTGATTTCTCTTTCCGGAGCCTTTGTTACCGTGCTTTCGTCAGCATACACATAATGAGTCTTACGATTATTGTCAGAAATGTCAACAGACTTATCTCCAAACTTAAAATCTGGATCAGTGAAAGTGCTAACGATCGAAATGAAACGATCGAGATTATAGATTGCAAATCGTCTATCAAAGTCGGTCTTAACCTTTGCCTTTGCCATGATTGTCTTGGTTGGCGAAATGGTCTTAAGAACATTGCCTTCCTGAACAACAATGGATGGATTGATCTTCGCAAAGTTCTTCAAAACATTAACTGTATCTGTATCAATCTTCATAATATATTTCTCCTATCACTTATTTTTTGACTTCATCATTTTCTTTGATTTGATTGCTCCTGGGTCTGCTGTTGCAGAAACACCAATTGAAGCAAGATCAGCAAGCGAACCACCAAAGATATAAGTTCCGACGTGCTGCAACTTCATCCATGGACAGAACCATGTGCGTAGACCAATGTCCTGCGCCTTCTGACAGAACCAATAATCTTCTGAAAGATAACGCTTAGAAACTGGATCGATTTCTGCCTGGAAATACATAAGGATCTCGCGAGTGCCATCGAAATGTTCTGTGCGCACGTGATCAGGCTTATAACTATACTTGTCTTTATAGTGATCGTAAAACTTTTGCATGGCATTCTTCGAGACCATCATAAAGCCTGTTCCAATCTCAAGAACCTCTACTGGCTCATTGACAGGAATAGATTGCTGTCCACCCTTTGGATTAAACACATAATCGCCAACATATCTTTCAAGAACATTTGGATCATCGTCAGCAACGCCCTTATCCACAGCGTGCTTAATCTTTTCCCAAGAGATACACTTCTTAGGATATGGACCTCCAATAATGTCATACTTCTCTTCTTCATTGGCCTGAAGAGCCATAAGAGCAATAACGTCTTGAGGATTGAATCCAATGTCAGAATCAATAAACATTAGATGCTGCATGTTAGAACGCATGAACTCATCACAGCAATAATTACGTGCACGAGTAATTAGAGATTCATTAAACAAATAATAAAACTGTAATGGAATATTATACTGCGTACAAATAGATGCTAGATCTGAAGCAGACTTAGCAAACATACCAGCGCATTGTCCACCATACATAGGCGCAGCAACAAACAAACCACGCTCTCTCAACTTTTCAATAGGAATCTTAATTTCCATAATATACCTTTCTATGCTGTAATAGTATTTTTATAATTACATGATTGACAATGAACTTCTTTTCGAGGAGGATGAGAAGTCAAGATCATATTAGGCTGTGATTCTACCAACTCATCGCCGCACGCAGGACACTGAATACCAGTACCATGATTCATTCTTACATTTCTCTTTTCTTCTTCATACTCTTCAAGAGTTCTCATTTCTTATCCTTGTAGTGATCTGCATACAACATCATTATAACATAATGAAGAACTTTTAGCAAGTCATCTTTATTGCTGCCATGTTTTTTTCCATAGCGCCAAAGATACTTGATAGCTGTGTTTCGGAAGGTGGGCATTGAGTCACCGAGGGCGAGCCACACATCAAAACATTCTATATTCTGCTCTTCAGTCATATAATGCTGCCCATATGTCTTATCAATATAGGCATGGAAGTCACGAATAATTTCGTCTTCCTTGTATTTATATTTAGGTTCAGTGGAATTTTTCATTCTTGTATCATTAATAATCTTAGTGAGTGGAACCCATGTTTCTCGAATATCACATCCTTCACCATCTAATCTTGTCATTAAGTCATAACCTCCATAATATAGTCAATAATCTTTTGCTGATCTTCTTTATTATTGTTTTTCATCTTAGTAGTGTTAAACATCAACGTCATGTTTGACAGAATATTTGCAATCTTAGTTTCTCTGCCCTGAAGCCACGTTTCGTTTTGGTTACTGCCACGTTCTTTATATCTTTCTTCACGGACAGTTTTATCCGTTTCCAAATAAAGGATCTCTGTGTCATAATTTTCTACGCAATGTTCAAGAAAGGAGGATGTGAAAAGGCGGTCGCCCTCGAAAAGAACAACCGCATCTTTATCTAAACTTGCTAGGAATTTAACTGCTTCTGGCTGAACGGCCATAGACATACGGTCTGTACCGGAAAAGGTTTCACCCTCTTCATACTTACCTAGAATATAAAGACCACCAGCCTGATGATAGGGAACTAATTTGACTTGAGTAAACTGTTCTAGAAACAGATACTTCTTCATAATCTCTTTCATTAATGTAGACTTACCAGCACCTGGTTCGCCACCAATCGCAATCACTTTCATTATGTAAACCTTTCAATACCAACAGCTTCAGGTTCAACAAACAAACCTGTGCAATCTAGAATACCATTCTCACTATATAAAGCCATTTTACTATTGTTTATTTGATTAGTCAATAGTTTATTATTTAGGGTCTCAACACGAGCATCCCACATGGGTTGCCAATCAATTCCATCCCAACCATCCTTTTCGCATTGAGCAATTTCTTCTGCCTGACGATCAAGATAATAACTTAGGTAACGACCATGTTTAACTCTGAATAACTTTTTAAAAGAACAGAGACATGTTTCCATATCAAAGTAATCAGTATCAGGAAATTCCTCCTGAACTTCTTTTAGAATATAATACGCTTGGCCGTCAAGATAATTTATTTGTTTTGCGTTTAGTTTTTGATCATACCATTCATCTAACCCAAGAGCAAGACATAAACCGTTACGATGTGAACGTGAACCTGAATAATCGTCAAGCATTAGGTTACTTGGTTCAATGGGTAATCCACAACATTGTTTAAGAGTTTGTAAATAAAACCAAGTTGAGTAACGACCAAACTTATGAAACTTGGTCTTAACTTCGTCCCATAGCGCATCAAAGTTTTCTCTTGGTGTTCCAGTAAGGAACGGGCGAAACGCTTCAATTTGAGAACGATCACCAACCCAGTTTTTGTAAGATTCAAACTGTGCAGGCAAATGACCCTTGTTCCACTTAGTGTCTGTTTGATAACGTAGTCTTTTATAATTATGATTGTTCCAATCTTTCAGGCGATCAAGACCAACAAGTTCCATGTCTGGAAACTCATTCCATATCACCCAAGTTGTTGGAAAATAATACGTTGTGCCGTAGATCCAAGCAATCCAGAGTTTTTGTTCTCTGTTATGCTCGAACCTACGGAACAAGTAATTGGTCATAAAGATAGCGGGGTCGCAATCCTTAATGGAAAGCGACCACCGATACCAGTTTATAAAGTCTTGCTTACTTTTCGAATACGGGTAAGACATCTAGCTCCAATGGAAGATTGCAGTATTTGATTACTTCTTTGAGATTTTCCACCCAGCCCTTTTCAACAGATTCTGAGTATTCTTCTTTGCTCTTATAGTATACTACAATTGCACCCTTCTTCAACTTCTCTGATCGCATATGTCGCAGAGCGTATCCAATAGCTTCACCAAATTTCAGTTTGGTGCCGTGAGTATAAATTGCAGCAATTCCCTTCACTTCATACTTATTTGCAGTGTAACGTGTCAAATAAGCATCATCATATGTGATCAAGTTCTTCTGATATTTTAGTTCTGCCTGATCTTTATTGAAGTCTGTCAAAATAGACTGAAGAGCACCAGATAGCTGCTTTTTTGTTGCAGCAACAGAAGTAAAACGCTCGTAAATAAGTTTGCGAGCCTTCTCTATGTCTTCATTCTTATTAAAATCAAGCTTGAAGCTAAGAAGATAGTTGATAACATTACGCTTCAAATCTTCTTTGCTGTTTGTCTTCTTGATCTCGAAAGATTCTCTGTTTTCATAAAGACCAAACAAATCATAGTTGTTCTGCTTTTCCAATTCATTAGAACCAAATTCTGATTCATGGATGAAAATAACAGGAACGCTATCCCACCCCTTTGCCTTTTTGGCAGCAGCAAACCTTGTGTTACCATCGACAATCATTTTCGTGCCGCAATCCTTAACGACACAAACAATCGGCTTAAACACCTGTCTTGCTAAGGAAGGATTCTCTTCCATTCGAGTAACAATCTCACGAACAGAATGAGGGTCAACAATAACAGTTCTTACCTGATTACGTTCAAACTGTTCGACCTCAAAGATAGAAAGAGTCTCATAGTCTTTAAGGTCAGTAAGATACTTTACATTCTGTGAAAGACGTTCAACCAACTCAACATCAGTTGATGTTGTCTTCTTTCCTTCAATACCGTTTCCTCTACCTTCAATATAATCTATGACAATCTTTTTCATGTTTGGTGTTAGCAACGAAAGATCTACGCAATGAGCGTTATTACGCTCAATGTAAAACATATCCTTGTTAACTTTAGTACCATAATCAAGAGCAAACCATTCTAGAGTTTGCGCCACATTATCTTGATCAGCAGCGCCTTCGAACAAAAGAGTCTTTTCCACTAGACCCTTAGAATAGTCTTTCCAAAATTCTTCGTTCTTAAGCGAAGTAATATAATTATAATAATCTTTACCGTTTGGGGATTTATACCCAATGTTAATCTTACCACTCTTCTTGCAACGCTGACCATAAACCTGAACTGAATTTTGCATGATAATACTCCTCTTAGTGCGGGATAGTACTTCATTACTAGATTGAGAACTATTCTCAATAAACATATATTACCACTACTCTGAGAAAATGTCAAGCCCTTTATATTCGAGGAAGAGTTCTACGCAACCTCCTTTTCCTTTTTTGGTTGCAGCCTTATATATCACATCATCCAGAGAGTAATCAATTTTCTCAAACTCCGAAGAGTTTACTCGAAACATAGCCAATAGACATCCACTTTTTTGTTTACCTACGAATTGTATGCCTAGCTTTTTGTAGAATGGTATAGCAGGAATTTCCGAAGAAACTCGAAAATAATCCGCACTCGAATAGAAAGCATAATACAAAGATTCATTGCACAATTTTCTAGCAACACCTTTGTTTCTGTGCGCATAAAAAGTGTGAAGCAATTGAAGGTTAGCCGTATAAGGTTTACGTTTTGAAATAGTTGTGAGAATGGCTCCGGCAAGGTCATCGCCTTCCCAGAGCCCAACAACTTCGTCCCACTTATTCAACATGTCGCATTTAGCAACAAATGTCTTGGCAAACTTATCTTCTTTACGATCGCTAATGCTTGCTACAAATTGTTCTCTTGTAACCTTTTTAAACTGCGATAAACTCTCGAGCTTTCTTTCCTCGCTCTTTTCCATATTTTGTTTTCTCCCATGACGTATAAATCTCGTGATCATATTTTAGTTCAGGAAATTTATAATCGCCCTCAAGAAGAATTTGCAGAACATCTGGGCCATTATTAAGCGCAGCATCTATAAACGCTTCAACAAATCTAAAAGAATCTTCTAACTCTCTACGATCAAAAGAATTACGGAAACAACGGAACTCAATAGTTCCTGTGTGCTTCATACAATATGTATTAATAGCATAACGGAATGGGCGACCCATTGATACGCCATCTTTACCAGCAGCATGTAGCTTGATAAAGTGTTCAAAATCTGTTGCTAAATTAATAATGTTAGCAGACATATAATCTGGCATTAATCGACCACAATCTAACTTTAGATAAGTCTTTGCTGTTTTTGTGGAGGCCATATCCGGATGCAATCTAAACGCATGAATACGATCAACTACAACATGTTGATTATCACGGATATATGCTACAAGTCTTTTTAACCCTGCAATATCTTCTCGAAGACCGGGAACGAAAACATGAATGTGATTATGAGAGATACAGTTGCTAGTAGGAGAACAATTATTTCGCTTATAAAAATCAAGGATTTCAAAAATACGATCAACCTGTTCTGGCCAAGTTTTCGTTGGTCTAACATTTATTTCTCCTCCGAATGGTGGTTCAATACCAAGTGGGTCACAAGCAATACCACGATAAGGTGGATTTAAATTAACAACATCTGTTTCTGAAAACTCCCATTTACCTAAATGTTCTGGAAGTGGAAGGCGGCGATCCACATCTCCCACTTCCATCTCAAACCCCCAAGTAAAACTCTTTGGGTCATATGTCATTGCAAATCCTCGATCGTTGGAAATTCATACTTATTATAGCTTATTACTTTGAAATTTTCAACTATAAAAACTTCGAACATAGGAGCAGTAACTTGGAAACTCAAACCACTCCTCTTTAGAATATCAGCAGTTGATGCAAAGATAATACCATTTGAAGCATATGAATAATGCAATGGTCTGGCTTCGTTACGAAAAGCAGTAATCACTTTATCTTTATCTAGAGTGCAAACTGACATACTGGAAGGATGAAACTTATGCAAAGGAACTTCGCCAGCTTCTAAACAACGTAAAATTAATTCGCTATCGTTCTTTGTGATTACATCATATCCAAAAGTTCCTTTCCACTGTTCTGGGTTCTCTTGAGAGATAACACCGTTATGAACAATAGAAAGTTCTTCGGTTGCCATTGGCTGATTGTATGCAAGATCGCTAGTTGAGTATCGAACATGACCAATGCAATATAAATTGCCATCTTCGTTTGCCCAACTAGAAATATCTTTACTATTAATAAATGTGTAAGCATCAACTGGTTCTTTGATTGTATGAACCTTACCATCTTTAACATATGATACACCTGTGGCATGTTTGCCACGAATCATTGATTCAACAAAAAGTCGACGAACCAGTTCAAATTCTTTTTCGCCGGGATTTTTGATAGCTATGCCTAACACTCCACACATTAGAAAAATGCCTCTAGACTCGCTTCTTCTGCCTTACCATAAGGATCTTTCAACCCATGAACATGAAGATAATCATACCATTCCTTATCTTCCCACATACCTGGGGAAACACCATTCCACAATGGACGCTGCAAAGGATGCGCCTTATTCATACGACGTTCTTCTACATATTGCTTACGTAGCATTTCATAATCATATGATTGTAATTCAAGCATCTTCTCACGGAAGTAACAAACTACAGAAATACGCTCAGAAGTAGCGCTATCAGGATTGTTAAGAACAATAGGGGTATTTCCATGGATAACTTCATGGTTATTGACAAGCAAAAGGTCACCAGGACGCACATTAACAGCAATTCTATACTCCGGAAAAACAAGGTATCCTCCTGTGTACTCTCCTGTGCCAAGCACAAGTAGATTACTTAGGCCAGCGTCCAAGTCTCCTGCGTCTCGATGACATGCAGTACGGAATGTTTTATTAACAGTGATTGTAGTAAACACTGTTTCAGGAACAAGAAAACGTGGATCAAGTTTGTCTGCTGCCGCTTTCTGATTATTCCAACGCCATGGTAGTAATTCCTTAAAACCTCTATTCAGAGATTGGAGGAATGGGTATGCCAACTTAAATAGTTCTGGGTACTTTTCAGTATATGAAGTTGCACGCCCATAAGGAATCCGAGGGTAACGATCGTACCAGCCAGCCACACCTGACCATACTGTTGCTGCATAGTTAGTGGTCGATGCCCACTTTTCTGCGACCATTCTTGCTTCTTCACGAACCATCTCCTTGGGTTTGTTATTAAGACCATCTACCCACTTATCAAACCAACCATGATATTCTGGATAAACCTTAGTTACTTCTGAACGCAACCAAACAGTCCCACGAACTTCGTCAACTGGCTTATATCTTGGATCATTATATTTCGCACGAATACTTTCAATTGAAGTATCGTCAAAAAGAGTAGCGCCATCGTCCATTAAGAAGTCAAGTACTTCCTGTTGATATGGTGTAACCCAATCACGACCACCACGACCTTCCGTGGCAAGCATTTCACCACGAGGGCCAGCTGCAAGACCACGATTCTGTGATTCAGTTGCAGCTTCTCTCAAACCAAGATAAGCACTATCTTGTTCTTCTTGACTAAAGTAATTCTTACGGAATTTGAATGCAATACGTAATTCATCATTACCTTTATCGCAATTTTCGCAATCTTTTGCGCCGCAATCCGCCTTAGTAAGAGGATCGCAAAGCGGCGGCATATAACAATCTGTGTCTTCTTCGATCAAAATGTCATAATTTGATTCATCAACAAATTGACCAAGAAGGTGTTCACAATCATGTTTTTCTCTTGCTACAATACGTCTAACCATAATTTGCCTCCACAATTTCTTTCATCATGTAGTATATATGCAAACTTTTAAGGCCACAAAATCTTTTTGATGTCTGGTGGAGTCCACCCATCTGGCTTTAAAATCTTTCCATCTTCTCTGCGCTTTGGCTTACCATCTGGTCCTAGTTTTGCCATGTTAGATTTGTGGACTTCGTCGAAGACAACGTCCAAGGGAATCCCGTAAGATGCAGCAGTCCCACAGACAATGTAAATAATATCAGCAAGCTCTTTGGCGACATTCTCTAGATCGTCCTTCTGTTCGCCTTCCATATATTCATTAAATTCTTCGCTCAATAACTTCATACGAAGATTTCGCTCGGCCATATCAGGAAACACTGCAGCCTGACCAATATTCTGACCAACAGCTGTTTGAAAATTCTTTACATCTTGAAACATATTACTCATATATCCACTCCGGAGGATTGCGGTTTTTCCAACTATGAAGATGAGTCTTACCCATCTTATAATAATTACGATAATTTTCTACTGGATTAGATCCAATAATGTATTCTGGCGCCATGCAAGAAGGCATAGTAGTCATGTCATACTCTTGCAAATTCTTAGGCGGAGAAGCTAATGTAGCTGAGATCTCACCATAACACTTATGCGTCTTATCATAACGATAAGTATATTCCTGCATAAGAGCAAAGAAATGATCTACCAGCCAATTATAATTCTCGACGCTCGTGCGAGCCCATACAGCAGATGGGTGATTGATATGTGTAGCTGAGTATATAACATCTTCACGTGCATCATTTAGCAACCACCATTTCTTTTTGCGGGTTTTAGTTGTTCCATCTTCCTGCTCGACTTGAACTTCGAGTTGAATCTCTCGACCATCGAGCAAACGATGCGCTGTCGAAAGCAGCTGAGCAGACTCGAGGATCATCTTAACAACATGACGATCTACCATCCACTCGGCTGCAGTAACAGGGTTCTCAGAAATATAAAAAATATTCATTACTTATCCCAGTATAGAAACAACTTAACCCAAATATAAACTAAAAAACAAATAATAGCAAATAAAATAATATCTTCGATTTTACGCATTTTTTCTGCAAGGATATAAAAATGAAAGTATCTTTCTCCTATTCCTGACAGTTTAACCAAATTATCCATTATTTTTCCACTTCCTTAAGGCTTGATCTCGATGAAACTTATTTGCTTTATCATAAAAGCGAATACCATCTAAATGATCGATTTCATGTTGAAACACTCTCGCTGACATACCTATGAATTGTTTTGTTAGAGTGTCTCCGTTTGGAGTCTGAAATCTTACTCGAATAAATTCAGGACGCTTTATTTTAACTATTAATCCGGGATAAGTCAAGCATCCTTCTTCGAGCGTAACAGTCTGTTCGCTTTGCTGCACAATCTTTGGATTGAAACAAACAAAGTTTTCTGGCGCTGCTCTCATAGCGAAGATTCGATATGGCGTTCCTACCTGATTAGCTGCTAGACCCAACCCATTGTTTTCATACATACACTTAACCAAGTTCTGTGCATATTCAACTGGGTCGAATGGAGGATCTTTAAAATCAAATTCTTCACATTCGGTTGTAATATATCTATCGTCTAATTCCATAATTTTATTCCTGTAAATATTTTTCAAATTTACTTTTCATTTTCTCATATATCCCTAAACCATTATTGCAAGCAACGCATAATAATCCTCTATATTTTCCTGTATTATGGTCATGATCTACATGAGGTAGTTGCATTTCTTTATCACAAATTTTACATCTTCTTTGTTGGATTTCAAGTTCATGTAAATACTTGTTGTAAGTCATATCTACTATGCCTTTGGATAGCCAATGTTTTTCCATAAGTATGGCTTTATTTTCTTCTCTGTATTTTCGGGCTTTTTCTTTATCGTATCTTTTTGACCAATATTCAGGATCTTCTTCTTTTTTCTTTTCTCTATATTTTTTATAATACTTTTTATATTCTCCGCTTTCTTTAAGTTTTTCTCTATAAAGCCTATCATAATTAGGATCTGATCTTTTTGGTAAATCATGGTGTTTATATGACATATTTTCTCCTAAAATTCTTATATTTTTTATTTAGTAGAAAAATAATAATTTTCACTCTATAGTAGAAAAATTTTTTACTTTCTTAAACCGAATTGTGTTATTAAATTTCTCATTCATATGTTCTTTGTGAGATATAATAACAATGTTATTGTCTTTGGCTATATCTCTAATGATATTCATAAGATAATCTGTAGCGTTCTGATCAAGAGAAGAATCGAATACTTCGTCCATGATCAACAGATTGGTGCTTACAGAATTACGAAGCTTGGCTATGGCTCTCCAAGTAAACAGTAATGCTAGATCGATCTTCTGTTTCTCACCTTCAGAGAAGGAAGCGTAAGTAAAATTATCTCTATAACGAGACTTGATTGTTTCGTTAAAATTTTCATCAAGCTCAAAAGAAACAAAGAAGTCCATTGAAGAAAGATACTTATTGATTAGTTTATTGATAACAGGAATATATTGTCTAATAATTTTAGACTTGATACCTGTATCCTTCAATAAGATAGTTGCAGCAGCCAATACATCTTTTTCTTCACTTAATTGATTATACTTAGTTTCTAGAACTTCTAATTCTTTTTCATAATCTATGATCTTAACATCAACAACATCATTCTTGTTTTTTAGGTTTTCTATTTCATTTTTTAATTGTTCAATGTATTTTAATAGAGATGTGGTTGTAGTTCTATATTCAACCCTTTCCATCTCATATTTTTGAATATCACTATTCATATTCATAATTTGTTTTAGACGATTATTAGCAGTGTCATATTCAACTGATAATAACTTCAAACCTTCTTCAGTTTCTTTAATCTGAGAAGTTTTTTCTTCAATCGTTTTGTCTCTAAAACTTTGTTCAATGTGTTGCTTACATGTAGGACAATTTTCGTGATTATTAAAAAAGTCTACATCTTGATTTAAGATAGCCATCTTGGCTTCTATTTGATGTCTTAGTTTAGATAGCTTTTCTAGCTTCTTAGATACGCTTTCGTTATCACCTATTTGACTACGACAATTTTCTATCTGCTCATCTATCTTTTTCATTTTACCAGATAGTTCTTTTATCTTTTTATCAGTTTCTTTTATAATCTTTTCTTTTTCTACAGCCAATTTATTATTATTGTTTTGCAATTCTTGCAAATGATTTTTAGTAAGTTCAATCTTGGAGTTTACTAATTTTTTATTGCTGGTAACTTCGTAAATGTTCTCGCTATTTGTAAGAACTTTATCTTTTAAAATAGAATTCATTACAGTAAAAATTTGCAGATCTAAAAGATCTTCAATAATCTCTCGGCGCTGACCAGATGATAGCTGCATAAACGGTTGGAACGTAGCCGAACCTAATACAACTACTTGACTAAACGACTTTTGATTTACTTTGATGATTTGCTTTTCGAGCAGTTCTTGATAATCTTTCATTTCAGCGTTCTGATTTAAAAGATTACCATTCAGATATACTTCGAAAACCGATGGCTTTATGCCACGAACAATCTTGTATTCCTTAGATCCTATAGAAAACTCTATCTCTACCACACAGTTTTTTTGCGTGATAGAGTTTACAAGCTGAGGCTTGTTTATTTTTCGGAAAGGTTTACCAAAAAGACCAAAGGTTAACGCATCAAGAATGGTTGACTTACCAGCCCCATTCTGCCCAACAATAAGAGTAGTATCTTTACTGGCTAGATCTATCTCTGTGAATACGTTACCGGTCGAAAGAAAATTCTTCCATCGTAGTTTCTTAAAATAAATCATTCAACTGTCAATGCCTCATTATATAATTCAACAATTTTATTTTCTAATTTAGTCTTATCAACGCCTTTAACTTCAGCGCCAGTAATATACTTTTTGAAAATATCAATTGTAGATTCAGCCTCATCAATAATCTCATCATCATCTTCGAGATTCAGATTAAGATGGTCCTCTACTATTTGGATATCGATAGGATTTTGTTTTTCTATGTTCTCAATAAATTTTTCGAACCAATAAGGGTTATTCTTTTCAGTAATAATAATTTTAATTATCTTATTAGCAAACTGTGTGTAATCAATATTACTATCAACAAACTTTGGATCACCATCATTATACCAAAACTTATGAAACATCTTATAAGGATTTTCGATAAATTTTATTTCTCTCGTTTCTGTGTCAAAGATATGAAACCCTCGAGGATCATTATAATCAGACCAAGTATACTCTGCAGGAGAACCGAGATAATAAATATTACCACGGTTTGAACGATGATGAAAATGCCCAGAGCAGACAACATCAAAACGTCCAAACAAACTTGGATCGTCTCCGTGTGAAACAATTGATCCTTTAAACATTTCAAACCCTTGAAGTTCAAGATGTCCGAAAGCAATTTGCGCATCTGTATTCCTTATTAAGGTGAAGGAATGTTCTCGATTATCATCGCAAATCCAAGGAATTAACAGAATCTTAGTATCACCGAACATTACTTCGGTTGTTTTATCATATATATTTATTTCATACTTTCTAAAAAGTTCGTTGAAAGAAGAGACTTCATTGGTATTCTTATGATACGTGTCATGATTACCTAGACACTGATGCCATTCTATACCACGAGAAATAGCAGGCTCAATTAGATCTTTCCGTAAACGATAAGCAGTATTAATGTTAATATACTTACGACGATCAACAATATCCCCACAATGAACGATAGTACGAATATTGTTGTCGTCGAGGTATTTAAAAAACACATCATCGTAAAATCTCTTCATATAATCATGAAATGCAAGGGAGTCATTTCTAACTCCTGCATGACTATCGGTTAAAAGTGCGATTTTCATTCTTTGAATTTGCCTTTACAACAGCAGCTGTAACATAATCTCGAATAGCATCTAGACGCATCAAAAGATTCATTCTTTCGTTTTCTTTAATATTCTTATCGTTTAATCTATTAACAATATCTTGGATGTTAACAGGTACAAGATGATCATTCTTCATTCTCTTCTACCTCCTCTTCTAATTCAGAAAAAATCTCTACTCCGGTAAGTTTACTCTGTTTTTTAGTTTTAGTCAACTTATCTTCAAACGAGCGAACAATGTCGGAAGAGTAATCATTAGATTTTAAATGTGTAGCGTGATTAGAGTCTTCTATTATTTCGCTGAACAAATGAGAGTTCTCGAAATTTTTATGTTTGATATAAGTCTGTTTCTTTTCTTTTTGTATTCTTCTTAAAAAAGCATTCCATGCAATCTGCGTAAAATAAGCGAAGGGATTATTCGTTTTATCCGGGTTAAAGTTATCGACTGCTGCAATGCAGTCCATAATACCGTCGCTAATCATATCTTGTTTATATGTATATCCTGAGAAGTTTGGTTTCTTAGCAAGGTTATTACAAATTAAAAGAATAGACTCACCAATATATTTTGGAACGATAGGTTTTTCTTGACCTTTACTCAATGCATCTTTTAAATCGTTTTTGTAATGGATCATTGCTCCATAAAGAGTTTTGTTGTTGATATAATTTACTTTTCTTTTTGGTTTCTTTTCTTCCATAATATATCCCTTGACTTTTTTCGCAGCACGAGTATAATCACTAGTGCCCCAGTTGAAATTAATATTCTAAATTCACTTTATAGATTTTATATTCAAACTTCTCTTCGTTATATATCTTAACTCTTTCCATGAAGTGTAACAATGTATAATTCTTCTTTGATTTCCAACTCAAGTCGTCGGCGATGTCATAAAGTGTCGAAGAAGTTTTAGTGTTCGATTTACGTAGCCCTCGACCAATTGACTGAAGGTTTCTAATTCTTGACTTGGAAGGAGAAGCAAATATAATATTATGAAGGTTCTTAATATTGACTCCGGTACTAAAAGTGCCAAAAGAAGCCACAATAATCGAATTATTTTCATTCTCAACAACCTTTCTTATTTCTTCTCTTTGTTCTCCAGAAACTTCTCCGGAAACCCAGTATACTGATCGATCGTTATTCTGTAGCATATTTGCTAGATGAATACCATGCTTCTCAACGAATTGGTATAATATCAAAGTATTACCTTCAAGAGAAAGAGCAAGGTTCTTAATGAATTTGTTTCTTGCTTCTAACTTGACCAGATAATCCATTTCTGCTTGATAATCATTGGCTCGAGCAATCATCTTTTTAGCTTCATCCGGATGATTTAATACTATCGCTTTGATTCTAAAATCAGCAAGGTGCTTTTGATCAATCAACTCCTTTGTTGATATTACTTTTCTGACGGCTCCAAAGAGTCCTTCAAGAACGAGCTTGTGGGTTTGAGTACCATCCAATGTTCCGGTAAATCCAAAACGGTAACGTGCAGCGGGTATCTTAGTAAGTATAGAAGTAAGAGATTTTGCTTTGAAGAGATGAGCTTCGTCTCCGATGACAACATCAAAGTTGTCAAAGAATTTGCTAGGTAGTTTGTATATGCTTTGCCAAGTTGTGATTGTGATTGGTTTTGTTGATCCCTTATCCTGTCCAGCGAACACACGATGAACAAAAGTATCGGAGTCAAAACCATAGTCAGCAAAATCACTGGCAAGCTGGCTAACAAGAGAAGTAGTTGGTACAATAATAAGAGTGCGTTTTGCATAATACCTCACAAGTAGATAGATAATAAATGATTTACCAGATGCAGTTGGTGATAACAAAAGAGCTCTACGTTCTCTAACTGCATGAACGAATGCATCAATTTGATAGTCTCTAGGTTCCATTGTTGGTTTTAATTTAGCAATGAAATCTTTTGCTTCCTTTACAGAAAAATTTTCTGCAGAGAAATCTGTTAGATACTCTAATTCGTATTCTCTTGATTTACAGAATTCTTCTACGTATTTCGTAAGGCCAGCATATAAAAGCCCAGTCATTACATTAAGGAGTCTTATTTTACCATCCCAGAACTTAGATCGATAAGCAGGCATGAAGCTGGCGCCAGGAACAGTGAATGTAAAAAATTCACTCATTTCCATCATGATGCTGGGTTCGGCTTTGATCTTTACATATATTTCGTCGAACTTTTCAATCTGAACTTTATCCATTATGCTCCCATGGTGAACTTCTGCCAATCAATAGCATTACGAATAATAAAATTTCTATTCATAACAGTTTTAATGATTGAATCTAACAGTTCTATCTTTTCTTGTTGATAACCAATTTTAAGAGATTGATTTATTATTTCCTGATCAGAATCCAAATACATAGGAATATCGCTTTTGAGGATCATACCTTTAGGCGGAAGCTTCCAACCTCTATCTTTAGTTTCTTCGTTTGGACCCTGAGTTAAAAATTCATACTTATCAAGCTTGAGTTGTTTCATCTCTGACTCTTGCTTACGCAGAATCATTTTTTCCTTGACATAAATTTGATAATATTTATGATGGAGTTTAGGGATTTTAAGGGCTTCTTCGCCTAGCTCTGTTTTGTCAATCTGAGAATCGACGTTCCAATTTTCTAAAATTTCATCAATAGTCATAGATCACCTTTTTCAATTAATATTATATTATATAATACTTTTCGAAAAAAGTAAAGTTAAATCTTCTCTATATTATACAAAGTATATTTGAAAGTTGCTGAAGCTTCAACATAATTGACATCTTCATCGGTTGTTCCAAAGGTTAAACCAGACAGAGATATAGGATGAGCATCTGTATATACTACTTCGTAGTTTGCTGCTTTTGTAGATGAAAGAATCATTACAGAAATATCAGAATATATACCATCGCCAGTCCATGATTTCTTTTGTTCTATTTCTCTATACTGATCAAAGTTATCTGGCTTACCAAGAGCCTTAATCCAGTTATGAATTTCTAGATAGTTTTTAAGGTCTTCATCAACTTTGAACGTAATTTGTAATTCAGAATAATCTATGTGATCGCCAGGGACTGGATACTTTACAAATGGTGTAGGGACGTTTGGTGCTGCTAAAGATATTTGAGGAACATTAATTTTCTGTATAAAAAAGTTGACATGTGGCGCCTTCTTAATTGTGAACTTGAAATTAAGAGGACTAAGAAAGTTTTTGTTTATAGGTGTGTTATCTATAGCAGTCATATCAACTCCTTTTCATACTATTTATATGAAAAAAGGGGCGACCGAAGCCGCCCCAGTTTCTAGATATCGGATCTTCGTCCGAAACCAAATTACATAAGGTTATTAACAATAACTCTACGATAGTACTTGTTAGTGTTGATAGTAAGAGCACCAAGACCCTGAGTAAGACCCTGAGCGAATGGGTTTGCTACCATGCCGTAACGAGTCTTAAAGCCGATCTTTGGCTGGAAGCTTGACTGATCAACTGCACGAACCATCTGTAGTGGAACGTATGGGCAATAGAATAGACCAGCGTCGAAAGCTGATGAACCCTTATAGCCAACAGTTAGATAGTTACCGCCTAGAGCGTATGGATCGATATAAACACGTAGACGACCATTTAGGATACCAGCGAAGGTATTGCCTGTATCGTCAACCTGTAGGTTGTTTGAGTTAAGAGCAGGAGCGTAGTCAAGAACACCAGCCATCTGTAGTGCAGAAGCAACGTCTGAAGAACAGATAACGATGTTACCCTTACCACGACGAGTCTGCTTGGCGATCTGGTTAGCTTCACGCTCTAGCTGGAACATTAGACCCTTGAACTTTTCAACTGACCAACGACCGTTTGAGTCAGTATCAAGATCGAAGACACCAGCTGTAGTTGTGTTTTCCTGAGCGCCAGCTTCAGCAGTGATGTTGATAGTACGAACAACTTCACGGTTGATTTCGGCTAGGATTTCAGCTGATAGAATGTTAGCTAGTTCTGTTTCAGCGTCTAGACCATGGATAGCCTTAAGATCCTGGGCTAGTTCCATAGTATACTCTGCCTTTAGAGCACGAGTGTTAGCTGTAACAGTAACCTTCTCAATTGAGAATGCCATCTGTGGGAAAGCAGTGTTTGAGTCGGTTCCAAGAGCTTCAGCCTGGAATGTACCCATAGCAGCACCAGTGTTATAGGTGTTAACTGCTGTTAGTGGTGAAGTGTTAGTTGCACCTGGAATAGTTCCAACATGCTTCTGACCGAAGGTGTTAGCACCTGAAGTAACAGAAGAGAACTGAGTGTTAACTTCGTTATAGAATGTTTCTGCGCCAGCGTTGTTATAGCTAGTTGTGTTAGCATAACGTGAACGCATTGCGAAGATGAGGCCAGTTGGGCCAGTCATTGGCTGAACGCCGCAGATGTCGTATGCCATTAGATTTGGCATTGCACGACGAACTAGAGAAATAAGAACTGGATCGAAAGTATCGATACCACCAGTACCCTGAGTTGAGCTTGAAGCGCCCATTAGGTTAGCTGGAACTAGTGAATCAGTCTCAGTTAGAGTCTGATAAGAACCATGAGCAGCAGACTCAGCTAGAGCCTTCTCAGTGTTCTCAAGCATAACTGCTGTTACTGAACGGCGGTGCTGGTCCTTAATGGCGCCAAGAGCGTCATGGTCTAGGACTGGTGCCCACTTATTTTGAATTTCCTCAGCTAGATACATTTAGGTTTTCCTTTCTTAGAAAATACACTTTATTTTATTTATAATATATTACTTTTTAACTGTTCTGGAGATAGCGGCTAGATAACGACCAACACTTGGGTCGATGTTTCTAGTTTCACTGATTTCTCCTTCAAATGTTTCTTCTTCAATTGAAGAACTCGAAGTTGCTTCATTTCTGAAATAGTTTTCTTTAACGATCATTAGCTTCTTAGCATAAACGTCAAGATCACCGTCGAATTCAATTCCTTCAACTAGAGCAGAGAACTTATCCTGCTGTGTCAATGCAAGATCAGAAGCAAGTTCAGAAACGATTTCAAGTCTCTGACCTTCAACAAAATAGTTCTTTAGCTCAACGTTTTCTGAAATTGTTTCGTCAAGTCTTGATTCTAGAGCTTCAACCTTTTCAGCCATTGCTTCTAGAACATCAACCTTCTCCTCTGGAACACTGATGTAGTGCTCAGCGAATAGGTTCTTCAATCCTTCAATAAACTCTTCAGCGAGTTCATTGCGTAGGGTTGATTCGATAGCTACTTCGTTTTCTTTCATCCAATTCTCAACAACATAATCAAGATATGTGTCAAGCTTTGATGTCATTTCTTCGGCAATTGAAGAAACTTCTTCCTGTAGCTTTGTTTCATATTCTTCTTCTAGACGTGTCTGCTCAGCAATAACTCTTGCTGAAACTGCTGCTTCAAATAGTGTAGCAACGTTGTCTTTAAATTCTTCTGAGAGATCCTGACCATTGAACATTTCTTCAATGTCTTCCTTTACATTAAGCTTTGGCATTGGATATGCAGTCTTTGGACCAACATTACCACCAGTAGCATGTGAAGGCTTCATATCAATAGTTGACTGATTATGTGCTGACTTGTCACCAACACCCCAATCCTTACCTGGGCCGAACTGAGCCTGGACCTGATTGAAGAAGTCGATAAGTTCTGACTTGCCCATACCAGCCATAACGTTCATTACTGAAGTCATTGCCTTTAGTTTTGGCATTGGGTCTGAAGGACGTGCAGCTGGATGAAGTGATGAAGCAGCAAGAGTTTCCTCATCAACTGATTCCTCTTCCATCTTCTTGCAAGAAGATTCATATTCTTTATCTTCTTCCTCTTCCTCTTCTTCCTTGTGATGCTTCTTCTTGCCCTTTACCTTGGCTTCCTCAAGAGCATTTAGAGCTTCAAGATCGAATTCTTCGTTATTAGCCATTTAAATAGTCTCCTATTAAAGAAATTTAGAATTATTTATAATTTTTTGTTTTTTACTATTAGAGAAGTTAGATAGTTCTCAAATATGTTTAATCTCTGTTCTTCAAGTTTTGACTTACTTAAAGAATGGACATTTTTCTTTATTTCATGAAGTCTTTCTTCATGCCATGAACCCTTGACTGGATCGTAAATCCACTCAACGTTTTCCATAATACCGTTTACGAAACATCCAGGTCCGCTTGGGTCGGAAACAATATCAACTGTTGAAAGTTTGAAATCTGGTTGAACAACCATAACACCATTTGATTCTTTCAAAGAACCCATACCACGTGTAGAAACACCAAGCTGACCGCCTGATTCTAGGAGACCTCTAGCAATTTCGCCCATAGGTGTTGAAGTAATCTTTGCTTTACCGTTAACAAAATTACCATCCCACTTTAATTCAGTGATGATATGTGATACACGGTCAAGATTAATAGTTGGTCCTGATGGATGATTTAGTTCGCCGAATGCTCTTTTAGCATTAACTACTTCACGAATGTATCTTGCTACTTCATTTTCTAGAATGTCTTTTTTATACATTCTACCGTTTTTGTTCTTTTCTTCAGCAGTCATAAAACGGCCAATGATATAATGTTGCCTTTTACCGTCTTCAGTTCTTTCGGTAATATATTGAGTTTCTTCGTTTAATTCGGCGATGAGTTTCATCTGTTATCCTCTGTATTCTACTGGAGCGGCTTTCATATTTGCTCCTGTTACTGTATCTGTTGGTCCTTTTGGAATAACAATTGACTCAGTATTTGATACTGTAGTGTTCGCATAAACCACACCATTAGCATAAGCTAAATTAAGAACAGCGGCAGCGCCAGTATTAACAATACGAATAGTTGTAGCTCCTGCAACATTATTGGCCGATGCAATTGATACTTCTGCGCCTTTTAATTTAATAAACATTATAGAGTCCCCACATCAAGTCTACCAGTTGAACCTAAAGTGCCACCAGTATATTCAGTATTAGTAGCGGCGCCTGACTCAGACTGTCCGTGCATTTTCCATGCCTTAGCATAAAGAACCTGCATGCCTTTTTCTTTACCATATTCTTTTACGAAACGTTCTTTGTTTGACTTAATCCACTTTTCAATCTTTGGATTTGGTGGAGCTACTTCATTAACTACTTCAGTTTCTTCTGCCATTTTCTTGCCAGTAACTTTTGCTCTGCCAACTGATGAACCATGTTCGCCGCCTTCAATCTCACGCTTTGATAAACCAGCAGCAAATTTACGTGCACCACCAAACATAGCACCAGTGCTCTTTAACTGATTATACTGTTTCTTACCTGGCTTTAATTTAGTCACTGGAACGTTTGACGACTTAGCAATATCAGAAAGCTTTTTTGCTGCTTTTCTCTGAGCATCGTCTTCAATACGTCCTTCTGAAACATGTTTTTTGTCAGTTAACATTTTCTTGCCCTTATATCTTGGCTCTTGATCTGAACCAGTTGGACAAGCAGACTCACCATGAACTTCGCACATCACACCTTCATTAGTGCGATTACATGCAGCTTCATAAACATCGTCTTTCTGAAACTTATACTTTGTAGTCTTGCTACCGCCACCCTTTTTACCCTTGAAGGCAGCTTCTGCATCATATGGATAATCATGAGTTTCAACGTCATGCTTCTTTACAAAAGCAACACCGTCTTTGGCGTTCCACTGATATAGGTTTTTATCATCAATGTCTGGCGGAGCAACTGAAGTTTTGCTTACTCCGGCGAACTGACCTTTGCCAGTAATATCTCTAAGTTTCTTCGCCATAATCCTCTTCCTCTGAGTTATCTATGTCTTGATCTTCAGCATCTTCTTCATAATCTGCTTCTGGTTCGTATCCATACATCTGTTGAGCAAATTCAATTTTCTTATTTTCTATTGCATTAGAAATACGATCAACAATCAAATCATTAAATGCTGCTTCGAAATCTGTTGGTCTCTGCTCTATTGCAGAAATAACTAAATCATCCAAACCATATTTATTAGCTTCAGTCATTTGTGTTCATCCTCTACTATTGCTGTTGTGCGTTTCTAACAGAACCTCTTTGAACTAAATCTGGGTTCTTTGCTAGAATTTGAACAGCTGCTTTATATTTTGCTTCGTCTGCCATAGTTCTATTAGCCTTTGGCATCTTTTTCATTTGATCAACTATAACTTCAGCGTTTCTGACTTCTTGCATTTTTTGAGTTAATTCTGGGTCTTGACCCATAGAACCTTCAACTCCCGGCTGCAACATTTGATCTTGTTGCTGTTGATCTGCCATTTGTTGTTGCTGAAGCATTTGTTCGTTTTGTAATATAGCTGGATTAACCCATCTATATTCGCCTTGATCTGCTAATTTGGTTTCATTGACAATTTGCTTATCATTCTTTTCGATATCATCATCTGATTGATGAAGGACATTTTTACGAACCCATTCATGGCTGTAATACTTACCAAGCATATCCTGAATATTTCTTGCTTGAGTAATTCTACCTTCAAGAATTTCAGCATCTTTTAGTTCTGTAAAGTAATTATCCTTAGCAAAGTCAAAACGAATGTCGTCAACTATTGCATTCCAATCATCAATAGTTGTAACACCCTTGAGGATTAGCTGCTTCTTTAACATTTCAAGGAATAGATTTGAGAACCTTCCTCTTAAACGAATACAGAAACGATTAAACTTTAGTTCGTCTCTTGTAATTTCTGTTGCTCTACCAACTGAGAATAGAGCATCTGAATTAAGTCTTGACACCGGAACATTAAGCGCCTGTAAAAACTTCTTTTGGAAGTATAGGACGTCGTCCATCTGTCCCAGTGTCTGGCCACCTGGTAGGGTAGTAACCTCCGTACCTCTACCACCTTCACGGCGTGGTAGCCAATAGTCTTCAAGCATCGTCATGAACTTACGATCGTCACGAATATCACCAGTCTGTGCGTCGTAAATTAGACGGTTCTTATGCTTAACCATAATGTCACGAACATACTGCTCTGCCTTCATCTTAGGAAGATTACCAACGTCAATATACCAAATACGACGTTCTGGTGCACGAGCAAGACGGTAAATAACTAGAGCGTCTTCCAATGTTCTTAACTGATTAAGCGGCTTGATTGCTTTATGTAGATAAGATAAAACCATTGTGCCTTGATTGTCAGTAAGACCAGACACAACGTGTAAAATAGAATCCTTAGCAATTTTTAGTCCTGTTGTTGATGGACCAACTGCTTTATTTCCGAAGTTGAAACCTTTGTCATTGAAAATGAAATATTCATTAACTGTCTTAGTTACAACTGCATCGCCTGGATTATTGGCTTGAATCTTTTTCTTTTGGACCTCACGGACTTTACGAATCTTACGTGGATCAACGTATCTTACTTCTTTGATACCTGCTGCTGGATTTTTATCATCAATAATAACATGATAATATAAACGACCATCAATATACCAGCGTCTATAAATTTCATAAGCATATTTGTTAAACCCTAAAAGGTTTAGACAATATTGAAATTCGTCACGAATAATCTTTTTAATATTTTCATTAACATTTAACTGCTCAAGATTAATTTGAACAATATGTTCTTCGTCAATTGAAATAGATTCATTAACAATTTCGTCAACAGCGGCATCACATTCTGGTTGTAATGACATCTCACGATATTTTGTTACTAACTCTGCTTCAGATCTAACAGTGCCATCGAGATCAACATAAGTGCCAAAAGCACCACCTGCTGATACGACTACTGCACCATCATCTGAGTCCTTTGGAGGAGCAAATGATGGTAACTCTATGTCTGGACGTTTTTTTCTGAGTTCGAAGCCGAATAATTCTGCCAAATTTTTTCTCCAAGTATTGAGGGGAGATTAACTCCCCTCTTCAATAATATAAAGTATTTATTATAGTACCGATTGAGGCCCAACTTCAGTTTCAGCAAGATAAGTAGTAACCTTACCTGATGTTTTAACTGAAGCGTCTTCAACTGTTGGAATCCAATAATCATAAGCAAAGTTTACAGTAAACTCTTCAATATTATTACCAGAATCCCAACCTAGACCAATACCACTTAGCTGTGTTGGGAAAGCGCCCCAGAGCTGATATTCACGAAGGACATCGCCATCCTTACTATATTGTGTTACGTCAATTAGTGTTTTATACTGTTCGGCAGAAGCAGTTGGAACACGAACGTTTGAAATTACAGTATTAATACCGTTTAGCCAAGCTTCGAACATTGAACGAACAGAGAAATCTTCATCGTTCATGACTGTTACTGACCAATCAGCATAAGTTCTTTCTCCAGCAACTTTAATCTTACGACCGAAATAAGGAATTTCGATGTTAGAAACAGTTGATTCAGGTAGTTCGGCTGCACGACATGTGAAAACGAACTTTCTGAAGGCTTCCGGATTTAACGGAATGCCAACTGGAGGAGCAACATTAATTTGGAAGAGGGAGGGTCTAGCTCCACCATAAACTAGACCCTGTGCCTTAAATTGATTAATATTGAAAGCCATCTATTTTACTCCTTTGAGATTTTATCTATTTATTAAAACTTTCCGATAACTTCAGTAAACTGCACTCCAGTTGGAACAGCAATAAAGTTAAGCTGGATGAAGTTAATGCTTCTCGCAGGTTTAATATAGATATCACCGACAAACTGATTGCTGTCGATAATTTGTGGCGTATTATTTGTATCGTCACAAACAACGTAGAAGTCAGTAATACCACGTCTACCCTGAATATTGCGTAGGTATGGTGTTACTAGGTTCTTGAACTGCGCTCTAGTAAATGCGTCATTGAACTCGAATAGTGAATATTTAGCTGAAATAGCAATTGCCTTTTCAAGAACAATGAATAGTCTACGAACATTGATACGATCAAACGCAGATGGCTTAGACTGTAGAGTCTTATCGCCATACAAGATAGTTCCTTGGCCTGGGAAAGTTACAACTGGATTTATGTTCTTAACATAAAGAGTGTCTCTTTCTGCCTTGCGTGGATTAAATGCTAGTTTAACTAGGTTCTTAATCTGACCACGGTTGAAACCTGCAGGTGAGAACCAAACTTCTCTTGAAGCGTCGGATCTTACACACAATCCAGCAATATCACCATTTAGAGGAATCCAACGATAAACGTCGTTATAACGGTCATACTGATACTTGTAACCGGAATCAAGAATTGCGTATGAAGAATCATGAATTACATTTCTCCAAGCAACAAGATCTGCAGCCTCATTACCTGTGTTGTTTACTACAGTTCTCTTATCAGGCGAGATAAGAGCGACACAGTCTCTTCTGATATCGCAAATATTATCGATAATATAATTTGCTAATTCATGATTATAAACAGTTACTTCGTTACCATCTTCGTCTTCAGAAATAGTCATTCCACCAGTTGGACGACCTTGAAGAACAAGAGAAATATCGATATCTTCAGGTGAAACGAATAGATCGTATGCTTCACCAAGAATATCAATAGTGGCGTTTTCTTCAGAAAGACCATCAGCGCCCAGTGAGAACTGAACACTTGCAGGTCTTGAAGAAGTTGAAGAAGTTAGATTTATAGCATTATTAGAACGAGCAGTTGCTCTATCGTTTGCCCACCAAATATACTGAGAACCTTCGTTGACAACTGTCTTGTAATAATTTACAGAGTTATCTTCGTTCTTAGCGTCTGTGGCTCTTGAAAGTTTCTGATGAACTTCTAGGATTTGACCAGGAACGCCAGTAAAGGCACCGTTATTATCAACTACAACGACATGAAGTTCATCGTTTGCTGATGTGTTACCGTTAAAAAGCTGCCATTCTGACTGTCCAGGAGCTCCATCAACTACGTCAAAGAATTCCCAAAATCTTTGAATTTTATTGAAAGTATAGTTTGAACGTAGTCTATAAGGATCCTCAAACCCAATATTCAATGTAGAAGTATTGGCAAGGAACTTACTGTTTGCTCCATTAGTCTGAACAAGATTTACTCTGTTTCCAAATGGTGTTGTTGATAGTCTGAATGATGTGTTATTGGCTTCAATTACATAGTAAGTTGTACCATTAGTAAGACCAGCAATTACAGCATCGCCAGCGTTGTTAGAATAAACAACGGCATCACCATTAGAGAACGGATTTTTAGTAACTGTGATAAAATCAGTACTTGTATTAACGTTATTATTTCCGCTAATTGAAACGTTGGCTGTTACATTTGTTGTAACAGAAGTTCTCTTAACTTGAAGGTACTGATAACCAATAGTGCTATTACCAGCCAAAATTCTATCGCCAGCAGCTATCTGACTCTGAACTGTAGTAATAGATGCATTAGTAGAAGTATTACCAACGAATTTAACGAGACCTGTATTTGAACCTATTCTAAATTCAATACGATTAGTCAATGCAATATTTGCTTGATAGCTGTTTGCATTATCGCAGATAGCAACTCTCAAAGAGTTACCCATCAAACCTGGATACTTTGCTACGTAAATAACGTCGGCATCAAAATTGCCATCGATATCAGTATAAACATTACGATTTTTTACAATCTGATTTACTAGATTAGCTACGAACGGAGTTCCTGTAGAATCATCAAAGCCGACAGCTGTATAAGCAGTATCTGGACGACCAAAATAGATATCTGCATTAGCTGTGCCAGTTATTGAACCAGTAGTTGTAGTGAATATATTCTGGTTAAGAACAATAGCTGTTGTGTTAATAGCAGCAATAGAAAATGCATTTGAGGCTGCAATTATGCTTGAATTAGTTGTCTGGTTGATATACATACCAACGGTTAGACCCAAATTAGCAACATTTGCTCCAGTTCCACTAGTCAAGATGTTATTTGAAACTGATGAATTTGCTGCAAGAACAAAGGTTAGAGGGCCAGGAGTAGCTCCATCTACTTTTGCTGCTCTAGAAACATAAAGACGATTTGAATATGCCAAAAAGTTTGCAGCTGTAAACCAAGTTTCAGCGTTGAAATTAGTTGGCTTGGCGAATCTTCTTACAAGATCGTCTTCTGTTGAGATGAGAACACGTTCACCTATTGGACCCCAACGGAATACGCCAGCAAAGGCACCGTCAGATGTGGCTACTGAAGGAACAACGGTTGTAAGATCGATTTCTGATACATTTACACCAGGTGATAGTTGGAAAGCCATTTATTTTTCTCCCTTTTGCGAGAACTTGCAATTATGAATTTTTTATATTTATAAAATGGGCTTTTTTAGAAGTCCTGAGGTTGGTTCCACATCCAAGAATCACCGACAAATCTTTCATAATCTTCTTCAATAAAATCGTCCCTTCCAGAGTCCACAAACCCAAAAGGAGCCAAATCTTGCTCCATATCTTCTTCGGTTTTGTCCCTTAGTGACATAAGAGTGTTGATATTAGTATAGTCTTTAAAATATTGCTGGTCCGAGAGCCAAGCAAACAGAACCAGACACATAACCAAGTCATCGTGTTTACCGGACTCTGCTTCGTACGAAGTTCCTTTTTTAGAAAAGGTGCCTAATTCACTGATGGTGTTTACGTCGTTTACTATCAACTGGTTTTGCTCAATCAGTAGTTTTAGGATAGAACACCCAATAGATTTTACAATTTTGGTAGTTCTAATGCCCTTGTCAACGCTGCCGCCTCCAAACCCAGTAGTTATTCTTTTGCCGGACCTACCAGCGTTTTCGGTAAACAGAACATTCTCATACCCAAAATCATAGTTGAGAGAAGTTGAGACTTGTTCACCTATGTCATTAACCTCAACAAGAACTGAAGCATTATTATACGCCTTAGCGGTTCGGTGGATAATGTCGGCATAATCTAGCGGGGTGATAGCATTATTCCTATAAACGCCCACTTGTTGATAAGGCATAGAAGTAACATCTATCAACTGAAAGGCTGAATAGTCCAATCCTTTACCACGAGAAACGTCACAAACCATCATATAAACATGATTAGGTTCTACTGCTCTGAACTGAGTTAGACCATCTTTTTGTAAGATTGGATTCTGAGAAACTAATTCCTTGAGCTTCCAACCAGCAATTAGAGTTCCGGATGAACCTAGGAATTCGCAGTTATACTCCTGATCAAACTTTTCAAGATCAAAGTTCATACCCGCTAAAGTGTCAGCTTTCCACTTCTCATCTCTACCAGGAACTGCTTGCCAATTGACTAGAATTGGATGATATCCGTTAGTCCCCTTTTCAGCGTTCGCCCAAGTAGCATGGAAGTGGTTCAAACCGTTCGGAGTAGAAACTAGAATGATCTTGGATTCTGAACCTGATGAAATAGTAGGATAAACTGAGGTGAAGAATTCGTCCCAGTTATCAATGAACGCCGCTTCGTCGATGAATAGAAGGTTGATGGTATAACCACGGATGGCGCTGGCAGAAGTGGCAGCAGCCAAAACACGACTGTTATTTTCAAGAACGAATGAACCTTTATTCCATTCAACAACGCCCTGCTGGAGCCATTTAGGTAAGTGCTGGTAAGCCAACTGAACACGACCAAGAATTTCTCGAGCCGTATCGCCCTTGTTGGCTAGTAGGGCTACGGTCTTATCAGGGTGAAAAATAATATACCAAAGGATGAAGGCGCAGGTAGTTGTTGACTTACCTGCCTGTCGAGCAGTAGTAACAATAGTGTAACGGTTGTCTTTAAATGAAGTCACCATTTCTTTCTGGTAACCATACAACTTGAAACTTGTAAGACCCTCGTTAATCGAGATAATCTTCATATAATTTTCAGTAAAATAAACAGGATCGTTCTGACATTTTACATACTCCTGAACAAGGTCCGGAGTCCATTCAATGTTCTGATTAGTTTTCTTTAGAAGAACATTACCCTTATAACCACCCACCAACTCATTCATTGTTCTTCATATCCTTGAGAACTTTTTGTAACTCGGCAGTTGAACCCACAAATAAGTTGTTATTAATAGTCTGAGCTTTTTCGTTTATAGGACTATCTTTGGCGTCAATATCTCTAATTTTAGTTTGAAGATCTAACAGTTCTTTATTAGTGTTGACCACTGTATCCATAAGTTTGGCCAAGACTTCGAATGCACGTGGATGCTGAGAAGCTGCTGCGATCTCAGTTAATTTACCAATGGCTTCTTGACCTGTTTGAATTACTTCATACAAATTAGCTCTTGCAGCTTCAAAATCATTCCTAGCAGAATCATCATGAGCTTTAGCAATTATATTGTCTATTTGTTTTTCATATTCTAATGGCGGCAGACCTAATGCCTTGCCAATAGGATCATCATCTTTTTCTGTCATTCAATCTCATCAGTGTTGTAAATTTGAGTAATAAACCCATAATCATCGTCAGCGTCAATTTCTGTATATGGCAAAGTGCCAGTATTTGCATTTGGTTTTCCGGTGTATGTAATTGGATCACCATTTGCGTTCAAACCTGGCTGAATAGTAACCTTTTCAATCATTGGGGTTACGCCTCTACCTTCAGCAGCAGTATTTGTAGAAGGTATATAAAACTGAGTTCTAATAAACTTAATAATACCAGAAGATTTAATCGGACCATAGATATAACCCTTGAGGGTGAAATCTAGTTCCCAAATAATAGCTCTTCTTTCAACATATGCGCCATCGTATTTATCAATCTGATTGATGTTGTTCAGAACAATAGGAATATCCATTGTTACATTTACTTCAGGAATAAGATTAACTGTAGTTGTCCAGTCTGGAGTAAAATACGGAAGAATTTGTTCTATAATTTTAGTTCCATCTTCAGCATTTTTTACATAGATATATGCTTTAAAATTTATATTGTACGGTACTGGATTATATTGATATTTAAACTTACTAATGTCATCAGCGTCTTTAACAGCTATTCTTCCGATAGTGTTTAACTTTCTAGATCCATCATATTCCATTTTACCCATCTCAAACGAAATCATAGGCATAGCAGGAACAGCATTAGTTTTATCTAATGTAGGATCTTGAAGAACACGAGCAAGCATTTTATCTTTTGCTGCGTATGTAATTGGCACTTTTAACAGAGCAGTGACGTTACCTGATGCATCTGTTCTTGTAATGCGAATATCGTTCAACAATGTGCCCATAAGAATTACGTATTTTCTAATGAGGCTGAAATAAAATGGTTTGCCAAACATTAGATATTTCCTTCACTGAATGGGTCTATAGAGGAGAAATCAATAAATTGATCGGACTCTGCCTGTATTTCCATACTATCATCCGCTGTGACATTGCCTGCAGCTGCATTTTCAAGAATAAGGTAATCACCATCTTCAGTCAATATTGGGCCATTGTCAGAATCATCATCAATTGTCCAATCAAGAATATTTTGACTGTTCTGTTTTTCTAAAGCATCGATTTCAGGTATACCTGTATTGAATCTTTCACCAGAATATTCGAACACTTCACAAGTCATTTCCCATGTTTGTAAAGCGCCCAGTTGATAAAACATTTCATACTTATTCACGAAACGAATAACAAACGCTCTTTGATTTAATGGAAACCAAATAACATCGCCTTCGTTTGGTCTTACTTGAGTAGTAAACTCACCAATTTCTTCATTAAATATTCTACGAGCAATAGAAAATACAACTTGATTGCGTATTTCGACACCAAATTTTGATAGGAATTCTCCGTCGCCAGAGAACCCATCAATTGATTTGATATACATTTCTACAGGATACGCAGCTTCGTAACTTGACGAATCGTCTGCGCCATAAACTTCATCATAATTATTCAGAGTTCTAGGAAGATAATACATGTCCTGGCCATAGATCTTAATAGATTCTATGATTAGATTTTCAAGTAACAGCTGTTCCTGAGAAGCCTGAAAATTATTGAAAAAGAAATTAGTGGCCATAATTACCCGATCATATCAGTTGCTGGTAAGCTGTATGAATAAATCATTTCTTTTTCTAGATCTGCTCTTTCAGCTGTCGCTTCATCATAAATCTTTTGACCGTTAAAGGTTAGACCTCCAGGCATTTTCATGCCTTCAAACTTTTTAAGGTTTGTTCCCCACTGTTGTTTAATCAAACAAGCTGCATATCTAAGCAACCAACGATCGCTCCAAGCCTTAGTCCAAACATCTGGATCTACAACTTGATACGCTTCGACAATCAAATAGTTACCAACAGCAATCTGATCCCAAGACATGTCAATATAAAGTCTATTATTATGACGATTATATCGTAGCGGTTGCTGACCTACTAACATTTGTTCAAGAAACTGAACATGATTCATAGCCATATAATATGGAACCATTGAAACAGATGTTAGAGTATAAAGGTCGTTAAGAGCAATCTGATAACGAATATTGAATAGATTATTAAGACCAAGAGCAGAACCAAGAGGAAAAATGTTTACAGCGCCAATAATATTATCAGGAAGGGCAATATATTTGTTAGATATATCTGTTGCATCTATTTGTCTTTTATAATATGTTTTTTCTGAACCATCAAAATGATAATCCCAAAAATAACGCAGAGCTTCGTCGATGCGATCGGAAACTTGATCTTCATCAACATTAATTTCAATTACTGGTTTACCTAGTCTTCGAAGACAATTTTCAGTAAATTCTGCTCTTGTTGTCGGAGTCATTTGATTCCCTTAATCTATTTTATGGTATATTTATAGGAAGAGGCACTGGCACTTTATTACTTGCATTAATAGAAAACTCAACAATTGCATTAGCAAAATCTTTAAATTGTTGAACACTAGTAAATGTATGAATATTCATACCAAAATCTGGCCAATCTAATGTGTTAGAGTTTCCTGGGAATGCATTGTTCATTTGAATATATAAAAGAATAGAAGAAATTTTCTGTTGAACCTCGGTGCCATAAGGATAATCGCCATTTAAATCTGGGTTAGAAGCTGATGCAATACTAACTGTCAATGGCGGCATATATGGTATAGGATCCGGGTCCTCTACTACATTACCTTCTGCAAGCCAAGCTTGATAATCTGCCCATTCTTCTACATGTTCTGGGCCAATAATCATATTATCAGAAAGACGAACTACTGCGTCAGTGTCAAATCTTGCTTTATAACCTGTTGTTGACATTTTATAATCCTTTAATTAAAACCGTAAAGTGTTACTGAACCTGAAGATAGATTACCGGACTGTGCATTTATTTGCATACCATCGATGGTGTTTGTTATACCGCTTACACCACTAGGCGTTCCATCCCAGAATCCACCACCATGGTGATAACCGAGATAACCGCTGGTATATAGATATCCTGTAATCCAAAATTCATAATTTTTTATATGAGTTGTTTGTCTTGTATTATATATAATGAATTTACCAGAAACACCACCATTAGAATAATTCACAAAATATCCATTATAACACAATGGTATATAAGAATAATCACCACCACCAAAAGAACCACTATTGTTATTGTAAATACCATACAAAACATGTCTGTAATAATTAAGACCTCTGTAGGCACCCGCAACATAAAAATAACACCATAGTCCAGTGCTTTGTGTGACAGGCAATAGATTATTAAACACCAATTCATAGTGATTATATGAAGTATTGAACGCTGGATAAAGAGCAGCACTATTAGATGCAGTGTATTCTGCTATAAATTGTTTATTACCATATTGAGTTGTTTGTATGGTTGAATCAGAATATCTTACACCACTGCTGATTGCTGAAGTTGCCATTTATTTTCCTATTTTAGTTCCAACCATAGACTCTTATAGTTCCGGCTTGTATATTTCCTGAACTATAATATATTTGAAAACCATCAAGTTTAGAAGTAGAAGAACTATGTGTTCCACCACCAAAAGTAAGTGCAGCATAATTTGTCGTATAATCCATTCCGGATAAAACAAAATTATAATTCTTTGAAGAAGAAGTATTACGACAATTTGTGAATCTAATCATTCCACTAACACCAGCACTACTACCGTTGAAAGCGTAATTGGAATAAGTTAATGGTATATATCCAACAGAACCGCCAATACCAGCATATCCACTAGCAGGAACAAATGGTGGGCTACCAGTGGTTGCGTATTGATTGATCCAAACGCCTGTAGAATAATATGTGCCAGAATTAAAACCACCGTCGAAATAATATCGCATATAAAAACCAACATTTAACGTTGCTGACATCATGTTGTAAACAAGCAATTCATAATTGTTATATGAATCACTAAAACCCGTATAAGACAATGAAGCACTACTAGAAGCGGTTAAAGTTGTAAGAAGAGTTCTAGCGCCTCTTGCTGTAGTCTGAGTTGTTCCGTCAGGAAATGTTACATTAGAGCTTTTTAAACTTGTTGGCATTTATTAATTCCATCCGTATATATCTACAGATCCGGAAATTATAGAACCTCCAGTTGGTAGAAATTGTATTCCATCGACTGCAGCATTAGACCCTGACCAAGTAGTTCCTCCTCCAAACTGCGCTGAATACCCAGCAGTATAATATTTTCCAGCTGCATGAAAAAGAGAAAATTTTACATTTGTTGTTTGGCGGCAATTATACAAAGTCAAACATCCAGAAACACCACCACCAGCAACATTATACGTATAACTATCAATAACTGCATATGCAGTATAACCGCCTTGTGGGGCCCACCCATTAGAATTACTGTTAACCCAACCTGCTGTGTAATATCCTGAAGATTGATAAACTGCACTTACATAATATCTGTAACACAAATAATAACCACTAGTGCACATTACATTATTCAATACATAATCATAATGATTATATGTATTTGTATGGCCTGTATACTGTATCGAACCAGAATTAGAAGCTGTTATCGTTGTCAAATACTGTCTGGTACCACGTGCAGTTGGTTGTAAAGAACCATCTGGAAACGTAACACCAGAATTATTAATTTTTGTTCCTGGCATAATTAGACCTTACTTTTTAGATCTTCAACTTCTTTTGCTAGTTGTTTGATAGCTTCGATCAATAATGGAACTATTCTTTCATATTGAACAGTTTTATAGTTTTCACCAGAGATAGATCTTTGAACACCGTCAACAGTTTCCACGTCAAAAGGTGCCAATCTAACTACTTGTGGCAGAACTTTTTCTAGTTCTTGTGCCAGTACACCGACTTGATTTGTTTCATTATAACCAAAAGTTGATGCTAAATCATTACTTCTAAAATTAACTCCAGAAATACTCATAACTTTTTCTAGAGCATTTTCAATTGGTTTAATGTCAGTTTTCAATCTTTCGTCGGAATAACCACCGACAATATCACCCATGGCATATATGGTAGAGCTACCTTGAGCGGCCATACCAACACCTATAGAATTAAATCTTGAATCTTGCGATATGCTTGTGAAAGTGCCAGCAGAAGTTGCATAGGTGGCATTAGTAGCTGAACCAGCAGAAGTTGCATAGGTGGCATTGGTAGCAGCTGATGCGTTAGTGGCAGAAGCAGCTGAACCGTTGATGTTAATAGACCAAGTGCCAGAAGCATTAGTACCAGTAGTTGACGGAGCTCCAATTGAGTTATAAGAAATTGTTCTGGCTGTTCCGCCGTTGAACGTAGTGCCAGAAGCAGCGCCTGCTCCGCCATTATTAAATGTCACTGCTTGAGAAGTCGATCCGGCCGATGTTGCATAAGTAGCATTAGTAGCGGCAGAAGCATTCGTAGCCGAAGCAGCTGAACCGTTGATGTTAATAGACCAAGTTCCGGAAGCATTAGTTCCGTCTGTCTTTGGAGCTCCGATAGAGTTATATGAGATAACTCTAGCAGTTCCTCCATTAAACGTAGTGCCAGAAATAGCACCAGTTCCATCTGAGGCAAAAGTTAGAGATTGAGAAGTGGAACCAGCCGATGTTGCATAGGTGGCATTAGTAGCACTACCAGCACTAGTAGCATAAGTAGCGTTGGTAGCCGAAGCAGCTGAACCGTTAATACTTATAGACCAAGTACCAGAGGCGTTAGTGCCAGTAGTTGATGGAGCTCCAATACTATTGTATGAAATGGTAACTGCAGAGCTACCATTAAATGTTGTTCCGGAAGCCGAACCTGCTCCACCATTATTAATTGTTAATGCATTTGGAACATTGGTAACATTTAAAGTTCTATTAGCGTCGATCGTTCCACCGCCAGACAAACCTGTACCAGCAGTTATTGAAATTGTGCTATGAGCTATGTGGCGATCTGCTGAATAATTGGAAAGGGAGTTGTGATCTATCGTGCCTTGAGTTGCTGTCTGAACAGTTCCATAAAAACCAGAAGAAGCATTTACCCAGCCGGTAACACTAGTGTTACCAAGAGCAACTGTGCCAGCAATTGACAATTTATTTGCAGGAGTAGTATTAGCAATACCAACATTACCATTTGAAGATACAGTCAAAGCTGTTCCTATGGAAACTGAGTTAGTTCCTGTAGATAAGCCATTTTTAACTACGAAATCTTTATTAGCCATGGTTCCCTTTCCCCTATGGTTTTATTTTAAATATATTTAGTATTAAAATTAATTATATCCAACAACTCTCATGTTACCTGTAATATTTCCAGAGGAAGAATATAACTGAATACCAGTAATAGCTCCTGTAGATCCCGTATACCATCCACCACCAAATGCTCGGTGTCCAAATCCAGTAGTATATGCTGCTCCGTATACATCCCATCTAAATGATTTATATACAGACGCAACGTTAGCGCCTAATAATTCAATAGTTCCTGCCATACCGCTACCACCTGTCGCTGCGGTGATAAAGTAACCTGGATATGTTAAATAACAAAAAGTATAAGTGCCGCCATAATATGCACCATTACCATTATTGTACGCAGCTAATGATTCATGATAATAATTACTTGTTCCAAAAGCGCCGGCAATATAAATTCTCATATATAAAGACTGAGACTGTGTAACTGGCAAAGTGTTCCAGAAATAAACCTTATAATGAGGATAAGAAGCCCAACCAGTTGATTGCAACGCAGCAGCATTAGTTACGCTCTGATAGTCTAACCCAACGCCTGGATATCCAGAATTGGTTGCATAAGTGGCGTTGGTGGCGGCTGAAGCATTAGTTGCTGATGCTGCTGATCCATTGATGTTGATAGACCAAGTTCCAGAAGCGTTTGTTCCAGTAGTTGACGGAGCTCCAATTGAGTTATAAGAAATTGTTCTGGCTGTTCCGCCGTTGAATGTTGTTCCAGAAGCTGCACCAGCACCACCATTATTGAATGTGACTGCTTGGGTAGTAGAACCAGCAGACCCATTAACGTTGATCGACCAAGTTCCAGAAGCATTAGTGCCAGTAGTTGACGGAGCGCCAATGGAGTTATAAGAAATTGTTCTGGCAGTGCCACCATTGAATGTTGTTCCAGAAGCTGCACCAGCACCACCATTATTGAATGTGACTGCTTGGGTAGTAGAACCAGCAGACCCATTAACGTTGATCGACCAAGTTCCAGTATTCAATACATACTGAACAGCATCGCTTCTGAACCAATTTCCGGAAGCGTCTATGTAAGAGTGTCCAACAGTGCTACCTGCTCCATAAATTCTAGTAGCACCAGAATTAGTGCTACCGTACCCAATAAACATACCATCGTTATTTGTTGCCAGGTTAGAATTACGAATAACTCTTACATTAACGTAGTTATCTGCGTTGTTTACACCGGAAGTACCAGCACTAGTAGCATAAGTAGCATTAGTAGCTGCAGAAGCATTAGTTGCAGAAGCTGCTGAACCATTGATATTGATAGACCAAGTTCCAGAAGCGTTTGTTCCAGTAGTTGATGGAGCGCCAACAGTATTGTATGAAACCGTTAATGTCGCAGCGCCAGTATAAGTGCTACCAGAAGCTGCTCCAGCACCACCATTATTGAATGTTACGGCGTTAGGGTTAGGCGCTGATCCAGCGGTTGTAGCATAAGTAGCGTTAGTGGCAGCAGAAGCGTTTGTGGCCGAAGCTGCTGAACCATTGATATTGATAGACCAAGTTCCACTGTTAATAACAGCCTGTGTGCCATTAATATAAGTGCCAGTAGTATTAGATAATAAAATGGTTGAAGTATTTGCGTATAATTTTATACCGCCAGCAGTAGTAGCAGTTGATAACCATAGATGATTGTTTTCAATACCAGCAGCATAATCCACCGAAGTCGCTGCGATAGCTGGATACAATAGTAATTTTGTTCCTGCCGATCTTGTGGTAACTGCAGGAGCAGCAACGCCAGAAGTATTCCAACCTATAAAATTACTTGTAGCGTTAGAAAATATAATAGAGTTTGCACCAGCCGAGAATGTTACAGCTCCATCAAATGTGTCAGCTGTATCTGTTCTAGCATAATTGGCAGCAGCAACGCCGCCTAGATTAGAAGCATTGGTCGCATTTGTGGCTGCTGAAGCGTTAGTAGCAGAAGCAGCCGAACCATTAATATTGATTGACCAAGTGCCAGAAGCATTAGTGCCAGTTGTTGACGGTGCGCCAACAGAATTATAAGAAATTGTTCTAGCAGTACCACCATTAAAAGTACTAGTAGCAGCTGCACCAGTTCCATCAGATGCAAACGTTAAGGATTGAGTTGTATTTGCAGTTCCCGCACTAGTAGCATAAGTTGCATTAGTAGCTGATCCAGCCGAAGTAGCGTTAGTGGCTGATGCAGCAACAGGAACCTTATAACTAGAATATGCAGTAGTATCAAAAGATTCGCCAGAATCTAGAACCACACCAGCAGTAAATTTACAAGAACTATTATCACCATTAACTACTGCAAGTAGAACCCAATCAGCAGGCACCATATAATTTGCTGTTCCTACATTGTAGTCTACAATATGGAATGCTGTTGCGCCAGCTGCCGAACCATCGCCAAGATCATAATAAAGGGCTTGCCATGAAGCAAGAGGAATACCATTAGTCGTTGCAGTTACTGCAGTAGTGCCAACAACATCAATTGATCCAGTTGATGGGCAGTTAATGTCATAGTAATTAGCGTTTCCGGGTGATGATGTTCCTTTAGAATCACCAATAATAATGAAACGTGCAGTCCATTTAACAAACCCAGCAACAGCGCCGTAACTAATAGTTCCTCCACCAGAAATATTATGAGCGCCTCTGGTTGAATAAATTGCTTCATTAAACCAGTTAGTTGTGACAATGTTTGTAGAATTATCAGTTAATGCTTGGGTTGTAGAAGTAGTAGCACTACCGGCACTGGTAGCATAAGTAGCGTTGGTAGCTGATCCAGCCGAAGTAGCATAGGTAGCATTAGTGGCAGCGGAAGCGTTAGTGGCCGATCCAGCTGACGTTGCGTAGGTGGCACTATTGACGTTTAAGTTACCTTCAGTCTTGCCGTTAACGTAAGTCGTATTATTTGCTGAAAGGGTTCCAATATACGTCGAATTAACATGAACACCAGTAGCATTTACTACAGTGCCAGTTCCTTGAGTGACATACAAACCGGTAGCATTAGCAGTTATGCCATTATTAGCAAGAACGCTTACTGTTCCTGTGGCAGTGATAGTTCCACCGGTAAGACCATTGCCTGTTGCAACTGATGTTACTCCAGCATCGTCTGTTGCCCAGTAAGTTGCAGTTCCATTCGAATGTAGAACATGTCCAGCAGTACCAAAACCACCATTAGCAGAAAGACCAGAACTACCCATAATAACATTAGCGTTATGAGTGTGCACTCCGGATATTGTAAATGCAGCAGTAGTGTTTATAACATTAGCTGGTATTTGAGCGTAAGGCAATGTGCCAGTAGTAATATTGGTAGCGTTGGTATAAAAAGAAGCTAATTGACCGTTCAAATAGGTTGAATTGTTAGCTGTTCCTGCGTTAGTAGCATAAGTTGCATTAGTAGCGGCAGAAGCATTGGTAGCGCTACCAGCAGATGTGGCATAGGTAGCACTATTGACGTTTAGATTGCCTTCAGTTTTTCCATATGGGCCAATAGAATTGGCGACCAAAGTGGCATTGGCATAAACGCCAGTAGCATTGGCGGTCAACATAGTAAAGGTTGAATTTGCACCGACCCTTAATTGAGTTGTTGTAAGACTACTATTTACCGTAGAGTTACCAATAAACTCACCCATTATTCAACCTCTTCTAATTTAAATTTGAATTTTTTACCATTTTTATTATTTATAATGAAAAGCTCAGTTTCGCCTTCTTGGATAGTCCAATTACCAGTAGTTCCATCAATATCATTACCTCTAGTTCTTTCGTTAGAAAGATGTAAGTCGCCCGTAAATACGTTGGCCCATCTTAATGTTGCGGAACCTAGATTATAAGCGTTATCAGAACCTGGCATCACATTACCACCAACGACCAATTTATCTGCTGGTGTTGTGTTCCCGATACCTACGTTTCCTGATCCAAGAATTCGCATTGCTTCCGATGTATTATTAACAGCAAAACAAATAGCATCCCCAGAGGTTCCGGAGGCAACCACATTTCTGATAGTAACACCAGCAAAAGTTCCACCATTGTCATAACCAAACAATGCGCCGTAACTGCCGTTTCTATTGACTGCAAAATAAGACAAACCAGTATTTGATGAAGTACTAATTTGAACTGGTAGAGCTGAGTCTGCTATCGAGCCTGCACCAATAGAAAGTTTTGATTGTGGAGAAGAAGTTGCAATACCAACATTACCATTAGCAACAATATATGCTGCAGTTCCAAAAGTAGATGTATTAGTAGAAACCACTAAAGATACAGTGTTTGTTAATGTTGAATTAGCGGTAAATGCAGTGCCTACTGTATGACTAGCAGCATTAATAATACCAGTGTAAACACCAGTTGAGTTGGCTATTGTAGAAGTTCCAACAGTAAGACTGGCTGCGTTCATAGTTCCAGTATGATACACACCAGTAGCATTAGCAATAAGAGATGTACCTACTGTATGAGATGATCCATTAACAACTCCAGTATATACCGGAAGATAAGCAGCGATATTCGCATTCAACGTAGAATTGAGCTGATAAGAAGCTGCTGCAGTTCCGCCAAGATTGGTTGAGTTATTGGAAGTTAATGCGCTGTTGACATTTAACGAACCTTCTGTTTTACCATAAGGACCAGTAGAGTTACCGATAAGAGTAGAACCAACATAATATGTTACTGCGTTAACTACTGTAGCATTGGCAGTAAAAGCAGTTCCTACTGTATGACTAGCAGCGTTTACGGTTCCAGTATGATACATACCACCAATATTAGCAACCAACCAATTTGTAGAAGTATTACCAAGATATAGAGTATTAGCTTGGAAATTGGCTAGTTGAAAAGTAGTATTTGTAGTATCAATGTTAACATTAGCATCTGGTTCTGGTTTATATCCATCAAAAACTTTCCAGATACCATCAGAAGCATCTCGGAAAATACCAGAATGGGCGTAACCCAAAGAATTACCAGTAGTATTATAGTTACCAACTATACCGAGATCTTCGTTGTCTACTGTATTATTTGAATTTAGATAGATAAAGTTATCAACAATAGATAATGTGTTCGAACCAATAACATTAACATTACCAGAAATAGAAAGACTTCCAGTAAGAGTCAAACTACTAAAAGAAACGTTATCAGTTGTTCTAACGTTTTGATCCATACGATAAGGAAGTCTAGCCTCAGCTAAAGTTCCAGTATTAATATTAGATGCGTTTGAAGCAAATACTGTAGCATTAGAATAAGCAGTAGCTGCATTACCAGTAATTGCAGAATTAGCTGTTGCTATTTTGCCATCTGTATATGATACAGAGTTCGAATAAGCAGTAGCAGCATTACCTGTTATGGCCGAATTGGCAGTGGCAATTTTACCATCAACATACGAAACAGCATTAGAATACGCAGAAACAGCGGCAGATTGCGCTGACGCTGCTCTAGTATTAGCATCTATTGCCCTATCATAAGCATTCTTAACAGTATTCGCTACAGGAATATATGTAATAGATGTGTTTGTTACAGAATCTAATTTGAGACCATCAACATAAGAAACAGCATTGGTATAAGCAGTAGCTGCGTTACCTGTGATCCATGACGATACATTCGCAACAGTAGCAGAAGAATTACCAAGATAAGTTGCTGTGTTTGACGTTAACGCATTATTAACATTTAAATTGCTTTCGGTTTTACCATAAGGACCGGTAGTATTACCAATTAAGGTCGTTCCTGCATAGTATGATACTGCATTAACTACAGTAGAGTTAGCGGTAAAGGCAGTCCCTACTGTGTGTGATGCAGCGTTAACAATTGATGCGTCTAGCTTGCCAGTGCTTGGAACGTAATACAACTTAGTTGTTGATACAACTGCGTTTGTCCAAGCGCCAGAAGAAGCATTTGAAAGACCAATATAGAAAGTCTGAGTGTCTGTATTATTAGCGTTTAATGTAGCGCCAGCAGTAGCCCAATAAGTAGCAGAACCGTTTGAAAGTAAAGACTGTCCTGCAGAACCGTAAGAACCGTTTGCTGATATACCAGAGGAACCTAATACGATATTAGCATTAAAAGTGGTCACACCAGATAAAGTAAACGATCCAGTTGTATTAACAACATTATTTCCTAACTGAGCGTATGGTAAAGTTCCAGTAGTAATATTAGTTGCATCAGTATAATAAGAAGGCAAATTGCCACCAAAATATGAAGAATTATTAGCCGTTCCAGTAAAAGAAGTAGAGTTTATAGAAACATTTACAGTGCTATTACCGACATATATTGGTAATCTTGTAAACGTGCCAGCATATCCAGTTTCTAAATATGAATTTCCTGTCCAACCGAATACAATACCTTCTAAATTTGAATTTGCTGCAATAATATCAAGAGAATTGTTTGTATAGTAATATTTTGTAGTGGCTCCTGTATTACGACCAATTTTCCAATTTTGGTCAGATGCTCCACCAAATAATATTGAACCCGTATTAGAAACGACAGAAATATTATTACCAGTAAACGCTACGTTTGACTGGAAAGTATGAATATTAGACCAAGTGAAATTATACCCAGTATTAACAGAAAGAGTTCCACTCGAAGTAATTGGCCCACCAGTCAAACCAGTTCCTGATCCAACACTAGTAACAGTACCCGTACCAGTAATAGTCGCCCAATAAGTAGCAGATCCATTAGAAGTCAAAATTTGACCATTAGTACCAATACTACCATTTGAATATATGGGATTAGATCCTATGTCAAGTGGAACATTAATTCTAAAAGCCGATCCTTGACCAGAAATCGTATTAGCATATACATTAAAAATGGCTCTTTGACCGTTTGTAGTATTTGTAGAATAAAATACAAAGTTATCGTCGCTCTGTTGTCTAAAACCAACATTGGCGCCGCCAGACAAAGGAGTAAATGTTATACCCCTATCATTGTATGATATATTAATGTTATTGTTTGTATAAACGCCAGAAGTGTTTGCAATAAATGCCGCTGATCCTACTTTAAAAGAAGCAGAATTAATAGAATTAGTAAAAATACCGGAAGAATTGGTAATAGAATTGGTTGCAACGGTTATTGAATTGGTAACATTGACTATAGTATTATTGGCCCCAATTTCCCAAACGTTTGTTCCATCAGAAGAATATAATATTCTGTCAGTAAGATTAATAGCCTGTTCGCCAATGGCAATATCTGAAGTAGTTGGCTTTTTGCCTGCGACTGATGAACGACGCAGTTTGAAAACTGTATTTGCCATTCTAGGCTCTCCTGTAGCTCAGTATATACTGAGAATATTAAAATTCATCTGGAGGCAATGTTGCCTCTGTTTTTAGTTTTCTTTTATTTATTGGTAGTTTAGATTTAAGTGTTAAATTTTCTTGATGTAACTTATTTAATTCAGAAGTCTGACGACGATATTCTTCTGCTAAATCTTCCAATCTTTTGATATCATCGAAATGTTTATCTTTGTAATCGTTATATTCTTGTGTTATTTTTATTCTTTCTTCTTTACAATCATGCAAAGATCTTTTTAAATCTTCTATAGTTTTTGTATGTTCTATCTTTTCTTGTTCAAATATTTTTTTATCAATAGTAAGAGATTCTACGCCTTTGGCCGCTTGTTGCATCATTTCATTTTGAATCTCAACTTGTTTTTGAGATTCTTCATATTTTGATGAAAGATTTTTAACTGAAGCTGATAGTGCAGTAACTCTAATTTCTAGATCTATGTTTTTACGCAGAAAATCCAGAAGCATATTTTCTTGCTTCTGGATAAACTGTTTTAAATAAATGTCTTGACCTTCATCATTTTCCATAGTATAATTCCTTTGTCAACGAAAAATATATCACTTCTTAATTCTTCCTCTGACGTAACCTTCCGGAATAGCTTCTTGTTTGTTAATTCTGGTGTTTGCTCTACCATTATTAATCCAAATAAGATTCGAAACAGCGCTACGGATTCTTTGTTTATCTTCTTCTGTTTTATTAACTCCTTTTTTCGGAGTTTTCTTCCATCTTTGTTTTAGAGAATTAATTCTTTTTTCAATTTGTTCTTCAGATTGTTTTTTACCTACTTTTATATTTATTTGAGTTTGTCTATATGTTGGATCTGTCCACAATTCTAAAGATTTTTGTCTTCTCATTTCTATTTGATCATTATCCTCAAATTGCTTTTTATTAGCTTCTCTCAATTTTTGTTTGGTTTCTTCTGACCTTGTTTTGCCAATAGACCAATGACCCCAATTTTCGTGTTTCTTATGAGATAGTGATATCTTTTCGCCTACTGTTAATATTTTTTCTCCATCTGTTGTCCAATGACCATTAAGATGGTTTATTAAATTATAATATTTTTTCCCTAACTCTTCATCTTTTATAAAAGAAAGATACTTATATTCTTCTATCAATAACTGTTTTCTATCAAAAACCTTTTTAATAATCCTACGTTTAAAATCATGAGGTCTTCTTTTATAAGCGTCTCTCATCCAGTTCGAAGAACATTTATAACCATCAGTTTCGGTTCCCCAATGAGATCCAATATAATATCTTTTATGTTTTTTATCAAACCAAATATATACAAATCCATACTTTTCCAATTTATTACTCCTATGAATTGTTCCCATAGGAGTATTTAGTAAAAAGTATAGTGCTAAAAACTGCCACCATCCAATATATCATAGACTAAAGCTGTTCCGTTAGACTGCAGAACATATCCGCTAGTGCCAAGTGTTAATTCGTTATATCCATTGGTTGAGTTACCTACCAATAATGCATTATTAGTTACTGTTGCCTTTCCAGTACCACCGGAAGTTCCTGCAAGAGCAGTGGCAAGAGTAAGAGTATTAGCAACAATGCCAACAGAATATGTAGAATTGGCTGTTAAATTAGCTGATGTTGTATTAGTGGTAAGAGCACCGGAAGCTAGATATGCGACAAGAGTTGCTGTTCTATATGATGCATCGTTAGTATCTACATCATTGTTACCAGATAGTTCTTGTTCTAGATTAAAGAATAGCTTCCATAATCCATCAGTATGATCCCTAAATAAACCAGTATGACGGTTTGCACCATCATTGTAGTTTGCAGCAAAACCAATATCGACTAAATCGCTGGAATAATTGTTACCAGCAAGGTATATCATTGGGTCAGAAACAATAACTGATTGAACATTTTGAGTTACTAGATTGCCAGTAACAGTTAGAGTTCCTGCAACACTGACATTTGAGCCAAATGAAGCTCCATCTGTGGTACTAATGTGATTAACATATATATTGGCCCAACGTAAAGAGTTCGAACCCAAATCATAGCTATTGTTTGTGGTTGGGATAATAGCTGTGTCGATACGAGCATTAAATGTTACTTTGTCAGAAGTTGCATCACCAAGAGTTGTATTACCATTAACTGATAAGTCAGTGGTAACGACATTTGCGAATGTTACGTTAGAAGTTGTAGCTACCGGCTGTCCGATGAAAACACCAGTGGCATTAACGGTAACACCAGTGTTGCCAACAACGTTAATACCGGAAGAGTCAACGCTGATACCATTAGCAGCCTTTGCCCATGTACCAGAAGTATTAGAAACAATACCATTATTAGCTAAAACGCCAACACCAGAAGCATCGACATAAACACCATTAGCAGGGTCAACGTAAGTACCAGTAGTGTTAGCAATAATACCGTTGTTAGGAAGAACGCTTACGGCTGTTGCATTAACCGAAATACCAATACCAGCACCGACATCAATAGTGATATCGCCTACGCTACCACCACCATTTAGACCGTCTCCAGCAGTGATGCTCGAAATATCACCAACGTCGTCTGCCCAATATGTGCTAGAACCGTTTGTTCTAAGAACCTGATTGGCTGTACCAAGAGAACCATTAACAGAAAGACCAACACCTGTTCCGATAGTGACTTGAGTAACATTTGCTTTAAAATTAGAACCAACACTAATTGTAGCGCCATTAACTGTGCCTGTAGCGAAAACTCCAATAGAATTAGCAACTACATCAGTTCCAACAGTATGAGAAGCAGCATTAACAGTTGTTCCAAATAAATTGTTGGTGGTAATAGTATTACCGATTGCAAGCGTGTTAGAAGTTTTGACAAATGTAAACCCAGCAACACCATTAGCTACGCCAGAATCATTGAACTGAACATAAGTGTTTGATCCAGAGGTACCTGTACCCCAATAAACGCCGCCTGAAGAATTAACAACTAGAACCTGCCCATTTGAACCGGCAGATCCATTTGCGACCAAAGATGTAATTACCGCATTGGCAACAATAACTTTATCAATACCGCTTGTAGAGTTGGCTACAAGGGCATGATTAGCAGTCAGAGTACCAGGATACTGAGCGCCACCAACACGAAGGACACCCGACCCGTCTGGAAGACCAATATAAAGCGTATTAGAGGCTTGAGTAAAGGCTAATTCGCCGTTTGATAGTCCAGTAACTGTAGCGTTGGACGTAGATCTTTTAATCTGAATCTTATTGGCCATATTAAATGGTGCTCCTGTGAATTTTTATATATTTATAAATTAAAAGCTTCCACCATCTAGATCGCCAACAACATCAGTACCAAGATCAAGTTTCTTTATGATATATTTGTCTGTTACAGAATCATAAACAGGAACAGCGCCTGTAGTTTCATCTACTGAATAAACGTCTTTTAGACTGTCTAATCTTTCTATCCCTGTACTTATTGTAGGTGTATTTTTAAGAGTAACAGGCGAAGAGGTCTCCAAAACCCCAGCTGTTCCATTAGCTGAAACACGAATAGTTCTCTTTCTACCTACTACTACATTAGTTATAGTCATTTTTATCTCGTAACATTAGGTGTAACTGTGATAATCCCTTCAACTACACGTGAAATAGTAGTGCCGTCAGATATTTCCACGTCGTATACGTATCTACCAGCCACAAGATTTGCTGTCTGAGCATTTGTTAATGACAAAGTAATAACTCCAACACTAGTATTAACTGCAGTTGTAAAGGCCACATAATTTGTCGAAGTATACCATTTTCTTAGCTGAGAATTGGCTGTATATCCAACAAGATTCAACATATCGCCGTTTTCGTCGGTTAATGTTAGATCTGTTGAAAAATTGGTGCCTTGATCTATAACTAAGTTAGCTTTTGTTGCCATTAGACTACCGTTCTAGTATACTTAACTGTTGTTGCTGATAATGCTGGTGTAAACTGTAGTATAATATGTGTAGAATTTTGAGTCGCTGAAAATACACCAACGTTACTATTTGAAGTGATAGATGCATACTCAGTAATCTGAGAAGCTGAACCATCGTGCATAACGAGAACTTTAGACACATATTTATTATTAGCAACATTATCTGAAACGCTGATGAGATATTCTGAACCTAGATATGAACCAATCAAGAAGCTGTCGATATTCTGAGCAGTTGTTCCAGAAGTTGTAACAGATCCGTTTGAGACATTTACTAGAGATTGAATATATGTAGAGTTAGCAAACACACCAGATGAGTTAGAAATAATACCAGTGTTAGCTAATACGGCTAGAGATCTTGTTGAAGATATATCTCCACCACCACTCAGACCATTTCCTGCTGTAATAGAAACTGCAGTATGATCAATATGTCTATTAACTGCATAGTTGCTAAGGCTATTATGGTCAATCTTAGTTTGATCGATCCATAGACCAGTTGTATTAGAAATTAACTGATTGTTGCCAGCAAGAACATTAATGCCAGAAGATGTGACTGAAATACCGTTGGCGGCTGCTGCAGCGATAGCATCAGCAGAAACTGAAATACCATTACCTTGGCCAATATCGAATGTTCTAGAGGCTGCTATAGTTCCGCCGCCAGTAAGACCATTACCAGCAGTTAATGTTACTGTGGTGTGATCAATATGTTCGTTACCAACGAAGTTTGCTAGCGAATCGTGGTTTATTGTTCCCTGAGTTGCAGTTAGAACAGTACCATATAGGCTGTTAGCAGTTATTGTAGAACTTACAGTTGAATTTGCTGTAATATTAACAACAGTAGAATTTGCTACGAAAGCGCCACCAGTTCCATAAGGAACGAGATATGCTTGAAGAGTTCCTGTTCCTGAATTTGCAGAAGTGTCAACTGTTGTAGCTGTATTTGGGTTGGTGTTAGAAACAAACAACCAGAAATAAGGATTGCTGTTTGAAGACTTAGCAGCTTGACGAACTAAACCTGAATACCAAATTTTGCTAGTATTACCAGCTGGTGAATACCAGCCAATATCAACAGTATCAGTTGTTATATTATTATCAGCTAGTTCAATGATATTGTCATTTACCATTAATGTGGCAGTATTAACAGATACGACTGTTCCGCCAACAACTAGGTTACCACTAAATGTAGCATTTCTAAGACTGATATCAGCGCCAGAACCGCTTAGAGTGGTACCAATACCCAATACAACATTAGAGTTAAGAGTTGTTGTTGTAGCAGTAACTGTTAAATTAGAACTGATACTTGTATTGGTTCCGGATATTACTAGATTAGCACCAGTGTGACTGATGTTAGAAGCAATAGTAAAATTAGCGCCATTTACAATAAGATTAGATGAAACTACAGTATTAGGCGAAGCAATAAGAGTATTACCGCCAGCAACATTCAAACTAGCACCAAACAGACCCCATCTATTTGTTGCATTACCTAGATTATAACCGTTACCCTGAGGAATGATATTTCCTGCAGCATTACCAGTATAACTCAAAGTACCGCTTACAGACAAATCGCCAGTAACTTCAAGCAAACCATCAACGATAGTTTTGTAAGTAGAATTACCAGATCCGAATATAGTGTTACCATTAATTACAGTGTCACCATCTACTCTTAGTTTTGTAACTGGTGATGAATTACCAATACCAATATTACCATTGGCAATAATATAAGCTGCAGTTCCAAAAGTAGATGTATTTGTTTGAACATTTAGTGCATAAACATTTGCTAATGTAGAATTAGCAGTAAATCTTGTTGTAGAAAGAGTAGCAGCATTAACAGTTCCAGTAGCATAAACACCGGAAGTGTTTGCATTTGTATTACCAAGAGCATCTGTAACTGATAGTAAAGTGCTTGAAACTGAAGCATTTACTGAAGAATTACCTACAAACAATGAAGAACTATTTGCAATTACGTTAGCGCCAACAGAAACAGCAATAGTGTTTACTGTAGAAATACCAGCATTCAAACCTATAGGAGATATATTGGCTGTAGCTGAACTATTTGCTATCTTCAACAAAGAAGAATTGGCCACAGCATTTACTGTTGAATTGCCAACAGTAAACCCACTAGTGGTTACTGAGACGTTTGCGCCAGCATTGAAGAATCCGTTGGATATTGCTGATAGACCTATAGTCAAGCTTGATGAGTTTAAGTTAGCTGATCCTGAAGAATTAGCTAATTGCAATAATGTTGAAGTAAGAACAGAGTTTGTGCTTGAATTGCCTACATAAACCGCAGTAGTATTAGCAATTACGTTAGCTCCGGCTGCAATAACAGTAGAGTTAACCACTGAAGTGCCAATTCTAAGGTCTATAGGAGTTAGATTGGAAGTTCCTGTTGAATTGGCTACCTGAATTAAAGTAGAATTACTGATAGAATTGACAGTAGAATTACCAACAAAATATGTTGAAGAATTTACAACAACATTAGCGCCAACAGTAATATTAGTATTTGATAGAGTAGAAATACCAATAGCTATTGATGTTGGAGTTAAATTAGCAATACCACTAGAATTGGAAACTTGATGTAGAGTTGAATTTGATACGCTATTTACACTAGAATTACCTACGAAAAATGTAGTAGTGTTTACTGTGACATTAGCACCAACAGTAACATTAGTGTTTGATACAGTAGAAACTCCAATAGCAAGACTTGTTGGAATTAAATTAGCTGTGCCTGAAGAATTTGCTACTTGAATTAAAGTGGAATTACTAATAGAATTTACTGAAGAATTACCAACAAAATATGTTGTAGCATTAACAATTACGTTTGCTCCAACCAATACTGAAGTATTGTTGAGTTCTGAAATACCAATTTTAATTGATGTAGGATTTAAGTTTGCTATTCCGGAACTATTAGCAATTTTTAGTAGAGAAGAATTTGCAACAGTGTTAACAGATGAATTACCAATAGTAACAACTGAAGTGTTAACAACTACATTAGATCCAACAGTAATAGCAGAAGTATTAGCTACTAATCCACCGGCGCCAGTTGTGATAATTGTGCTGTTAACAAGAGAAGTACCTATTGTAAGGTTTACTGGTGTTAGATTTGCAGTCCCAGAAGAATTAGACATCTGAGTCATTGTAGAATTCACAGTAGCATTTACTGAAGAATTACCTACAAACAACGTTGAAGAATTTGCAATAACGTTTGAACCAATTAATACTGAAGTATTATTAAGAACAGAGATACCTATAGAAACGGCTGTAGGAGTAAGATTAGCAATTCCTGTGCTGTTTGCAATCTTCAATAAAGAAGAATTTGCAACTGTATTTACAGTCGAATTACCAATGGTAGCAACTGAAGTGTTAACAACTACGTTTGAACCTACTGTTATAGCGGTAGTGTTTGCGACCAAACCGCCAGCGCCAGTTGTAATGATTGTGCTATTGACGATTGAAGTGCCAATCTTAAGATCAACAGGAGTTAGATTAGCTGTGCCAGAAGAATTTGACATCTGAACCATTGTCGAGTTGACAGTGGAGTTAACAGATGAATTTCCGACCAATAAAGTCGAAGTGTTCGCATAAACGTTCGCACCAATAACAATGGTGGAAGAATTTATTACGGGAGTCCCAGTAACTGTTGGGAACGACATCGATGTGCTGTTGACTACTACGTTTCCAATAGTTAAAGAATTGTATGTTAAATTGGAATTAACATTATTATTTGAAACTTTGAAATTAGCAGAAGTTAAAACAGTGTTAACAATGTCATTGCTCTGAATATAAATGGTAGCTTTATTTAAAACAAGATTACCATTGATATCGCCAACATATAAAGCTGAAGTGTTGATAGCAACATTATCATTAACTAAAACATTATTAGCTCTAATAGAAGATGGCGTTATGTATGTATTACAAGTATTATTACCCAAGGTAAGGGCTGTAGTATTTGTTACGAAATAGTGATCTTCGCTGGCAGTATTAATTGTGGATACGTTAACAGTAATAACACTGTTAGTATAAACGTTAGCAGCTGTTAAACTATTTGCAGAAAATCTACCAGAAATTGCAGCATTACCAGCAGTTTGAGCAGAAGCCAAATTTGCTGTCGTTGTAATTACACAATTCGACATTAACGTTGCAAGTTCGTTTGTTCTGCCACGCCAATATTCGAATGTGTTATTTAATTCCGTATTTGCTACATTAATTGTCATTCTAGATCTTCTCTGCTATAGCTTTTAGAACGTTTTTAATTTCAGAAATGTCATCATCAATTCTTTTTATTTTTTCTTTGAAAGATTCGAATTCTTTCTCTTTTTCTCTTCTTATTTTATAAGCCAACAGGCCAGCGTTATTTTTATTTAATAACGCCCCTGTTGACAAATCTCTGTATAGACCTTCTTTTTCTGTTTTTTGTTCCATCATATTATCTCTGTAGTGCAATAACTCTTAGGTCACCAACTTTAGGAACTAGAGCTGAACTTATACCGTCAGCATTACCATACAATCCAATCTTAATTTGGAACTGTTTGAATCCCTTGAAAGTGTTTCCTTCAGATGTATATTGCAATATACCATTACCATCATAATTATCAGGATTTACAGAATAATCAAATTCTAAGAAATCTCTATTGTTTACGCTTGAACTATAAATCGAGTCAAAATAAACCATTGGTGTCCATTTTTTATTACTTAAACCTTGATAATCCTCTGCATTAGCAACTTTAAACCAAACTTTGACGTCAGTTCCAACAGGTCTATATGCAGTTATTTTTACTATCAAATCTTCTGCATCTTGGCCTTCTGCCAAAGTAATGACTTTACTAATATATCTATTTATTAGACTTCCGCCAGAGATTTGATCTTCGGATCTAGAAACACTAATAACATTGGCAGATATGCCTTTACTTGTTGTTCCTGTAGATTCATACACAGTAATAATTTCAGCGTTTGCATATCCATTTACGTCAGTAATAACAGTATTACCTATTATAGAAGTAACATATCCATTTACTGTTCCGACGATTTTATCGCCTATGATTATAGTATTAGCTCCCTGATCAATATTATCCAATATCAATACATCCGGGTCGTCTGCATTAATCAAATTATGAACATAAACGCTATTACCTCTTGACAAGTCAATAACAGGTGAAACATATACACTAGAAGTAGTTAATGTTGCTCTGGCCTGTGAACTTGGATTACTAGAGTTCAACGATATCTCATTTACTCTAGAAAGTATTTTATTTTCTTCGTAAAAATCTGAAGAAACATCTGGTATTCCAGGATAATAATTACCATATGCGTTTGTATCAGATCTCCAGCCTCTCTTTTCGAAACCACAAGAAGTGTTTCTAAATGTTAGATAATGAGGCTTCAAACAAGTGGTTGAATATGGGTAATAAGTGAATGAATCAATTACACCAACGTTAGCACTTCTAACACCTTTTACTACACCGTTCGCTAGATACAATCCGTTTGAATCTTCAATAATAAAAATATTATTTGCGCTATCGTATGATTTTAGTTTTCCTGAACCACTATAAACACCATTTACTGTAGCTGAAATATTCTTAAGAGTTCCTGATGAATTCTTAACAGTAACAGTTTCAGTGTTAGAGAAACCAATTCCTGTGGTAGAATACAATGAACCAGCGCCTACTGCAGTAACATTTCCAACAGCGCCTGAGCTTGAACCTGTTAAAATATCACCTATTACAATAGTGTTTCCTGTTGAAACTATGCTTGTCAATGCTAGTTTAGCAGAGCCAACAATTTCTTCACCATAATTAGTGAAAGCTCCAGCACCTGATTTTAGCTTAATATATTCAACAGGAATGTTACCAAGCATAGCAGTTCCGGAACCGACAGCAAAGTTTGCTCTATTGAAAGTACAAGTCAAATCAACGTCAGGAACCATATCATAATTAGTATTGTTATTAGTGGTATACAAAGTTCCTGTCAATCTTCTACTAGTAATTTGACTATTAGTAAGAACGTCAGTTTCGCCAAGTCTTGAAACCCAGAAATATGTATCAGGGTTCAAACCTTCAGTGTGAATAACAAATGCGTAAGAAGTGTTATTCATTAGGTAAACAGGTGCAGGGAAGTTTACCTTTGTGGCTTGGAAATTAGTTGTTCCAACAGGATTCAACTTGATTCTAGGATCAGTTCTCTTCATCCAAACTTCAGAATAAGGAACCTGATTCTTGGTAACACCACCGGCATTCATTTCTCTAATTTCAAACCAAACACCAAGAGTTGGGTGCATTGATTCGATGAAAATGTCTACAGAAGTTAGGAAAATACCATCTTCTGTTGGTGGAACATCAACTTTAAACGAATATGCCATACATGAACAAGCCCAAATTTCTAGAGTTTGTCCCTTTCCTGGAATAAATCTTTCTTCTGGGGTTGAGTTAGTTTCAATAGTAGGAACAACAGTAGAAACAATAGTGTTTTGTTTCTGAGCGTTGATTCCTAAAGAAGTCCAATAACCTCTGGCGTGTGAAGTTGCATCAACAGCATTAGTTGGCGAGTCAGTTACAATAACTTCCTTAGTGCCAACTTTAAAGCGTTTACCAGTTGTTGGTAATCTCAAATCGAATACAAGATCACCGCCGTCATTAGTAATTAGCTCAGCACCCTCTGTTTTATAGCTATCTGGTTTAGCGCCAAAAAGATTAGATGCTACCCACTGAGAACAATAGCTGGTCATATTTTCTGAATCAAAGTAGACCCAGTATCTAGTTCTGGCCTTTAGACCCTGAACTATTATGGTTATAGTCTGTGGTCTGATATATGTTGCTAAGGTAACATCAGTTACGAAAGAACCTAGAGTTTGTGTTTCAGTTCCCCAATCAAGAGATTTTTCTACTTTACTTCTGCGTTCTGTAGTGCCCGGATCTGTTCCTTCAATAGCAAAGGAACGCATGAAATTATCAGGTGTATTACTACCTAAATTACCACTGCCCATTTGAACGGCTATATCTGGGTTTGTTGACCATCCAAAATAACCGGTAACTAATTGACCATTAGCCAAATAGTAAGGAGTTCTTGGGTTATAACCACCACCTGCATTATATGCATAATAATTAGCAGGAAGAGTATTTGTTTTAACTGGTTTAGCAAAATCCAAAGCTTCTTTATAACTAGAGAAAGAACCTTCTAATGATTTGCCACCATTCCAGCTATTACCATAACCTCCTTCATTTGTTGAATAAACGTTATAGACTGGTTTACCTACGCCATACTTTTCCCATGAAGTCCATTCTGTGCTTAACAAGATAGGATTTGGCAAATCATCACCATAGGTGATTTTTTTATCAACTGTTTTTTGGTCGTGCCAGATATCAGTTTCTGGACGGAAGGTCATTCTTCCTACGAATCTGTAAACACTGTATTCAATGTTTCTTCTAGTTGAAATATTTTTTTGGCTTAGTAACACTGTTTCAGTGTAAGGTCTAGTTACAAGAGAACCAGTTAACTGAACTCCAGAAGAACCTGTGGACTGATATTGATACTTTACTGAATCAGCTTCGTGAAAAGGTCTAATACAGTTTTCTTTAGGATCAATGGAGCATCGATAATCGTCATTTCTGGTATCACCCAAAGAGTGATCTACGAAACCGTCAACAAAGAATCCATTTTTAAATCTATCCAGACCAGTAGCAGCATCTGTAATATTTAAATCTGTTGCTGTTTTTTCTAGAAGAGTCAAAGCATTATAATAATCTAGATTATCAACTCTATTTTTGATAGTGCCAATATCCTTCATAGTATATCTTCTATTTGCAATATTTTTGGCAGTACAACCATATGTTTGGTTACCAAGTTGTCTTGCATAAGTTTCAGACAAAGAAGGATATGGTTTGATGAGAGCTTTGACCAAAGGCATAACATTATCAGGCGCAATAGGGCTGATAGGATTTATGTCTGGTTTGCCTTTATATAAAATGAAATTACCGTTGGTGTCTACAGCAATCAAATCTCTTCTAGCAAGGTAATATGAATAGTCAATATACATATTACTTCCAGGAATAGAAGTTCTTAAACCTCCTGTGGGAACATACATAGAAGTAGTTGTTGCTGGATTTACTGTCGCTGCAGAAATATTACCAGTCGAAGTAGCTTGAGTGCTAGCAGCTGTTGCAGTTTTGTATGGTCTAAAGTCCATAGCATTTCTTAGTTCAAACATTTCACCGTATGATGTAGCATACACTGGTATCTGATAGGTGAAAATAGTGCTTTCAGAAACTGTCGTATCATCAACTGGGTATGAATCAACAGAAAAATAGCCAGCGCCGCCAGTATAATCTGCCTCAAAATGATCTAATTGCACCAATAGATATTTGTTTTTAATATCAATACCGCCTTTGAATATCAAAGAAGCGTGATCATAAAAACAATCTCTTTGACCATCATCTAGAGCGAAATATGATGTTACATCATCACCATCAGTGTTATTAACAAATGCACCAGTCTTAATTCTTACAGATCTTACTCTATAAACGTCTGGCAAACCTAAGTTATATGGACCAACAGTATTAGCAACGTTAGTTGCTGTATTGATCATCACATAACGTCTAGGACTCAATATTTTTTTGACTTCCTGAGCACCACTTCTAGTAATATTATAAGTGATTGAACAAGAAACTGAACCTGTTGTGTTTGAAGTGTCTTCCTTCAAATCAACAGTCATGACACCAGAAGATGATAAACTAACATTTCTGGTTACACCTGAACTGCCCTTTATAGTCAAATCAACTATATCACCAGCCATGTATGATCTATAAATCACGTTAGAAACTGGGCTACTAGAAAGAGTACCTACAATACTCATAGATGTATCGCTGTATACTGTGTTTACAAAATAGTAGCTACCGTTTACTTTGATTCTATCACCAGCGTTCAATCTAGAGAAATATGTAGAAGTTCCAGTAAGATTGCCCTGACCAGAAGTTCCAGATACTACACCAGATGGCGAGAATAAATGAATATCTTTATTAGCATTAACAGTAAGAAGAATAGTTCTTTTTTCTGTTGAAGAAAGAGAACCAGTAGAATACGACAATTCTTCCTGATCTGAACCACTCAAAGATAAGGTTAAGATACCACCAGTAGCAAAGTTTGTGGTTTTTGTTTCTGTTCTACTGAAATTGAAAATTGTATCAGAAATACCATTATTACCTCTGAGAGATCTAGTATAATTGGTATTAACTTTATAAAGCAAAGTGTTAAGATTATAATCGTTGAATATTGGAGTACTATTTGAATTTAATTGAATGTCAGCAAAAAATGTAGAGCTGATACCTACTGATCTAACATTTGCAATGTTACCGTTAGTAAGCTGAGTATCATATAGATATAATCTATATGAACCGTTAGCTGAACCCTGAGATCCTGAATCGTAAGCAAAATACTTAACTCTAGCAGTACCGATCAAAGCGCCAGTATTTGCTGTTGATAATGTTGTTTTATTTGTAATTCTCTGTTCAGCAGTATTATAAAGATTTACTAAAGTACCAGTATCTAAAGATAGGGTCCCTATAGCTTCTTTGACTAGATAATAACCACTTGTTCTTGCATTAATAGTTTCACCGTTTTCAGATTCGTATTCTATGCCCTTATCAGTAATAATGTGCTGTGTGACAAGTTTATTAACTTCATAACCTTTTACGTAAGCAACACCTGGATCAATATCGATAGTTAGTTTTTGTGAATCGCCACCCTCTGCTAATGAGAATAGTCCTTCATTAGAGTTTACGTTTAAATGCTCTCTTACTCTGGCATTAAACCCAGAAACGTAATAATCGCCTGATTCATCATAAGTTCTTTTTGCGAATTCGTCATAAATTCTTGCGTATTCAGTTCTTTCTTTAGACTGTTCGATAATGCCATTTTTAATAACAACAAGAATCGAAAAATCAGGATCAGTAATCTCAGCATCATAATCAACAACAGTAAGAGTAGGATCTACTGCAAATCTATGAGCTCCTGGAGCGTTTTCATTAGGAGATCCTAGAGCGTTATCCAATAAAGATGGATCTTGTAAATCTGTTATGATTGATTCTACAACTTTAAAACCTGCAATCACAGAAGGAGTTGTGGTATAAAACGAAAGCGCCACAGTTTGCGCAGGAAAGGCTGCAAAAAAGCCTTTTGAGAACATTACGCCTTGCGAAATGCTAAAGATAGTTCCTACTGAGTTGCAATCTTCTTCTACAGTTTTAAAGAAATTATTAGGATTGCTGTTGTCAGTGACAATTTCGTCCGTTAGAAAGAAATTAGTATCTGTGCCTGATTTTGTATATCTAACGAAAAATACATAAACGTTATTATCGAAATCATAGTCTACGTGTTTTACGTAAGCTTCGACACCGGAAACAGATCCAGTAACAATTTTACCAACAAAATATGATGATTCTAGATCTTGGGTTAATGAAACTACCTTTACGGTATCAATGTAATGTTCATAATCAAAAGAACCATCTAATACTATAGAGCCGTTTTTAAATATATGTTGACCAAATCTATCAATTTGTTTCTGCAGAATAGTCTGCATTTGATTGAGTTCACGTGCCTGGATAGCTGTAGAAGGTCTGAATAGGACTTTATAATAATTTTTAGCTTCATCATAATCGTCAAAATAAGGGTTGACGTTAAAATTAGTGTTTATTGGCATTTTCTAATCCTGTTTAAAATTCTACAATCAACTTGAACGATTCAGTCTGTGTGTTTGATCTTTCAACTGTATTTATATTCTGAACATAAAGAGGTCTAACGTCTTTAGTGTAAATTGCGCCTTCTGCACTTATAGTTATATTGAGGGTAGGTGTACCATCTTCATAAGTGATTCTCTCACCATCTTCAAAACTTCTGTCTCCGGCTACATACATTGCACTAGAATTAACAAAGGCTATAATTCCTTTAGCGCCAGAACTTTCTCCATAGATAACATCTTCAACGTTGAAAGTGTAATATATGTTATTGATATCAAATTTCAAAAGTTGATTAAAAGTGTTAGTTTGATACCTGTTTTCACTTTTTTCGAAATTTATATCCATAGCGTATGGATTTTTCATTAAACCGATTTTAGAGTAATTAATATTGTCTGGTATTGTGGTCAATTCGTTGTTAGAAAATCTAAAAGCTACACAGAATCCTTTGGCGTCTAATTCTGATGCTGGGTCGCTTCCATGCCCTCCAGGAGGAGGAACAATAGCATAAGCTGTGGCTCCGGATCCCCAAAGAGTATTACTCTGAATTGAGACATTGGCTCTTGTGATTCCAGTTCCAATGTCAAGCATAATTATACTACCAATAGAATTCTGATAAGGATTGATTGTAGTATAAGCTTTTGGTCGAGCTCCGAGATCAGCGTCTGTATTGAAAACTACTCTTGGGCTGATTTTATATTGAGTCTCGCCTTCAATTATATTATCTGTATTGATTCCTTCGTCTTGCACTCTTACGAAATTACCAGTAGTATTAGAAATATATTGTTTCACATATGTTAATTGAGAAGTTGTTTCTAATGTGTTATAGATATAAATTCCATTTTTAGTATAATATTCATTGAAAGATGATGCATTTGAAGAAATCTGAATCATGGTACTGTTAATAACAGCTTCTACAATACCGTCATGGTGTGCATCATAACCAGATCCTGGGTTAGTAATGACAACAACTTCTACGCCTGAATAGCTTGATGCAGTAGCATAGATATTTTGATCTGTATAAACTGGAATATAGTCATCTGTTGCAAATTTATCGTAGTTTGCAGAAGAAACAGAATAAACATAACGCCAAACATAACCATCTGAAGTTTGAAATGACAATTTGCCTTGAGGGTCACCAATGGTGCTTGGGTCAATTGTAGAAGGAGCGCCATTGGCGTTATCTATACATTTATAGATCAAATAGTTGCCACCAACAATGCCAGGAATACACACAGTGTAAAAATTACTGTTAGAATGTAATGTATCTGAGGTATTATCATATTCGTCGAATACTTTTCCATATTCCCATTGTTTATTGTCTATGACTAATGTAACATCATTATAAGTAAGTCGTTTACCAAAAAGCATTGACCAAACAGGATAATTTGTGTCATAATCGTCGTTTGCTAGCGTGGGGACAGTAAGGCTAGAAACAGGATCAGCAGCAAAAGCGTAATAATCGCTTGAGCCTGACAACATATTATCTTTCATTTCATCAATGAGAGCTTTTTTGTATGTAGGTAGTAACTTACCCATTTAATAACCCTTACTTACCGATAGCAATATAATAAACGTTTGTTGCAGTAGCATTAGAAGTTCTTACTGTTGCACCGCTTACTGTTCTTGCTGTAAAATAAACGTAATCTGCAGTATTACCTGTAGCAGTAATTGAAAATACTGCAGTACTAAAAACGTCTGCAAAAGATATAGAACCAGTGCTAGTGTTAGACAACACCCATCCCCAAGTCATCTTTAGACCGTTTGGAAGAAAAGTGTAACCATTAGCAGCGGCTGTATGCGAACCTAATGTAAATCCAGTGTTTGATACTACATTAGCTGCCGGCAGAGTGGCCATAGTTGTATTAATAGTAACATTAGCACCAACGGTTATTTTACCAGGTTCAACATTAGCCTGACCAGAAGTACCGTTGGCAACACGAACAATACTATAATCCAAAAGCAAGTTTGCTGATGTATTACCACAGGAAATAGCTTGGTTATTAATGCTAACGTTAGCACCAACAAGAATTCTATTTGGATGAATAACTATAGAACCCTGAGTGTTATTAGCAATAGAAATATTAGTTCCATTAGCAAATACATTTGATGTTGCGTTTCCAATAGCGATAACAGAACTGTTTACTGTTGCCCCAAAAGCTCCAGAGGTTGTATTTCCGATACTAAGCTGCGCAGCTGTTAAATTGGCAGTATATGTATTGTTAGAAACCTGAATTGTGTATGTATTTACTACTGATTTTGAAGAATTTGTAGCATTAGCGACCTGAACGCTTGGAGCCGCTGTTGAATTTGAAGTAAGGATAACATTTGACGTTGCATTACCAACTGTTACCCAACTAGTGACTGTAGGATTACTGAAAGCATTAGCCAAACTTTCATTAACCTTAATCATAGCAGTTCTTAGTGGATCGCCAGTTCCATCATTAGCTGTCGTTCCAACATCAATTTCTTGATATGTACCCATAAATTTGTCCCCTTTTAATAAGCAATAATATCCGAAGTTACGAATCTAGAATTACTGTCTGCTGTTAGATGAACGTAAATATCCCCATTTGAGTTCAAATCTCTATCGACAGAGATAACAATAAAATCAGATCTGTTAGTTATATTGTCAACTTTGATTGCAATATTATCAACAGAAACTGTAGGAATATCAGCATATTCATAATAGTCATAAACATATGTATCTACTGTGAAATGATCCTCATCACAAGTAATAAAATCTCCTGAAACTAGAGTATAAAGTGTAACAGGATCAGTATTAGCATATGATTGATCATATGCGATTTGCATAATAGAAGTATTTAGATCTTTGTATAAATACTTACCAAATAATTCAGAACCAGCAGAGTGGAAAGTTTCGTTAATTATATCTTTGTATTTAGAAAGATTTTTTGCAGCCCTGATTTCATAAGAATAATCTTGATAATAATAACTATCTTGGATGTATTTATCGGAATCCAAGAAACTTCTTGTAGAATTCCAGAATCCTTTGCCTTCTCCTATACCTTTTTTGTTGACAAGGCCAGTAACTTCCACCAGAGTATTAAATTCTACCAATTCAGAAGTCAAAAATGCATTTTTGCCATTTTTTGTTTGGACAAGTACCTGAGGAGCCTGTCTGTAACCCGATCCACCATTCAATACTGTTGCGTCAACAATTCCGCCTGTTGTATTTGTAGTTATGAATCCTGTGGCAATAGTTCCTGGATCTCCGCCAGCGAAAACCAATTTTTCGTTGTTAGCATATCCAGTTCCGCCTTGAACAATTGTAATAGCATCTGAAACTGCATTATACAAATAAGCAGTTACTTCTTCGCCTTCAACATAACCAATACCAGAATCAAGACTAGTAACAGACTTAATAGCATTATTTCCTGAGCTAGGAATAGCTGTGATTTTTTCGTTTTCACCATTTATAGAACCATTGGCACTATACATCAATGTGTCATATTTGGCAAAATTGGCAGGTATAGTTGTTGGAGCCATAAAATATTTTGCTTTATCTGTTGAATTATAAATTGTATTTCCATACAGATACATTTTTGTATTGCTAACAACTTCTTTAATAACTTGGAATTCAACAGTATTAGAATCTGCACTATTCGCTTGGAAACAAATTACATCGTTCGCCTCAAAAACCTCTGAGAACACTGTGCCAAAATTAGCATTTGTTATTTCGTCACTAGTAAGAGTAACAATATAATTATTTGTGTAATTGATATAGTAATAAGAATTACCTGTCAGACCGTCTAAAGCAGTATTGCCATTAGGTACTACGTATTCAATTCTTTGTCCAAAAGTCAATTCAGAGTATTCTAATGATATACTAGAACTATTGACAAAGTTCACATAATAATATGTATTACCAGTCAATCCGTTTAGCGGAGTATTGCTATTAGGAACTTGATAATAAACTCTATCGCCTTTTGCGAAATAGCTACTGGCTGAGCTTATTTTGATAGTATCTGTGTTATAATCAAAACCACTAGAATTAGCATAGAAATTATAAGAAACATTATTTCTTACCAATACTATACTATGAGTTTCATTCGAGTTTGCGCCAGGAGCAGTGTTATTAATGCTAACGTTAGCAACGTTATATCCTCGGCTCAACTTTATTGGCTTAATCCAATTTCCCAACAAACTGAAGCCATTACCGTTCGCATAAAATGCAAACTGTGTTCCTGTTTCGTCTTCTATATAATGTGTTTCTGCTGGGTTATCAGCTTCACGAACAACTGCAAGGATATCCACATTTGCGCCAAGAACAGGAGTTGATCCAGTAACATAATAAGCAAACCCAACATCAAAAACTGCACCACTACCGCTTGAATTACCACCAATAGAATTTGAAACCACAATGGTAGGGTTCAAATTAATAAAATTAGTTCCTGGATTAGTAACTACAAATGATAGATTTCCACCAGTGCTATTAGTAGATAATGATAAGGTAGCATTAGTTCCAAGAGCATTGGCAGTCAAAGCAATAGATGTAGTGTTTACGAAATTAATCCAGTAATAATTATTACCTGTAAGCCCTCTCAAAGCAGTATTATTGGTAGGAACTTGGTAATAAACCTTATCGCCTTTTGCAAAATAATCGTCTGCTTGATAAATATAAATTACATCAGAGGTATTACTAAATCCTTGAGAATTTGCATAAAATTGATAAATTGCGCCGTTGCTTACTAAAACAATATCATGAAGCTCTGCAGGATCAGTAGTTCCTCTTGCATCTCTAATATTAACATTAGATCTTAAATTTACTACAGTGATAATATCTGTATTGTTATAATTTGTAGCAATACCAGTATAAATTAATTCTCTGACTTCCAGAGCGTCTGCAGAATATGTGACTTTTCCTGGCAATTCATTAGATGTAATTACTGATCTTGTAAATGTAGTAGCTGGTTTAGTATAATTGTTACCAATTTTAATATTTCTAAGATTTAGAATTCTACCAAAAGTACCACCTTTATAAGTCAAAACGTCATTTAATGTTGAATTGATATTACCAATTAGGTTTTTATCAAACCCAAAAGTTGCATCGTTTAGATAAACTCTTTTATAGTTGTATATTATATCATCATTATATAATACATATCTTTTAGAATAAAGGTTACGAATATTGAATCCGCCGCCTGTACCTGTTTTATCATATGTGTCATTATAGAGAAATGTGAGAGAATTAGCTGTAAAACCAAATCCGCTACTCTGAACTCTAATTGTCAAAGCACCAATTTGTTTGAATACTTCTGCTACTCTTATTAGACCTTCTTTACCATAAGAAATAATATCGTCGGTAATGGGATCTCTATAAACAAGTTTTAGAACGTCGCCAACATTAAAATCCTGACCGCCAATAGTAACGTCAAGATTATACATAGAACCAAGAACTACTGGAGCTTGATAATTTATTTCACTGTTAGCAAAAAAGTCATAACGAATTATCTTTTCGCCGATGATAAATTCGCCGCCGTTTGGAAGAACATTAGTAATGTAAACAAGATTTACAATATCGTTGTTATATCTTTGTTGAACATAATTTTCAACAACAGCAAAAGTATTAGAAGAAGTGCCAACAATAGTTTTACCAACCCAATCTTTCATTACATCATTATCAGTAATTTCTAGATATTGGGGCTTATACCAATTACCATCAGACACTCTCATAACATCAGTGCCTGGAAGGTAAATGTCTACATCTTCGTCATAAATTAATCTGAAAAGAAGCTTATAACAGTATATTGACCCTTTAGATCTGTAAACGTCAAGAATATGCTTTAGTAGAAATCTTTTGTTTGAAATGATATCAAACGGAATACCATACAGATACTTTTTCTGAAAGTGCTGTAAAAAGTCTTCAGTAGTATTATCGATATCTCTATTGTCGAATAAGCTTCTGGCTTCGCCAATAGGGTTGCCTTCGCTTTCCATCCATTCGTAATATGCCTTCATAAACAATATGAAGGTTGGTCCATCTTCCTGATAAAATTGCGGGAATTGGTTCTCTACGAAATTAGAGATATATTTTTCTACTGAAAATTCCATTATTCTTTAGCTTCGATTATGGTTATAGATACATCTTCAGGTACTATTTTAATAATATTATTTAAGCCAGCAAAAATATCTACATCTTCATTGCGAAGATAAATTGCAATTTCACCACTGTAAGAAGAAATGGTTATATCGTTCAAAGTAAACGATCCATCACTATATTTAATTTTACCAACTTCAACAATAGGTGTGATGACTCCATTTACTGGAGCATAAACTTTAATAATTGCTTTACCAATATCATCGCCAGTTTCTTCTGCTTGTCCATCGTCAGCAAAATATGCATCGGTATATTCAACACCATTATATACGTATGTGAATTTTGAAGAAATTAATGAAGCATGATCGTAATGAGTTTGATAACTAGACAAATAAAGTTCAGCGTGCGGTATTAATACTCCATTTTCATAAACTTTTTTAGTTGGAGTCTCATACATAATAACATTTTTTGTGGCTATGCTATATGTGGTAGGCCAATTTAATAAAGGAGCAATTTTTTTAATTAATCTCAAATGTGTTTGGTTACTTACCACACTAGTGTCAGAATCATCAATTTCTGTAGCTAATCGACTGAATCTTAAATCTTTATTAAATAATTCCAAGTGATCTGAACTATATTGAAGTATAGAGTTCAAAACTTCTGTATTAATTTCAGAAACAGATTTACTTGTAGTATATATGTTATATTGAACGACTGTATCAAGCTTGACATATATGTATTCTGGGTCAGTTAAATCTAATCTGTTAGGAAGAGCAACATATCTTAAAAGGAAGTTAATGATTCTATTTTTCAAATAGTCAGGAGCAATAGTTCCAATAACTGGCTTTAAACAAACAATAACTCTACCATATCTTTTAGGTTCAACTTCTTGACCACCAAATATGGCAACGTCTTGAATTTCTCCGCCGAAATTGTTTTTAACAAGAGCAGCATAATCGTCTGAAGAAACTGCTCTTTGCTGAGTAGCAAAATATCTTGGAGCGGCGAATCTTACCGATTCGATTGATTCTTGTGCAGAACCACCAACAGAGGGAGAAACTGTTGTGATAGAAGAGGGTGAAGCGACACCGTTATTAAATGGTCCAATATCGTCATCTAGTGTAAATTCTTCAACGCCGTTACCAAGATAACCATTGGTAACAATATATTTTACAAGAATGGTAGACCCATTCTTAGGCTTTCTACCAAAATAACCGTCACCAAAAACAACTTCATATTTGTTGCTATCAGAACCTTGAACGAAAAACACTTCTGATTTATTGTCAAGTTCAAATAAGGTTTCAGAACGTGTAAATTCTGTGTTTGTAGAACCGTTATCTTCAACTACATATACTTCTAAACTTGTAGTGTCAATATTTTGATTAGAAAGAACAAATAATTGATTTTCAATATCATAATTCATTACAAATGAATCTTGGAAATATATACCTTCGTTAATTTGAAGGTTATCTATTGTAAATATATTATTAGTTGAGGTGACTGTAATTCTAGAGTCTGTTACGAAATTGAATGAACCATTGGAGTTTGACCCTGAGAATCTAGTGCCCTTTGGAATGGTAAGATTTCCCAAAATACCAGTTGTTTCAACTGTGAATGAAACATTAGCAACAGAACAATGGGCGCTTCTTGGGGTATAATTTAACTCTTTTGAATGAGACACAATCGAATCGTATTTCTGAGCTGAATCAAGAAACATCTCAGAAGCAACCATATTGAGATAAAACGAATTCAAATATGAATTATATGCCATAACGTCTAATAGAACGTTAATATTTGAGCCGTCGTAGTTGTAATCTTTGAGAACAGACTGAGTTTTTAGGAACTCTTTGAAATTCTCTTTAAGAGTATCAAAATCTAAAGAACTAAGTGTTAGTGAGCTATTTGCTGCCATTTATCGGACTCGTTTCAATAGGACAGTAAGAGTAATAGGTTCTGGATTATTTATTAAAGTATAATAGATACTTATTTCTAAAGAGTTTTCGTTTGGCTGAATTTTAACTTCAACACCCAAAAGGTTTGCTCTTGGTTCATTGTTCTCTATAGTATTTTTTATAAAAAGTTCCAGAAGAGAAATATCTTCAGGATACTGATTCTCAAAAAGCATAGAATACACATCTGAGCCTACCATTGGCTGAAAAGGTCTCTCGCCAAGATTTGTTTTTATAAGATTTTTTAACGATTGATTGACTGCTTGCTCGTTAGTAACTCTACCAAGTTGATTACCAAATGGAGTGATGTCAAAACCTGTCAAAAAATCCGAAAAATATTCTTTTTGTTTTGATGTGCCTGTTAAAGCGTCTGCTCTTGTTGTTGCCATTTATCCTACTTCTACTAAACTGCTTCCAGAAGAAGCTTTGGGATTACAATGTTCTCCGCCAGCTGTTGGACATAAATTGTCCTGATTAGCACTATCATTAACCACTATTATTTTTTTACCAGCAATTGTAATATACGATTTAGAAGCTATTAAACCGCCAGCACCATGTGTATTTTGATCGTTTTCAACAGCCCATAATTTTCCTTCGATGGTAACAAAATTCTGACCACTAACAACTGTAGTAGCTCCACAAGATCTTTGATCGCTGTGTCTATGTGCTTGGCTCATTTACTATTTAACCTTGTTCAAATTTAATCTGGGAAGATTTAATAGTAATCGAACCGCTTTCTATCACTATACTGGAACCACCAACTTTTAATGTAATTTTTGATTGTGATTCGACAGTAATATCAGATTGTGCTTTTCCTATAATCTTAGCTGCAGAATTAATAGTAGCATCAGATCCTGTTTGGATCATCATGGTACTACCAGTTTCTATTTTGCCCTTTTGTTTTATGTGAATATCATGGTTAGAACCTGCATATAAAGAAACGTCTTTCTGAAATACTTCGATTTTGTTTTTCTCACCCATAGAAACATATTCGCCTTCAGTTGCCATAAAGCGATCTTTTTTACATCTATCTCTAAGAGTTCCAGAGCTTACTTTACAAGTTACGGAATCAGAGGCTTTCTGGGTCGACTTATATTGTGCGCCTCCAGACATTTTGATTTCTTCTTTTTGTGTACCTCTGTAATATTTTCCACCAGTTGCTTGACCAAAATCTTTTCCGTATTCAATTCTACCAGTTTTTTCACCATTATGATCGTAATGACCATCAACTTGACTAGCATGCCCGCCAGCAGTATATCCTCTATATTCACCAGATTTTAGATTTGTGTGTATTTCTTTTTTATCAGAATCGTGCTGTGTGGTATGATAGCTTCCACTAGGCAATAATTCTTCAGAATAAGATTTTTCGTTTTCGTCAGGATAACGATATTTGAAATGATGACCACCTAATGCATCCCATTCTCCGTGAATGTATCCATATTTTGGAACAATATCGCCCTCATCAACTCCGGACTTTGGTAATTTTTTATTGTCTTTATCATTAGCCATTTACGATATTCCCAATAATTTTAACATTGTTTCAATATTTGTCAATCCTGTTTCTGAAATATTTCCTCCGGAATAACTGCCACCGCCAGAAGCTTGTGGGAATCCTGAACCAGCCCCACCGCCACCGCCATTGGAACCGCCACCAAAACCACCGAAACTGCCTAACAGACTTCCACCACCAAGATTTCCTAGGATACCACCAATACCTCCTCCACCAATTCCAAACCCTCCCATGATATTCGATAAGCCTCCCATGTTTCCAAGAGATCCTAAAGCTCCGCCCAAACCACCGCCCATTGCCATATTTCCTAGTTCAAAGAGCTGATTGTTGAACGACATATCTTTTGTATACTGTTGCAAAGCTTTATTAATCTCGCCTTGGTTCAATACAGATTTTGGTAATTGTTCAGATTGTAACATTTGCAATAATTGCTGTAATTGGCCACCCATCATACCAGCCATATTATTTCCTCCGTTGTTGCCGGAGTTACCACCAGAATTATTTCCCATGTTGTTGTTTAATGTATCTTGCTCTATTAAGTTTGATCTTTTTATCAACAATTCATTAAATATTGCAATTGTCAAAATAGGTTGCGGTCCAATTTCCAAATTAGGTTGTGGTGTTTGTAATTTCACATATTGATCTAGATCTTCTGCCAATCCCAATTCTGAATTTGAGTATATTTCTTGACTTGATGAAGAAAAGTGATAAGAATTTTCTTCCTTTTTTGTCCAAACCTTATCCGTAGAAGCTGGAGATCTCCATTCATAGTATCCAGGATACGGGTCTGTTGCTAAAGTGTAGTATTGTTTTTGGTAAAAATCAGGAACAGCAGCTGGATCTACCAAAGGATCGGGCACATCAACTCCAAATACAACTGTTTCGTATACTGACACAGGAATATCTTCTGGTCCATAATATAGACAAACTTTTATCAAGTTTGCCATAGCATTCTCAACAATTTTTCTATATCTAATATCAACTAGATTTATTCTGTTTTCTGAGAGTAACTCAACAAAAACTTGTATTACTCTTTCAAATCCATATTTTCTAACCAAAATAGCCAAAGCACCAGTAAAAGAATCTTCTAATACTGAAGAAATACCAGAAGGTAATACTGGTATTTGATTTAAACCAGTTTGCCCACCAGCACCACCACCTCCAAAACCACTACCCATAGACAATATACTAGTCATTTGCATCAATTGTTGATACATTTGTGGTATGACTTGTGCTTTACCTTGAGGATCAATTTGTTTTACTAATTGCGGTAAATCTGTGATACCTTTATCACCAGAAGCAGTTGTTGGTTTGTCTGCATTAGGAGCAAATTTATCTCTGACATCAGAAAGTTCTTTTGAATCGTCTGGCTTAACTGCTGGCGCATCAGCATATTTTACCGAAGCATCAATTTTTGGTTTTTTACCACCAATAGTTTGATTGTTCGGACTTACTCTCTTTTTATTTTTTTCAAAAGCTGGTTTAGGCGCCATTAATTACTATCCTTTTTAGTCCAAGCTGGATTATCAATGCCTGGTTTTTTAATTTTACCGCCAGAATTTTTCTTAGCATCATCAGTATTTGTTCCTACACCGCCATTACTATCTTCATGTCCTTCTGGCATATCACCTCTTGCCAATGATCCTATAACAATAGGATATTGTTTAGCATGATCTTCTTCAGAATATATAATCAAAACTCTAGAACCAACCACTAGACCTGAAGGAGATATTCCTATTCTCGACGTTGCTGGCGAAGTGACTGGATGAAGCACCATGGCCCATGGCAACTCATCATCCTTTACTTGTTGTTCGTCGTTATGTTTATTGTATATTCTAACTTTCACACGTCCTGATTTAGTAGGATCGTCTTCAAAGTTTCTGACTTCTGCTATATGAAATGTCATGCTTGACCTCCTCCACCTTCTTTATAAGAAGCCTTTACAACTCTAACTACCATAGTGCAATGAGGTGGTTCAGCTGCTATTCTATATTTTGTTCTAATAGCAACAACCAAAAACTTACCATTCATTTGTTTTTCGCCACCTTCCCAATCACTGTTTGCTTTTGTGGGAATATCAAGCTCTATCATTTCTCCTAATTTGATATCAGGGTTATAATAAGTTTCAAACTCTGCAGAATTTTGGGCCAGATGAGATAAAAAAGCTGCTCGTTTAGTCATAGCTGAAGCAGTTTCATGTTTTTCTTTATTGTTTGCCTTATCATGCACATAATGAGTTGGTACGCCTTTATCAACATATGAAGGCGAACTGTTATAAACTGGATCTCTATCTGCAAATTTAAATTTGTTATTGCTTTTTGGTTGGTTTACAGCCACAACTTTATGCGTAGTATAATCAAAAGTATATTCTGAAGATTTATCTAACGCTCTTGGACCACTATCAAAAGACTTTGATGGTTTGAACCACATAACAGAATTTTGTCTTTCTTGTCTATTATTGAGTTCAAAATTCAAATTAGTGGTTTGTTTTAATTTTACTTTTGAAGAGCCTTCAAATAGTTCTTCGAAAGTTTTAAAGTGATACTCATATTCACCACCAGATTGACCTGATTTCTGAAATAACACAAAACAAGAGGATTCATATTTGTCCGAAACATGCTCAGTGCTTATTTGTTTATAAGCATCTAGAGGATGAGACTTAGGAATTATCAATCTTCTTTTTTTGGTCTTACCAGCATTGAATTGTTTTTTAGATTTGAATCCCTTTTCAACTATATGTTTTACTGCTTCAGAAGTTTCTTGATTGAAACTTTTTTCAACATAGTTACCTTGAGCGTTTAAAAACTCTGGCGAAACGCATCTAATGTCATATTGTTTGTGATGTCCAGAACCAACGTTATTCAAAGATTGATCGTTCAAATCTTTGTTGTGAAACATTTTCATCTTTAATTTATGTCCGCCACCAATTCCTGCTATAGAATTGTCGCCAGAAAAATTTATCTCAACATCCTGGTCGTATGAACCATTTAATTTTGTTTTGCCCAATTGATCTGTTGGATCGAGAACTCTTATTTCAGCTAATGGTCCATAAGGATTTAGAATATCTTCATAAATGTTGAAACCAACGAGAGAAACCTTTCCCCCTTGGATCAAATCCATTTGTCCAACCTTCAATGAAGAAATTTTAATATCACCAATAGCCATATTATTCTCTCATCAAATCTTTTAGATTATTGACCATGGTTTGTTTGAGGCTACTATCGATAACTCTTACAGATTTATTGAACTCATTTTTTTCATTTTCATGTTCCAAATAAGTAACCGGAGTCCAATAAGAATATTCTTCTTCTGATAGATTATTAGCGACAGAAGTAACAGAAGTGAAAACTGTATTCACTGTGCTTTCTCTTCCGTATATATAACTATTTTCTTTAATTACTACTGTGGCACTTGTGAAAAATGATCCGCTGACATGTTGAACATTTATCATATTGTTTGCAATTGATGCTATTTGTCCTGAGCCAGAATTAATTTCATCAAATACAATATCAACTATTTCGTCCACAATAAAGTTTGTGTTTGACACCTGATAGGAAACCATTTTATTTGTTACTATTTTCCAATCAACCTGTTTTCTCTTATACCCAATAATTTTGTTATTTGGTCCAAAATTTGGTTCCCAATAGTTTTTTAAGGTTTTGGGTAATGAGTTCCAGACTTCTACGTTAATGTCCTCTACATTTGGCCAATCGTTTCTGTAAAACATAATTTTATCAGTAGCATTAACATATGAACCGTATTTTTTGGTGATATACTCTTGGAATTCTTCTGTGTGAAGATACCATTCGTAATATGGATCAACTATTTTATTGCCTAGATACAATATCCAACTTTTAAATGGATCTTGATAATAACGGTAACTTAGTTGATCCGCTCTTTCGTTGGAAGTAATTTCATAAGGATAAAAAGCAAAAGGATCTGTTGAAACTTTTTCTAACAAAGCAACACGCTTTGTAATATCTACGGCATTATTATTGCCGTAATTGATAATTGGGTGTTTGTCGAAATATCTATCTACCATGTCTTACTCTACGTATGTGTCTTTTTTCTGCAATTGAAGTTCTTTTAATTGCATAGTAAGAGTTACAATTGTTGGTGCGCCACTTTTGAAAAACGATGGTCCTGCGCCTGTATAGTCCACCTGAACACCTAGAATAGCACAAGGCTTTAGTTTGAACAAATAATCATCTGGTCTAAATCTGACCATGGCAATATCTGGATATTTCATTAATCCGCCACCAAGAGAACCAGTTGAAGGCAAAGCAGATTTTTTGCATTTGTTGATAATATCCTTCAAATTATCAGAATCTTCTCTTGTATTCGGAGCTAATATCCAACTAAAAGTATATTCTTTGAAATTTGGTCTTTTGAACATCATAAACTGGAATGGATTTACAGATTGTCCAGTAAAAGTTCCAGCCATATCAACACCAGCTGTCAAGCCAGTCATAACACCGCCAAGTCCCTGTGCTACTCTAGCAACTGCACCAGCACCAAATGTGCTAGCTATACCAGCCCCTGCATTTAAAAGCTGTGGTGCTGCTTGTGTTCCTGACCATTCTTCCCAAATAATACTTTCATTATCATTAATTCTTCTTGGAATGGGTAATCTAACTCCTCCACCAAAGGAAAGAGCTCCTAAACCAGTTGCAGTGGCATATTCGTAACTTTGGAAGTTTATTTCGGTATAGTATTCTCTACCATTTGTGATGAGATCCGAAGGGAAGGTCATGCCCGCCCCGCTTCCGATATTTCTTCCCGGTGGTTGTGGAAAATTAGGTACTGCCATGATTCCCTTTTATTATTTGAATAAATATAGTTTATTTATTAGTGATATAGAACATGGCTAAGTATCAAGGTTATTTTAAACCAAGGAATCCTCAAAAATACAAAGGCGATCCAACCAACATTATTTATCGTTCTCGATGGGAATTATTAGTAATGAGTCGATTTGATATTGACCCTAACATAATATGGTGGTCTTCAGAGGAGACTATAATACCATATAGATCGCCAGTTGATAATAGAATACATCGCTATTATGTGGATTTTACTGCAAAAATGAATAAGCCTGGAGGCGGGACTAGAACTGTGCTCATAGAGGTAAAACCCTTCAAGCAAACGCAGCCGCCAACTATTACTGAAAGCAAAAAGAAAAGTCGAAAATATGTTAATGAAGTTATGACTTGGGGTGTAAATTCAGCCAAATGGAAAGCTGCTCGTGAATACTGCAAAGATAGAGGATTTGAATTCATAATAATGACAGAAAACGAACTAGGATTACCGAAAGGTTATTAATGCCAAATACGTTCAATGACCTTCTAAGAGCCTCTGCCCGAGCTTTAGCTGACAAATCTCTTTCAGCTGAGGATTGGTTCAATGATTCTGTCGAAGATTTAAAATCAAATAAGACCAAAGCAGAACCAAACAAATATTTTAAAAAGATGTCATTGCCTCAAATTGGAGGAATGTACCTTTATTTGTATGATCCAAAATACAAAGCCACCCTTCCTTTTTACGATATGTATCCATTAACTATGCCCGTTGAGATGTATATAGACGGATTTTTGGGTATCAACCTACATTATCTTCCGGCATTGGCCAGAGTCAGGTTATTAAACTCTTTAGTAGAATTTACTGACGAAAATAAATATAAAATGAATAAAAGGCTTAGTTTGTCTTATGAAATTTTAAGAGGTTATTCAAACGTCTTTAAAGGCGTTGATGGGTGTATAAAGAGATATCTTTATAGTCATGTTAGAAGTTCGTTTCATGAAGTTGACCCGTCTAATTGGGAAAAGGCTGCTGTGTTGCCAATTCATAGATGGAAAATAAACTCAAATAAAAGATATGCTGGTTCACCACCTTACTAGGGACTAAAATGGCTTTTAACATAAACAAGTTTTCAACTAATATAAGAGATTTCGGATACCTAGATAATAATTCTTTTGAGGTATTTGTTCAAACACCACCAGTTATGACGCAAAACGGTGGTGCTTTGGGCAATCAGGGCACTCCTGTTTCGTTAAAACAAATATCTGAAAATATGTCTTTCAGAGTTGATCAAGTCAGAGCTCCTGGTATTTCTCTTATTTCTTCAGACATCAATCATTACGGTATAGGTCCAACTCAAAAGAAACCAACAAACGCCCAATATCAAGAAACTAATATTTCTATGATTGGTGATCATTTTTGCGAATTTTGGCAATATTGGTATCAATGGACTAGATCTATTTTCCAGTATAGTGGAACTTCTACAGGTCAAGCGCCAACATATACAGCTGAATACAAAGATCAGTATTCATCAACAATAGTAATTGTAATTTACGATCATTATGGAAACTCAATTCAGAAAATTAACTTATTTGAAGCGTTTCCGAGTGCATTAAGAGAAATACCGCTTTCATGGGGTGATGGTAATTTGATGAGAATTAATGTTTCTTTAGCTTATACTGAATATACAATTGAGGGTTCATCAATTTTAAGAACCAGATCGCAACCAGGTGGACTATCAACAGCAAAAGAACGAGAAACTATAGGTGTTGGTGTGGGATCATCACAATCAATATTTTAATCATAATGGAGTTTTAATATGTCATCATTGCCTAAAATTGATTATCCAGTTTATAGAGTAAATGTTCCTTCCTTGAAAAAGGAATTTCAGTTTAGACCTTTCTTAGTTAAAGAAGAAAAACTGTTATTAATGGCTAAAGAAAGTGAACAGGCAACGGATATTCTCTCAGCAATCAAACAAATCATCAATAATTGTTCTATTGATTCTAAATTTGACATTGATAAGCTGGCGCTCTTTGATCTTGAGTATATTTTTCTCAAATTAAGGTCAATTTCAGTGGATAATATCGTAAAAGTTTCATACAAAGATTCTGAAGACGATAAAACATACGATTTTGAGATCGATCTCAATAAAATTGAAGTAAATTTTCCTGAAAAAATTATTAATAACATAAAAATCACCGATAAATCGGGTATTGTTATGAAATATCCTTCTGCAAAACTGTATGACGACAAAGAATTTTTGAGTTTAGAGAAAGATTACATATTTGAGCTCATAGTTCGTTGTATCGATTCAATTTATTATGAAGATCAGATCTATAAAGCAAGCGATTATAAAAAACAGGATCTAGTAGACTTTCTAGAAAACCTCAATATTAAGGTTTTTGAAGAAATTCAGAAGTTTTTACTTAATATTCCTAAGATCGAATATGTAATTAAGTATGAAAATACAGCAGGGACAAAACGAGAGATCGTTTTGAATTCGTTAAACGATTTTTTTACATGGCGCTGAGTCATAATTCGTTGGGTAACTATTTCTCAACGATATTTTCATTGGCCCAGCACCATAAATATTCAATTAGTGATATTGAACACCTTATGCCATTTGAAAGAGATATCTATGTTCAGATGTTAGTTGATTATCTTAAAGAAGTAGAAGAACTCAAAAATAAGAGCAAATAAATGGAACAAGCAGAACTTTCGCAACTCTCAGGCACAATTCGTTCAGCGATGGGAGATTCCGCTGGACAATTCAGAGAAGCTGCGGAAAGAGGAAATGCTAATTTATCTAAGATTATGGGAACTATTGCTGCTGCTATTAAGGCACAGCGACAGGATCTTAATGATCTTCAAAATGTTATGCAGGAAAACGAAAGTGTATCTGAAAGAAATTCTTCTACATTACAAGCAATTCAATCTGAACTTCAAGACATAAATTCTGGCATACATGATATGGCTACTGGCATAAAAAATATGGCCAGAGGAATAGCAAACGTTGATAATAGTATATTTCGCCTAAATCAAGACCTTCAATCTTCAATTGGACAAAGTCTATTACCAGGATTATTAACTGGTCTTAGCGGAACAGCTATGTCCATAGTTAAAGGTATTGGTGCATTGGCTATGGGAGGTTTGGCTTTTGGTGCGGGTAAAACTGCAATGGACTTTATGACTGGAGGTGGTGCTGGCGGCGCTGGTGGAGGTCTCGGCGGCGCTGGTGGCGGAGTCAAACAGGTAAGCAATCCTGTTATGGCAAAGGACATATATAGCTACCTGACTAAAGAAAAAGGTATAGACCACGAACACGCTGTAGGAATGTTAGCTAATATACAAAATGAATCAAAATTTAATTCAGGCGCATATAATCGCAACGACGTTAATGGTCCATCTGGCGGTTTGTTCCAACATCATGATAATTTAAGAACTGGTGAACATAGATTCACTGACATGACTAGAGCAGCTGGACCTGACTGGCAGAAAAATTGGAAAGGGCAAATTGATTACGCTCTGACCGAAGGCGAAATGAAATCTTATTTAAAAACTCCAGTTTCTAGCGGCCAAGAAGCGGCTGCTCAATTTGTTTATAAATTTGAAAAACCAAGAGATCAAGCTGGAGAAGCATCAAAAAGAGCAGGGAATGTTGCAGCTGTAGAAAAAGCGATTGTTGGTGGTGGTGGGGCTGGAGCTACCAAAGGAGCTTCTGAAAGTGGAGCAACTCCACAATCTTCGCCAATGCAATCTAAGTTTGAACAACCACCAGTTTCTTCTGAAGGCGTTTCTAGAGTTGAGAAAATTGGTGGCGAACACGGACATGGTCCCATAAGTGGCGCTGCGGAACATAATCACAATGAAAAAGAAGCTGGTATTGGTAAAATGCCTGCATTGCCTGGAGGCGACATAGTTGCTTTAGGTAGAGCACTACAAGCACAAGGAATAAGAGTTTCAGAACATCCAGCGTTTAATGGCGTTCATCCGGAACAGCATCATCCTGGTTCTGCTCATAACGATGGGTTGGCAATTGATATTAATGCTCCTGGTAGTATAACTGAAGCCAGTGATCCGGTTTGGGGCAAGAGATTTGATGAATTGGCAAAACAAATTCAAGCTGCAGGATATACTGTTCTTTGGAGAACCAAAGGTCACGATAACCATATTCACGCTCAAATAGGTGGCAAAGGTATCAAAGGTGGTCAATCTATAATTGGCGGTCAAACAACTCCCGGATCTGAACCATCAGCAACAACTCCAGGATCAAGTTCTCCGATGATGCCAACAGCAACTCCAGTTGCAATGACACAGGCAATGCCAGGAGCAGCCGCAGGATTAACTCCTGAACAAATGACAATGATGATGACAGGAATGAATCCTATGGCTGCGGCTGCAGCATCAGCAATGATGGGCCAATTACAATCAGCTCAAGACGAAGCTGCAGCAATTGCTCCGCAGCAACAAGCAGAACAGCCACAATCACAACAGTTATCTAGTACACAAATATTAGAACAATTGAGTAGATCTACAGAAAACACTCAAACTCTTAAACAGGCAGCTGTATCAAACCAAGTTCAACAAGAAATTGCGCAACAGGAACCAATATCTGAAATACTTGCTTCTATATTTGGTCAACAATCTGGTTCGTCATCTACAGTTGTCAATAACAACAGCAATGTTAGTGCTGGCGGCTACAATGGCACATATGATGTTGGCTGGCCTGATTGGGCTGAAATGATTGGTGGCAATCATTGGAAAGAAATGAAGAATTACAAAAAGAACATGTGGGGATAATAAAAAAGGGAGCCAAAAGGCTCCCTCTTCATTTTATTCATTAGCAAGCTTCTTAAAGAACTCCAATGACTCATCGTCATCTTCGTCATCACCAGAATACTTCGGCGCATGAGTCGCCTTAAATGCCGGAGCAGAATCTTCTTCCTGCCATGGGACTTCTGTATTCTCAGCAGCCTTACGCTTTGCTGCAGGTGAATCTTCAGCAAGAACCTTGGCCAGACGAGCACGTAGCTCTTCTTCTGACTTGAAGTTCTTAGGATCTAGGAATTCCTTAAGCGAATGCTCACTCTTCCAGATCTGCTCTAGTTCCTTATCGTTATCAGACAGAGGCTCTGGCTTACCAAACTCTGACTTATCGTAATTACGATAACCTTCGACCTGACGAATCTTTAGCTTGAATGGTGCACCTGCCCAAAGATCGAATGGGTTGATTGCTTCCTCGTCAGCAAACTGAGGCTCCATTGCTTCCTTGAGCTTATCAAAGATCTTCTTACCATACTTGTAAAGAAAAACCTTACCCTCATTGGCAGGATTACCTGGATCGCTGATAACATGAATATTGCTGATGAAGTGAAGACGACGCTTCTGCTTACGAGCAATTTCCTTGTTAGCTTCAATACCCGAATTCCAGAGCTTAGAATTATACTCAGAAACTGGATCGTTCTTACCAAGAGTTGTTAGTGAGTTCTCGATATACCATCCGCCCGGACCCTGGAAACCATGATCAAAGATACGAACGAAGGGAACATCCTCGCCAGCTGGCGGAGGGAGGAAACGAATAACAGCATAACCATTACCAGCCTTATCGACTGTTGGCGTCCAGAAGCGATCGTCGGCACCCTTGCCTTCGCCGCCTGATAGCTTATTGAGTTCTGATGTTAGGGATTCGAGAGACTTCTTACCAGAAGCTGCCTTGAGGGACTTAAAATCTACCATGTATATTCTCCGTATAACAGTGTATGACAATTGTATGATGGGTATTTGTATCACCCAACATTATTTAGTATACCCCATATCGCTCATTATGTCAAGCATTACCTGCTTGATTTTCTCAATATCATATTTTATAAATGGAGTATATTTCACAACCTTCAATCGGACTTCTTCCCATATCGGGTCGTATTCAAGTTTAGAGTCCCACTGAGCCATCGCTTTAGTCATTTTAATAAAGACACAGAGAGACTCTAAACTGATCTCGTTGCCAAGATATAACCTCAAAGCAGCAGGATGATGCTGCCCTCCTGATTCTTGTAGGATTTTCTTAAAATCATTTTTGAAATTGTAGGTGAGGGACTGATTACGCTTTTTCCAATTTTGGTATGTTAATTGGGCGGTCTCAGAATATGCAATATCTCGTATCCATAACTTTGGATTATCGCTAAGATTAGCAACAAGAAACTCGTGATAATTCTCATTCTTAGCAAGTTTTTCAAAGAATATCTTATCCTTACGCTTCTCGAAAGAAGTATGTTTCAGACCTGTCTTTCCGTTGTATTTAATGTAGTCGTAATCAGTTTTGGTGAAGTGGTTTTTTAAAGCCACGTATTCTTTATATGCTTCAAAGGCTGACATGTCAAAATACCTAAATAAAGATGTCCGTCACGAGTTGGCGCTCTACGGACTCTACACCTGTTAAAGAGGTCCAGCATGAATATTTATTACGTATACGCATATATCCGAGCATCAGACAACTCCCCATATTATATCGGCAAGGGCAAAGGTCGAAGAGCCTTTAATAAATCTCATAGCGTATCAGTTCCCAAAGACAAATCAAAAATAATATTTCTTGAAACTAATCTAACCAACGTTGGTGCTTGCGCTATTGAACGACGTTTAATACGTTGGTATGGAAGAAAAGATTTAAACAATGGTATTCTCCATAATCGCTCGGATGGTGGCGAAGGACCAGATGGAGCAACCGTCTGGAACAAAGGAAAAACTGGAGTCTACTCAGAAGAAACTATTCAAAAGTTACGATCGAAAGCATCTGGCAAAAAACAATCAAAAGAAACAATCGAAAAAAGAATACAAAAAACAAAAGGCAAAACCAGAAGCGAAGAATTCAAACGACAACAATCCGAAAAAATTAAAGAATGGTGGCGTTTGAAGAAGCAATCTTAGGTTGTTTCTGTGGAGCCATAATCTTTATACGCTTCGAAGGCTGACATTTTATTTCAGGTTCTCCCTCTCTCATATAATTTATGAATTTAAAATAAAGTCCTTTCTCTCGGCCATAAGCCTCGATTTCCCAAGGACATTCCCAATAATCCATCTCTTCGTGGAGGTATTTTTCACCCTGCCATTTGACCATGCGTACTGGCTTCCAAATGTCTTTCATTTCACCTTTAGCATATTGCTTTAGGTGGACCATTTCATGAGCTAAAGCTAGTAATGTTTCTTTCTTGTTAAGAGCTCTATCTACGCCTATAGTAAATTCTCTTTTCTGCTGACTGTCGTCAGTCCAGTCGCAATAAGCGTAGTCTCCGTCGATATGATCCATTTTCTCAAATTGGATAGTCAACTTTAAGTTGTTGTAAAGTTTACCCCCTCCAATGAGATATTTTCCATAAAAATTCGCCGCCTTCTTGACTATTGGCAGGGATATATGTGAGGGTTTACCGATTGTTTTTATGCGCATATTAGCCTCCAACAATGGTTCACCCACTATTTATATCGGCAATCTAGCCCCACGTTTCAGAACATTAAGGTTTTCAGCCTCCAATTGAATCTTAGACTTCATTACTGGGTCTTTTCGTATCCAATACGCCGCAGTCTCTATTTCTAGATTATTTTTCTCGCACCAAAAAACTACGGCGTCAATATATTCAATATTTTTATCTTGACAGAGTTTTTCTACTTCTTCTATGAAGCCTGAATTTTTAAGCATTGTTTTTCATATTCCTTCAATTCGGCTATTCGTCGTTCAAGATATTGTTGTATATGACTATCGTTCAATCTTCGAGCCTTATGTCTGTTCAACTCCTGTTGTAATGACCACATTACCGTGCTAGCATGAGAGTATGCATAAGTCTCTTTGATTGTGTCCATAGAACTAATCCTTGATTGTGATTGTCGTAGATTCACCTTTGGTCATATTGTAAAGAGTGTAAGCGTTATTTGGACTCAACCGAACGCATCCGTGACTAGCAGGTCGACCCAAATTGCCCACGTGAGGGGTAGCATGAATAGCATAACCACCAGAAAAGAATATAGAGTGCGGCATGGGAGCATTGTCATATTTCTTTGAATAATGTATAGGCTGATAAGAATAAGGGCGGAAAGTTCCAGTTGGCGTATAATATCCCTTCCGGGCTGTAGATACTGGCCAACGTTCAATTAACTCTCCATCCTCGTAAATTGTCATTGACTGGCTGCGTTTCGAAACTACTATATCATAGTTTGCTAGAGCAGAGGTAGAGAATAGAACTAATGCAGAGATCAGTAGTTTGTTCATTCTGAATCCTCAATTTGATCGAGCTTTTCTCTTACAAATACAGCAAACTCTGGATCTTCCTTGAGATGCTGCTCTAACTGAGCAGTAGTCATCTGTTCAGACATAAAGCATTCCCAAAGCAATTCATAATTATTCATGATAGATATCCTAGGATAGAACCAACAGGGCCAACAAAAACACCAATACAGCGAAGAATAAACTTAGCGGTTACAGGATTGTCCATTGTATTCCAGATAGCAATAATGTTCATCACCCATCCAACAAAAAAGACAAGCCATATTACAGTTAGAGTAATGTAATATGCTAGGCCATGATCTTCTTCACGATAATTTGCCATAATATATTCTCCAGATTAGCGACCTGACTGTTTACGCCAAATCCATGATGAAAGGTTTAGAAGCGTTTGATGAAATTTGTCTACCAAAGAACTGTTCCAGAACCAATGAAGCTTACGGTTTGACATTTTGTTCTCCGTTAAGAAATGGCGATCCCGGCACGATTCGAACGTGCGACCCACAGATTAGAAGTCTGTTGCTCTATCCAGCTGAGCTACGGGACCATTGTTAGTATTATACGCTGATCCGAATGGAAAAGCAAGTTGTTTATACAAACATTCCAAAAATGCCAGAAAGAACAAAGAACGTAATTGCAGAAGCCAATGTGATCTCAATTACGCCTGTCGCCCAATAACCCAGAATAGCTCCCAGAAATAGACCTGCAACGGCGCAGATATAGACATTAGTACTGAGAGCAAAGTTGAACTCACGCATACCCGTATATTTGTCTTTGTTACTCATAATATATCCTTTCAAAATGAAAATGCGACTGTTCTGTTTCTAGGTCAGTCGCCAACCCAATGAGGATTAAGCTGCTAGAGCGTAACCTTCAAATGATGCATCATTATCGTTTGCATCTACGTTTCGCCTTTGGTCTCCTCGAAGCCTTAATGTAGATAATCGAGCCTATACACCCCCATCATAAACTGACATATGGATTCGTTTTTTTCATAACAGATTTTAATCTACCACGAACCCAATCTTTAGGATAATCCTCTAAAGAGAACTGTCCTTCGGAAACGCCATCATTGAACCAATATCTCTTGTTTCTAATTTTTCTGCCATCTGTTCCTTTTTCATAAGGAGAAGGAACGCCTGATCTTATCCATTTACCAGTGGCAGATTTCTTACCATTTCCCCATCTAATAGCATTGGTTATTGCAGCGCCTTTTTTTGCTCCTTCACGAATTGCTATAAAAGTGCATTCGTCAGAAGTAAGAAGACCTAACAAACCTTTCCAAGCCAATAAATCTTGCCAGTGACCATGTGTTTCATATAAAACTCTATGGGCTTCGGCATGTTCTTCAATAGTAAGTTCTATCAAGTTATTTGGTTCATCTGTTCCGCCTAAATGTTTGGGAACAATATGATGTATGTGTTTCATTTAATCCTCCTGTCAATCATACTTATTTATAATAGACAGGATTTTATCAGTTTATGGTGGAGGTGAGGGGATTCGCACCCCTGTCTTACCAACCTATATGCTAAGTCTCAACGACCTCGGCAAACTTTATTTATTCTTTTGGAATTTCGTTTTCAAATTCTTCAATTAGGGGATGTGGTGGTTCTTTAGTGGCACGGTCTGTTAGAACTGTCCCGTACAATGCACTTACCGACGGTCGCCAACTCAGCGCAGCCAGCAACACCCAGACTAAGACACACCATTGCTATTGCTATATAAACCTTTTTCATTCTTATCCTCCGGATTATAATCGTGCTTTTCAGTTTCATGAAGAGCAACAGAAAACCATTCAGTAGAACCTTCACGTTGATACTGAAGATCCTGCATTGGAACCATTACCATTTCCTTAGTCTGAGGATGAACCATCATCTTAGGAAACATTACCATACGAAAATCTACAATCGGCTTTTTCTTATCAACGCCTCCCGTTGGGAGACTGCTAGCAGCAATTGCACCATCTGGTCCAAGAATACTCATGTCTTTTGTCCTTTTACCTTTTCAAGCAACTGACCTAGATATTCAATCGCTTTATCATTAAATGTAACGTCGTCTAAAACACCAACAACGCAATATTGCTTTGCTGCCATTGCATTTCCATCCGAAGACTTATCGTATTCAATGATAAACAGATGCCGATCTTTGGACATCATAACTTCATTCATCTTATCATTCTTTATACCATTATAAAGAGTAACAAGAGCTTTATCATCAATCATCTTCATAAATTCTTTATTTTCATAACACTTCAATTCTGACTCTGCTGATAAAGCAGAGCCAGTTAACATTGAAGAGATAATCACACCATACATGATATTCTTCATCATCACTTCCTTGTGGTTACTTCCTGAACCTTTTGAGCAACCTTTTGATAATCAATCTTACCAAAATTGGTTGGACGCTTTGGAGGTAGAGGAACTTCAACATACTTTGTAACTGGAGGCGCAATAACGTCGCCAGCAATTGCACTACCACCCATAAGCATGGCAGCGATAGTCGATAAGATAATCTTATTCATCTTATTTCCTTTCGGTATTATTTACGATGTTCTTAAGCAAAGCAACATCGTAATTTGTGATACGAGAAAAAGCATTCAACGCTTCTTCCCTTGATACTCCTTCTTTTTCGAGAAGGAACTTTGCTACGATCTTTATATCATTAAAGTCTTCGTAGAATTCTACATCTTTAGTGTTCATTGAACCACCCTCAACAAAATCGTGTTCTCGTTGATACGATACGCAAGAGGCTTTTCTGTCTTGAGATCATCAAGGACTTTTCGTAGAACAAGTTTACCACCCTCAAGTATGCGCTTGAGAAAATCGTTCGGTTCTTTCCTGCCCACAGAGCGGGAAATAGAACTACTTTCGTCATAGTTCGTAATGCTAGTTCCCTTGACCTGTAGCCCACCACGATCAATCGCTGTAAGCCTCGTAATCGTCTTATACTTTGTATTGAAAGTCCAGAGTTCCATTGCACCGATGATTTTTTCCGGTGACACTGAAGCAATTTTATAAGTTGCATCTTCCTTTTGGAACTTGAGACCCTTGATCTTCTTCTCAACTGATACTGCTCGTGGCTTGCGAGCCGTTCTAACTTTCTTCGTATTTGAAGAATATCTCTCCGCATCTTCGATGAGGGTGTTGTAGAACGAGACGAGTTTCTTGATTTCTGTCTTTTTAAGGTGACGATAACCTTCTTTAAGCTGATCATCTTTTCCCTCATACGCTTCAAGCAATTCGTCGAGCACTGGGGAAAATTTAGCAATGATTGAAGTAGCATAGGCTGCAGGAATATTGTTGCTCTGCAGCCACTCATACATCGAAAACTCTACATTCTCGTAGATGTAATCGTCAATCAATCCTTCAATCTCTCCCAAAATATCATGAGTTTTCTCACGCATACGATCCTGGATAGAAATCCTCGGAGTTTCTGATTCCTCCTTGGGTTCTTCCTTCGCCTTGTCCCACATATTTAGGATCTTAGAACTGAAAAACTGCATCGTAGTTCCCGATGGCTTATGACCACGAGAGATCATACGTGCAATCCAAGCAGCAGTCAAAGGAATATCTACGTCGGAGATCCTCGAAAGCTTCTTGGCTAGGTCTGGCTTACCAGTGTTCTTGAAATATTCCTTTAGATAATCACGAGCATCATTGGCAGTGCACATGTAGTTATACCATGTGAAACACTGACCCTCGTTGACATCCTGGGTCATAAGAGGCTCGTCGCCCAGATATTTCTTGTTCACAATATACTGTTCGGATCGAGAGACCCGAATAGTCTTTGGTTTACGCTTAATGAGTGCTGGGCGACGAGCCATGAATATCTCCTTCAATCGTATACATATTATACTTTATATAAGGGTCAAAGACAACTAAATATTATTGTCCGTCACGAGTTGGGAGCTCTACGGACTCTAACGCTAAGAAGGAGCATCAGCATGGATATTTATGATCCAATCGGTAAAGCATTAGGTCTCGAACCTATCGAATTTAATTATGATATAAAAACCTATTGTCCAGACCAAGAAATTATTCCTTGGAACAAAGGTTTGACAAAAGAAGATCCTTACGTCGCTGAAATAGGCAAAAGAATTTCTCAAGCAAAACAAAATAATCCTACCAAACCTTGGAACAAAGGTTTGACAAAAGAAGATCAACGTGTAAGAGAAAACTCTATAAAGGCAGCTAATACTAAAAAACAGCAGGGGTTTTATAAAGATTGCGGAAAATATCTCCCTAAACTCATAGGAGATAAAAATCATATGAAGTCTTCAGAACATAGAAAACGTATGTCTGAATTAGCTTCTAGAAGATATAAAAAATGGAACGAGGACGGTAGCTGGACTTGGGGCTACCGTCCTCTGTAACTTATGCCGCTTGTTCGGCCATTTCTACTGCAAGCTCAAGAGCCTTAGTCTTGAGACCCTTGTTGTAGCCATACCAAGCCGACTGCATTCGAGTGTCAGCCGTACGACCGAGAACGTGATCGGTCATAAACGTAACAGCGTTAAAAGGCTGCCACCAGCTGCCCTGAGCGAATTCGCTACCAGGCTGAGTGTCGAGAATACCGAGAGCCATATTGGCATTCTTCGAACGCTTACCCTCAACCTTATCTTCCGAAGTAGCACCAGCCAGCGGGAAGATACGCTCGAAGTACTCGACGATCGTTTCAGTCTTGGCCTTCTTCGAACCAAGGAACTGAGCCATCTCCTTATACTTCTGGAGCTTGTCGGTTGCAATGCCAAGCATATCCTTCACGTTAGCAGGGTTAAACTGCTTACGATGGGAAATCTTGACCATACGCTCTACCTTCGAACTGAGCGAGAGCGAGAGCGTATTGTTGCAAACGACTCGGATCGGCGTAAACCGAACGTCAGTAGAGAAACCATACTTGTGGAAATTAGAAAATAGAAGATAAGAGTCAATTTGATCTCCTTTGAAAAGCTCGAAAGATTCCTTGATCTTTGCGAGACCCCAAACGATCTGACCTCCCTTTAGCGAACCAGCGGTATGCATCTCCATATCGCCAGCCATCACAAACTCATTAAAGAAGTCGAACGCCTCTGCATTCTGCACGGGGTTCCAGTCGTCAGAGACAACGTCAAGCATCTTCTTGTCCTTCATACGAACAAGAGCAGACTGACCTGTCTCCATTACACTATCCGGATCGTTTTCATCCAGAATAGCAAAAGTAGGAAACTTCTGGACTTCCCAATTGAGACCAGCAGCTTCCAACATCTGTTCCGGGGTGAGATCCCCGAGAACCTTAACACCAAGACCATGCCACGGAACATCGCCAGCATAAGCCATCTGAGCGACACCATCAACGAATTCGATTTCATGAGCCATTTTACTTCTCCTTCACATCAACCATCATATACATAGTATAGCTCGATATTTTAAAAAAGTCAAGCGATCTTTTTGGCTTCGAGAGAGTCCTGAAAACCCTGATGGAACCCAGCATACCACTCTCGTTCACGATAGTGTTCCGACTGAACTAGCCTCTCGTTGCTCTGATCTACGGAAAGATAATTATAGGGACAATCCTTTATAGACCCTCCCTCTACATAATGCGTTTTACCTTCGAGAAAAAATTGATTAGTATACTGCCATTCATTCATGTCGTTTATCCTTGACTTGAATCCAACAATTTTTAGGGTCATCGTGACACTGGACTTCCATTAAGGTGCCAGAGTCCTTCATCTTCTGTGTTATATATATTGCATCGAAATATGGGATAATCAAATATCCGCACATGAGCAATAATTCTAACCAAATTCTTTTTTTCTCAGTCATGATGAGAACGAGTAATATGCATCAATAATCTTTTGAAGTGGTCGCTCAAGACTATCATAATGTTCTTTATCTAAAATACCGCAAAGAATATCTTGATAATCTTCTGGTTCAAGAAACTGTTTTAGAATGTTTTGATATTGTTGACGAGTTTTTGGCTCTTCTACAGGAACACCCATTACATTAGGTACATCGTATTGCTTCATTTCTTCGGCAATACTACGTGCAATGATAGTCTTTGCCTTACTGACAAAGTCTTTCATAGTTTCTAACTCTAACTGCTTTTTGGTTTTAGGAAAAGGTATAACTTCAGCGCTCACGACTCATATCCCTTGGAACACATTTCACTTTGACATAAAAGATATCGCCTTGCCTCGGAGCAAGAGCACTCTTTGCTATTCTTTCATAGCCTTCTTTTGCACAACTCATTGGAGTGTTTTGTATTTCTCCCATGATAATTGTTGTATCTCGACCACCTTCTTTACATTCAAAATCGGAAAGCATAGAATTACAAATTAATATGACTGGTATATATTGAATCATCCCTGACAACGTATACCAAATTTAGCTTCAGCCCCCATTACTTTACCATGTAGAGGACCAATCTTACATGCTTTAGATTCAATTTCTACATGTTGCTCGGTACACATTCCCGCAATGCACATATAGACAATAGCTGCAACGAGTTTCATTTTCGCTCCTTATACAAAAAAGGCATGCCAATTATGATATAGAAACCAACCAGCCAATAGAGCAAAAGCTGCTCGAGGCTGAAAGGTGCCCACTAGTAGTAAAACAACTACAACAAGCTTTGGGTCAAAAAACATATTATATCCTTTATGCTGCCTTCTTAACCTCAACAAAATGTTTCTTGAGATTGTCAGAAGCTTTGTTTAAAATTTCTCCAGAAACGCCAATACGAATAAGATTAGACAACTCAATAATTTCTTCTTCTGAAATATCATTGGCTGGCTTAAACTCGAACAAATTAGACTGATTATATTTTTTAGTTGCCTTTGCCATACGAGTTCCTTTTAAATCTTTTGTAGGGTTGAATTCGTTTCTATAATTTCCATCTCACTGAGGGGTACGTATTCATTTGAATTTAGGCTAGAAAAAATCTGTTTAGCTGATTCTGCTTCTTCTATTGAAGAATAGAAACCAAGAACCAAACCCTTTTTCTTATGCATTAAAACATAATAATGAGCGTTTGTCATTTACTATTCCTTATGTTTAAGATTGAGTTTTATACATAACATATGATGCGGAAAACCCTAATAGAGAAATTAGAGCACACATAAAATTTACAGTAGGATAATCTGCAACATACATTAGCAATGCATTACACAATACAAAGAAACCATTAATCCACATCATCCAAAGATGGAACTTTTTACTAAAAATAAAATCACTCATTATATAGGCTTTCGCTGTTTAAAGAGACGGTCTACTTATTTACACTCCGAAGAAACTCCAGATACTTAGAAAGAGAAATATACCCATGGATCATAAGCATTTCCATAGCAGCGATCTTAGCTTCAATCTTTTCGTTATCAGTCATAGCTTAATCCAATCTCTACGTTTCTTTAGTTTATTCACTTTAACCTTAATATACCCTCTATTCATACAGAAGGCAATAAGTTCAGTTACGTTCGAAGGAACCTTCTTCGAAATCTCCAAAGAAGCGGTTTGACAAACAGCCAAACCGTCCGAAATAGTTACCGGATCCTCCGACACGAATTCGTATTCTCTGGTATCCTCAAAGGAGATCATAGCGATTCAAGACCACGTTTATGGCATTCATCGACACAAGCCCAGTATTCCTTTTCATTGGCTCCACGAGCAGCAGCCTCTTGATTCCAATTACCTTCAGCAGCCATATAATACATATGCTGGCGCCAGAGACGATCCATTTCCTCGGTTAGTTGTTTATCAGTAAGCGTAGTAAAATCAGTCATGCCATTCTCCATCATCACATTCATAGAACACTCGCCCAAAATAAGTTTTGGGCATCACCATTTTAAGAGATACGTCATATTCCATGACGGTGCGATCGGGATTTCGATGAATAACCTTACAATGTTGATCAAGCCATTCCTGCCGATCACCGCCAATGGTAATGACAAAAGTCATTATTATTGCAATAGCTATCGCTCCAATAACGATAACTACTAACTCTCTATCCATTACTCATACCCTTGACGAGTTTCTGCCCATATTCAATACGATCACGGATGGCCTGTAGCTTACGCTTATGACCGTCCCCAGCAGTATAGTGTTCGGCCAGAGTTTCATATGCACCACAGACAGCAGCATTGTGTAGAACATCTTCTGCAAGATATTCATAACGTGCTGGATCTCGAGCCATTTTATTACTATCTTCAACAAACGAATAGTAACAGGCTTCATATCCTTCATAGAGCATCTGAAGGAAGGCATCATCATAGGCTTCATAATTTAATTCTAAAGATAGTTTCATCACTTATAGATCTCCTCTAGTACACGTTCAAGAAAGCGAATAGGTTCTGAGTCATAGGCACCATATTTACTAAACTTCTTCATAATATCATGCATACCACTAAGAGTCTCTTGTATGGTATAGCCATTATTGACATAGTCTTCTAGTTCATTGTTCAGTCTATTTGCTATGGACTCAATTTCATCCCGAGGGAAAGACATTGTAAACAGTTCCCACTGATCGGCTGAGAAGTCAGCCTTAATGGTAGGAGACTTTATGATTGTAAGATTGTGCATCACTTATCCTCCGTCCATCGCTTTCCACAATCAGGACATTCATATTCAAACCATTGACGATCCATAGAGGGATCATAATTCCCGCTGGAAGACTTATAGGTCTTAGTAGCATTTATATGGGGACAAAGTTGCTGCAGGCTATTAAGATCAGACTCAAGATCCGATATCTGTGCTTCAATCTCAATACGATCTGCACGAATGCCCTTACATAATAGTTGGTCCTTTGTCATTATGATCTCTCGATCTTATCAATGCGACGTCGCATTGACGATCGATCGATCTTATCAATGATTCCCTGCAGAAATTCGATCTCTTCTCGAACTGCATTCAATTCGCCGTCATTAAGTCCCCCATCATAGGGGTCAAATGCAACGTGCTTCTTGAGACGTTCTGCATATTCCTTGGCTTCCTGCAGTCGGGTATAAAGATCTTCTCTGATCTCAATCCACCGATCCGTGGTGTCTCGTGAATAGAATTCCATTTAGTCCTCCAGTGTTCCCGGAACAATCCAATAAGAGTGATCGGTGCTCTCATCATAGGGAGCCATATCCTGTTCGGTGAAATAAAAGGCATGACCAAACATGCCAGGACAGATATACACCGACTGCCAATAAACGACAATCATCTTAGTCCTCCAACGTCCCGGGAACTGCCCAGTAGGAGATATCAGCTTCGTCGCAGATGCACTCGCTAAGATAACGAATGAACGAGATATTTCGAGTGTTGTCATACCAATACGAATAAAAGACTGTCATCTCACTTCTCCTCAACCATAGAATAATTATACCACTCTTTTGATAAGAAGTCAAGCTCGAATTTTTCGCATGCGACGATTAACTCGATTAATGAAAAAAGGATAAGTCCCTGCATAAAAATCATCATATGGTCGAAGCCATGCATGATCTCTGTCTCTACGATAGATTATGATGGATCCCTTACGGTAATAGCTATGGAATAACATTTTCTCAGTTCTCCAAAATGTGCTTAGATTCGATCTGCATCTTACCCTGCATTGAAAGAAGAACAAACGATAGAAGTTACAGAACCTTCCTTTGCTTCGCCCAGATATTCTACCTGAACAAATTCTGGAGAAGTCCACGATAACGTACCATAATTTGCTTTCACATACGTATCGACAACCCGACCATCTGCCTTATAGCACCACTTCTCATCCGACTCACGCCAGAAATATGGACATTCTCCATACCAATAAGGATGAATAAGACGAGCCTCATCCTCTGACTCTGCAATGACTACGGCAGAATCATAGGTATCATAATCACGGTTTTCTTCCTGAGAAATTTTATAAAGTTTCATCTTCCTCTCCAAAAAATTCGTCTTCTCCAAAGGGATCGTCCATACCATAATCAATCCAGAACTGCTTTACATCGTCCTCAGACATATACATAAGGAGCGATGCAATAAGGTCTCGTGCAGCTTGATCAAGACGACCATAGAGTCCGTCATCCACCAGATCTAGGATCTTATTCGTATAGGTCCGCATTTCTCCCTCCATCATATCACTATGATACCACTCTTTTGATAAGAAGTCAAGCTCGAACTTTAAAAGTCAAAAAATTTTGTTGCGGATTTTTTTAAAATCCATTCGGTAAAGTCAGTGTGACCTTTTGAGGTGTGTGGTTGACCTTTTGGGCATGTCGGGGTGTGTGGAGATAATACTAGGCTCCGGGTCCCCCGCACGAACATCAACCGATTTTCTAAAGGTGCGACTCACTTACGCCAACGTCGCCGGTAGCGCACCATGTCCACATACAACTCGATCCAGATGCCATATGCGAAACCAAGCGTGAACAGAGCCACACAATCTCCAATCAGCTTCCAATCCATCTTCGTCTCCTAGTGATCCGTATTAAACCCTTCATACCCATCATACCACCAATACTTGCCCAAGTCAAGCAGAGTTTTCTCGGTGGCGATACCTTTCCTCTGACAATCCATCAGTGTCCGCCAGAGGAGATAATGAGAGAGATGATCCGCCATTACCACTCTCTATACTGTCGAGCTCGAGCCTGACGATACTCATCCAGACACCATTGGTCTAGCTCTCGTACCTCTAGGTCGTAGGTCTGTTGGTCAATGATACCACGGCTGAGCTCTCGGTCGAGCCTGTCCATGGTCCGTTCGGCGATACGTTCGATTTGGTCCTCGGTCATTCTCAGCGCTCCAATACGACAGACCACTTACCGTCTGCCCACTGCTTAGTCTTGACAATACGGTATCCAGCGTGCACCCAAGCTCTCGCTGTCCGACAAACGTAGCTGTAAGATCCGGATATAACCTTCTTCGGCTTCTCTGTCATTTAATCCTCCAACGTTCCAGGAACAATCCACCATGAGCGATCTTGAATATCATCCACGGGATACATATCCTGCTCGCTATCGTATTGAGCAATAGACCATGCACCAACTTGATATATTGATCGACGTTGCCAATAAACGATAACCATCACACTTCCTCC